CGCGGGGGCCCCAGGGGCCCGGTAATTTTTGCCTGGGGGGTCAGGGGGGGCGGAGCCCCCCAAAATTGACATTTTTTTCCATATTTTTTGAACACATAAATGATGACAGACATTCCCGTAAATAATGTTAATGATGACACCTTACCGTTCGACACCCGTGTTATTATTTTGAGAGAAAAAATGCTCAACACCCGCAAACGTGAACTCTCTGCCGTGTACACCCTTCTGTTAATCGGATCAATCCCCTTCATTGTGTGTGATCTGTATTACGGATTACATGACAACACTTGTGTCAATGAACACATTCCGATGAAGATTACATTGTCCACATATTTGATCGTAAGTGGATCCTTGTCCTTACTGGTACTTGGAATCGAAAGTGTATTCATGCTGATGATCTTTGATTTTGATACCACACAGGATACTGCATGTATCGAATCTATTGCTTTTTACAGAGAAAATTTTATTGGATTATGTAATTTATTCAAATTCGCTTGGACCATCACAGGTGCGGTTGCTTTTTGGAAATACACCGACATTAGTTCTTGTTCCGACGAAGTTTCGGGATATTTATTCGCACAATTGATCATATATTTCGTATCCATTTGCTGTATGGCACAGGCGGCAGCAGCAGCCCAAAAAGGATAATTTTCGGAAATTATCCTTTTTTTGTTTTTCGTGAAACAAATTAAACAAAACCTGTGGTGATGTGTTATATGATACCCCGAATTATTCACCAATTATGGATCGGTCCTCATCCAGCACCACATGATTTAATGTCAACTTGGAAAGAAAAACACCCCACGTGGATTTACATTTTTTGGAACGAGACAAATCTCTGTTATTTGCCAACAGATTGGAATGACCAAATTGACGCCACTGCCGAATGGAACGGAAAAGCGGACATTTATCGCTGGATTATTCTGTACCATTACGGAGGCGTTTTTGTCGACGCCGACTCCATTTGTTTAGAATCTTTCCCCGATTCTTGGCTCGCGGCGACTGACTACACAGGTTTTGCGGGCTATGAAAACGAATCCTGTCGTAAAGGCCTCATCGCAACCGGCACCATGGGATTCATACCGAGACATTCTATTTGTGACAACATTTTGAAAAAAATAAAAACATTCACGCCCGATTATTTGAGACAATACCGTGCGTGGGTAACTCTTGGTCCTGCTCTTCTTACGGACACTCTTCCGTCTTCGACGGAAGCAACGGAGTTGACTGTTTGCTCGGCGGCGACCGACTCCGACTGTTTGCAGAGCAAACAAGGAAGCCGCCTTGCGGCGACCGACTCTTTCCACATATTCCCCAGTTATTTTTTCTTGCCTGTCCATTTCACCGGCGAAACCCATTGGGGACACCAACGTGCCTACGCGTACCAATATTGGGCAACCGCGCACCAACAGTGTGATTCTCTCGCAAAAGAAGAAAAACCCGTGTTGTGCCCAACCGAAGGTGTTTCCGTATTGGTGTCATCGTTCAACACATCTTCTGAGCATGTTCAGGAATGTTTAGAATCGATTCGGGAACAGATCGGCAATTTTCAGATACAATTAGTGTGGGTCAATGACGGCAGCGACAACAGTGCCGAATTACGGCAACAACTCAAAACGTGGTTAGACACCACACGTTGGATTGATTTGACGTGGATTTCTCTCAAAGAGAACAAAGGGACCCGAGTTGCGTTGAATTTAGGATTGGTTCGATGTAAATATGAATTGATTGTGAAGATGGATTCAGACGACATCATGGTTCCGCTGCGAATTCATAAACAAATCGAATTCATGAAACAAAATGAAGACTGTGTGATGACGGGTGGGCAAATTCAGACATTTGGTGGCTCAGACTCGAACGCGCAAACAACCACATCTCATGCGGCAAAATGGACATGGGAAGATTTTTTAAAACACCGCCCCCATTGGTTCATGAATCATCCGACTTTGTGTTTTCGGAAAAAGGCGATTATGAAATTGGGAGGATATCCTTTGGACGATGAAAACCCGAGCGTGAGAGAAGATTTTGATTTAGAAATATTGTGTTTAAAAAATTACGGGTTCGTTTTAAATTTAGAAGAAATTTTGGTGTTGTATCGGATCCACGAAAAACAATTGACGTGGAAATTTTAAATCTCATGAAAAGATATATAATGGCGGCAACAAAACGCAGATCATCCCAAAAAAAGTCTTCACGACGCAAGTCAACTTCACGTAAATCCACTTCCCGCAAATCTACTTCACGTAAATCCAGTTCACGTAAAACCAGTTCACGTAAAACCAGTTCTTCTGGGCGATGTAAAAAAGGATTTCGTCGAGATGAAAATGGCGCGTGTGTGTACGACATTCAAGAAAAAGGCAAGGTGGGGCCTGGTGACTATGCAAGTTACGGCAACAAACGATTCGTTTATGCAGATAAACATCTCGTGAGTGCAAGATGTCCCCCTGGAACTCACAGAAATCAAGACAACGGCATTTGTGAAAGTGATTTCGACGCGGAACAAAATGCTCGGCAATTATCGGCCATCAAAAAGAATCAAAAGTTTGAACACAAAATTGATCCCAACGCTCCGATGAGAGATGCGAATCGCGAAAAACGTTTGACTTCAATTTTGGCAGATAATGCTGATGATGATGCAATGGGAGTGTACAAGTGGGATTCAGGAATTCGTCAATGGGGAAATTCAATTGAGTAAGTGTCGCCGCCTTCCGATAAAATGGCACGACCAATGATGCTAGGATTCACCACATTGTTCACTATATCTTCGGTTTTATAGACATTCATTTCACTGTCTATAAAATATAAAATGCCTCTGTAGTCAATCGTCCGAACCGAACTTTGGTTTTTTGAATTTTTAGAACTTGATTTTCGTTTTGTCATGTGGAGTGGTGATCTTATTTATCTGTCACTACAGAATCAATTTTGGGTTTTTGTTTTTTCGAAACTCGAACAATTTTTTCTTTCACTGTTGTCTGGCGATTTTCTAAGAGAAACTGATAAATTTCGTCGGCCTTTGTCGGGTCACAACATTGTGCCAACATTTCGTTTAAGACTTTATTCGTCAGAGGTTTTTTCACCACATTTTTTCTATATTTTAAATATTCTGTCTGAGTTGTGATGCAATCACTCTGGTTTTTGTTCATTAAATCCATGATGGTTTCTGTGCGATTTTTGTGTTGTATTTTTCGCAACGCCAATGCATGTTGCATTTCTCGTATTTCATTGTCTTCTGTGATCCACTGTTTAATCGATTGTTTAAATGATTCCGCGGCTGTCGGTTCGCTGTTTGCGAGGGGAGGAGGGGGAGTCAACGTCAACAACTCCGTTGCTTCCGTCTTCGACGGAAGAGTCACCACATGTTCTGTTCTTGAACCAGCGAGAGAATTAAAAAAACCCTGTTGTGGTTGGTCGACGCGGAGCGACGACTGTTCTGAAAGATTCTCTCCCGTTCCCCCCACTTTTGTCGTCGACAAAAGATTCTCTCCCGTTCCCGCTTTTGTCGTCGACAAAAGATTCTCTCGCTTGTGTTCGTTGTAAGAATAATAAGACGGACGTTGAGAGTTCATATTAATAAGTTAAAATATGAAATGATTTTATATGATGTTTTCGAAACTAAGGACGTACACAACAACACCTCCTGTTGCCGCCCCCGCCACCGTTCCCCTCCCTCCCCCTGAACAAACTCCGTCAACTGCTCCATTTATGCAAATGAAATGGATGCCACCGACTCCACGATTTTTATCCGCAAAATCATCAGCGACGCCTACTTTCCCCAAAGAAGACCACAAAATGCTTTGGGGGGAACCGGTGTGGTTCTTTTTCCACACATTGTCCCATAAATTAAAAGAAGACTCTTTCGATTTGGCGAAAGACGGATTTTTAAATATTTGTTTTGTGATTTGCCAAAATTTACCGTGCCCAACTTGTGCCGAACATGCCAAAAAATACATGGAAAGAATAAATTTCAACGCCGTTCAGAGCAAAGAACAATTGAAAACATTGTTCTTCGAATTTCACAACATGGTGAATTCAAGAAAGGGATATCCTATTTTTGAACGAGACAAATTAGACGACAAATATGAATTAGCGAACACCATCAACATGATCCGAAATTTCGAAATTCATTTTAAAGGGTCCTATACAACGATGCACGACATCAGTAACCATTTTTTTCGTGACCGTGCATTGGTGATGATTCGCCGATGGTTGAAAGAAAACATTCGACATTTTAATTAACGACCGTCACTCTAAATAATAACCTGTGGTAAATACAAAACACATGTTGTTATTTGGAAAAAGGAAAGGACTTTCGTTGGGAATGATTGTTGGAATTCCGGCGAGTATTCAAAATCGATATATTTCAGGGGCTGGTGTCGGTGCTTGCAATGTTGCAATTCGTCGATTAAAGCAAAGACAAGCTGAATATGGCGTTGAACCTTTCATTGTCATTCAACCTCCCATGATTGTTCCACCCATTGCTCCTGTGATTCTGAATGTATTTGTCGGCAGTTCCATTTGGGTTGAATTTACAAGAGGTTATGTTGGAGCAACTAACTACATGTATTCTTTAGATGGTGGAATTACGTTTCTGACGTTTTCGCCCGTTCAAACAACCAGTCCATTGATTATTTCGGGATTTACGGTTCAGTCTAATTATTCTCTCGTCATTCGTGAAATTACATCCAGTGGACTCGTTATTAATTCAAATGTTGTTCTGATCGCACCGACTGTTGCTTCATCAAGTGTCACATTAAAACAAACTTATCCTTATTTACCAAGTGGCAATTATTCGATTCAACCACTAATAGGTTCCCTCAGTTCTTTTTACGTCAACATGGACACAGATGGTGGTGGTTGGATGTTGATTTACAGAGCCAACACCCCCAAGAGAACGAACAATGTAATTCCTTATGTGGTGAATCAAAGCGTGCCGTTGGGAGGAAAATCGGCCATTAAACGAGTTTCTTATTATTTTTCAAACAACGGTATTTGGGCATGGGTTTCGTTTGATTATCCATCTTCTGGTATGAATCAATATGACGTGCCGACGGGTGGGTCATCTTCCAATGTTTTTGTAAACACCCGAAATTTATACAACATGAATGTGATCAGCAATTCACTGAATGTTACAAATGCAACCAACATCACAGGGTATATACAATGTGCTCCTTCCGATTTTGGTGGATCATCTCTCATTCCGGCAAGGTCTGCTTACGATATTTATAATGTTGGTTATACTACAACACTAGGTTACGGCGCATTTAGTGTGTGGAATGTAGCCACATTGGAGTGTATTTTTGGTTGGAATGGACAAAACGCAGGTGGTGCGGCTGCGAACATGGGTATTGGTAACAATGGCTCACCCAACAAAGATTGGACATTTGTATCTGCGATGCCTGTCAATTTTACGTTTCAAGTGTACGTCCAAATTTAACGTTTTGGTGTCAACAACTAAACAAAAACCTGTGGTTAATACAAGACACATGTTGTTATTTGGAAAAAGGAAAGGACTTTCGTTGGGAATGATTGTCGGAATTCCAGCGAGCATTCAAAATCGATATATTTCAGGGGCTGGTGTCGGTGCTTGCAATGTTGCAATTCGCCGATTAAAGCAAAGACAAGCTGAAATTTCAACCGTTATTCAACCTTCTATTGTCATCATCACACATCCTGCCCCTGTGATATTGTCTGCATTTGTCGGCAGTTCCATTTGGGTTGAATTTACAAGAGGTTATGTTGAAGCAACTAACTACATGTATTCTTTAGATGGTGGAATTACGTTTCTGACGTTTTCGCCTGTTCAGACAACCAGTCCATTGATTATTTCGGGATTTACGGTTCAGTCTAATTATTCTCTCGTCATTCGTGAAATTACATCCAGCGGAATAAGTAGTAATTCAAATGTTGTCCTGATTGCCCCGACTTTTGCTTCGTCAAGTGTCGCGTTAAAACAAACATATTCTTATTTACCAAGTGGCAATTATTCGATTCAACCACTAATAGGTTCTCTCAGTTCTTTTTACGTCAACATGGACACAGATGGTGGTGGTTGGATGTTGATTTACAGAGCCAACTCCCCTATAAGACAAAGTGGTGGTGGAATTCCTTATGTAGTGAATCAAAGCGTGCCGTTGGGAGGAAAATCGGCTATCAAACGAGTTTCTTATTATTTTTCGAACAACGGTATTTGGGCATGGGTTTCGTTTGATTATCCATCTTCTGGTATGAATCAATATGACGTGCCGACGGGTGGGTCATCTTCCAATGTTTTTGTTAACACGAGAAATTTACAAAACATGAATGTGATCAGCAATTCACCGAATGTTACAAATGCAACCAACATCACAGGGTATATACAGTGTGCTCCTTCCGATTTCAATCTATCTCCATCAGGAAAGTACAGTATTTATAATACTGGTTATACCACAGCACCACTTGGATGGGGTAATTTTAGCGTGTGGAATTTATCAACATTGGCTTGTATTTTTGGTTGGGGTCATCACAGAAATGATAACCAACTTTATGCAGACATAGGTTTTGGCAATGGCTCACCCCATCCAGATTGGACTATGTCAAATGTCATGCCTGTCAATTTTACGTTTCAAGTGTACGTCCAAATTTAACGTTTTGTGTCACATTTAAATAATTGTTTCGATGGACGACTACAATAGGTTCTGTTGCTCAGTCCATTAAAATACTGTAATTTAACGGATCCGGTGCTGTCGATAATCCACGCCCACAAAAAACCCGTGAGACCACCCACAACCACAGACAAGACGAGCCCGAGAGGATGACTACACTGATTTCTTGAGTTCCATAAGAAATCGAAAATAATTAAACTTCCTAAAAATACAATGGTTGCGACATTTTGAATCCACAAATTGTTGTTTTTAAAGTCATTGTATTTTGCAATAATGAACACAATGTAAAAAAAGGTATACGCATACACAGCCAAACTCAACGGGATTTGTGAAATCGGTTGACCCCCTTTTCCCAATGAAATCACATGACAAACTGGATTTGGAACTCCGGCGCCCCAACTGTTGACGAAAGTTTCGCCCGTCAACATCGTCGCGAAGCATGCACACAACAACCCCATCAAATAAATAAGCCCTTTGATGTCTTGAGAGAAAATGGAAGCCAACAAAAAATAACTCGGTAAAATGACGGGCATCAATCGAAGCATCAATGTGATCACATTCGTTAAATCTAAATCCATCGGATATGTTATATGTTGCGACATTTTTCGTTCGGCCTAATTCCCAAAATTGAAATAAACTTAAAAACTATTTTCTAACTAACCAGTATGGAACATGAACCGTCATCCCAAATTTTACGACAGAACTCTGTGGTAAATTTATCAGCATTTTTGAAAACACATCAAGCCGACACCGGCGAACAAACTACCCACACAAAGATCCCCGGAAAAAACGCAAATAATGTCACGATTCATGGTGGCAAATGGAATATCCCCGAATCCGATATGCGGCAATTTTACGCTCTTTATTTAGAAGAGTTGAAAATGGGCAACGCTCAATATTTTACAGAAAAACAATTCGACGTGGGTCCCATTTTGGTGGACATTGACATGCGGTTTCCGATTGAAACGACAGAACGAATTTATACACAACAGCATATTTTAGAATTGAAATACATTTATTTGAATTGTCTGAAAGAGATGTTCGATTTTGCGAAACAGTCCCCTTTCCATGTTTTCATTTTTCAGAAGCACCACGTCAACGTGGTTCCGGAAAAACACTACACGAAAGATGGCATTCACATGATCATCGGCATTCATTGCCCGCGGTCCGATCAAATTGAACTGCGCCGACGCGTGTTGATCGAATTGGAAAAAAATGAACTGTGGTGTCAATTGCCCCTGTTGAATCAACGTTTTGACGACGTTGTCGACAAAACCATCGCCACTGGGTCAACCGGCTGGCAATTGTTCGGTTCACAAAAACCCAATCACGAGCCCTATCAATGCACATTTGCATATAAAGTGGCGATGGATGACGCGGATGGCGAATTCGTGATCGATTCCATAAAACCCCCTGTGGTGAACGTCGACACGCTGTTTTTATTATCGGCGCGCAACACCAAACATCCGCATTATTTATATTTGAGAAAATATGAACCTTCCTCGTCGTCTTCCGGAATGAAAAAACCGGCGTCGTCGAGTTTGAGTTCGTCGTCGTCATCTGGCGGGCCGCTGTCTTTGAACACGATGATGGATAAACTGTTGTCAGTGAAAAACGAGGACGAATTCAATGAAATTTTGGAATTCTTCTTGGAAAAAATAAATGTCCTGAATTTCGAATGGAAAGAAATATACGACTATGTGATGATTTTACCAGAGTCTTATTATGGAAGCGGCAGTTACTCAAAATGGACTGGTGTTGGCATGGCTTTGCGCAACATCCACAATGATTTATTTATCGTTTGGGTGGCGCTCAGTCGAAAATGGCGAGACTTCAATTTCAACCAAATCGGCGATTTGTTCAAACATTGGATGTCGTTTCATTTGGAAAATGCACAGGGTAAAACCAGACGGTCTATTATGCATTGGGCAAAAGTCGACAATTTTGAAGAATATACAAAAATTCGACAAAATACGGTGGAATACTACATCAACGATTCTTTGAAAAATCCCAAATCGAGCGATCATGACATCGCGAAAATATTGTATCATTTCTTCAAAGATCAATACATTTGTGTCAGCATTGGCGGCGACATTTGGTATCATTTCCAAAATCATCGCTGGAAAAAAGACGAAAAAGGCACATCTTTGCGAAAAAAGATATCTTCTGAATTAGCCAGCATTTACATGAAAATGATTGAAGAAAAGAAGAAATTAATGATTACCTTGTCCGATGAAGAAAAGGAAAAAATTATTCCCGTGACCAAAAAACTACAGGAAGTCATTTTGAGATTGGGAAGTGCACCCGATAAAGATCGCATCATGAAAGAAGCCAAAGAATTGTTTTATGATTCGGATCAAAAATTCATGAATGACTTGGACACCAATCTCTATTTGTTAGCATTCAACAACGGCGTGTTCGATTTCAAAGCACGCCAATTCCGCGACGGACGTCCGGAAGATTATATCAGCATCACCACAGATTTGGATTTTGTTCCTCTTGATGAACGCAATCCGAGTGAGAGTGTTCGGATTATAATTGAAGAAATTCACGATTTTATGTGCAAATTATTCCCCATCGACGAACTGCGAAATTACATGTGGGAACACTTGGCTTCCGTTCTCATCGGAAATGCGAAACAATTATTTCACATGTACATCGGAATGGGCTCAAACGGCAAATCCGTGTTGATGGATTTGATGACACTTGTTTTGGGAGATTACAAAGGAGACATCCCCATCTCCGTGTTGACGTCACCGCGCGTGAATACCGGTGGAACTCACACCGAATTGGTGGCACTTAAATCAGCGAGATTTGTGGTCTGCCAAGAACCCTCGGAGTGCGAAAAAATAAACGAAGGTCCGATGAAACAATTGACCAGTGGGAAAGACCCCATCAGTTGTCGCGCTCCTTACATGCCAACTATGCTCACATATACACCACAGTTTTCGTTGGTCATGTGTGCCAATGTATTCATGGAAATAAAAAGTCAAGATTATGGAACGTGGAGAAGAATCCGTGTTGTGAAATTCATGGCGAAATTTGATGACAATCCGGTCGATGACGACCCATGTTGTCCATTTCAATTCAAAAAAGAAGAGATGTCCGACAAATTTATTGTTTGGAAGGAAATCTTCATGGCTATGCTCGTGAATCGCGCTGTAGTGAATCAGGGAATTGTCAAAGAATGCAGTATGGTCATGGAAGCCAGCAACCGATATAAAAATGAACAAGATTCCATCGGCACATTCATCATCGATAATGTGGTGCGAGAGAAAAATGGGAAAATTACTCAAAATCAATTGAAAATGGAATTTGAGAGATGGTATAAATCCATGTTTGGCGATTTTGGATGCCCTAAACCCAAAAATGTGTATGATTATTTTGACAAAAAATATCCCACCCGCACCAAACAAATCGTCTATTGGAAAGGCATTTCCATCGTACGACACGACACCGAGGATGCAGATGACAGCGACGACGATGAACCCGATTTCATGGAAATGATCGGCGGGACCGAAAAGTAAAGAAGTCGGGAAGGTTATCCGAGATGTTGAACTACACAATTTGCATAATGATACGAATTGGCCAGTGTGTTGATCCACGTATTGTATTTTATTGAATAAATAAAAGAAGGCGGTGTGATGATTGCCGTTTTTTCTGCGTCGTTGTTCTCTCCCGTTTCAAAAGGGGAAGGATCTTTCTGTGGTTGCATTGACGGCGCAGTTTTAAATCGGATCGTGTACCACCAATACGGCGGAATGTATAACGTCTGTCCTCCTTTCAATTCAAAATCAATAAAAGACAACAGATCATTCTGTGATTCGTCGTCCCAAAGATTCAAGGGAGAGAAAAATTCGAATTCATAATAATCTCTCACGATTTGCAAAATGCTCTTTTCCGAATTTTTTAATGGAAACATTTTTACTTGAATCGGGGAAGAACCCATCGGCACGTACAGAAAATGGCGATCTTCTAAATTAAAGCGAAGAGGTGTTGTGGTATTTGAACCGAACCACACGTCTCTTTGTGTGAACCATGTCCATCGTGGTTGAATAAATCGGTCGAACGAATTGAAATAATTTAATGTTCCGCTTGATTCCAAAAAATCCGTGTTGTTCTCACTCCAATAACAGGTTTGATTTTGAGACAAAGATGCAAAATTGGCGAGGGTCATCATCACAGGTTCGATGGGCCTTTTCTTTTCATATTCGTTGCGATTCTTCACGCAAATTTCGATGTTTCCGAAATCTCGAATCATTTCTTCCGGATGGATCGTATTCAAATGGTGGAACGACGACAACTGGACCGAGAGATCGAACACAAGAGGTTGCTTTATTTTGCATTTTTTGTGGAACTCCTCGTTGTCGGTGTAATCCAATTCATATATTTCCAATTGGGTGCCAGTGCGGTACTGTTCCATCCAATGTAAATATAACAAAATTAATAAAAAAAATGTCACAATTTCTAAAAACATTTATATATATTTTAGAAATTGTTTTATTTCACCGCGGTTGACGCAGTTTTTATTTCAACACATAAGATCCCTGTGGTGAATCTTGCAACAACACGTCCAACAGGTCATTCATACAGTTAAAAACTGTTTGGTCTGGGGATATCAAGGCGGTTTCTTGTAGTAAAGAAACGATCGCAAAGTCTGGATCTGTGTTATATTTTGCGTTGTCAATTTCTTGCATAATTCCATTACATTGTTCATTTGCATGTTGGATTATTTTATTAATGATGACAATTTTTATCGCGGTAAAATTTACAATGTTGTGCGCTTGTTTCGCCGTTACCGTTACTCTATTCAAAACTTCTGTTATTTTAAAATAAATCTGAGAGATTGAGTATAAATTTTTTCCGCACAAAAGATTATCCAACACGTATTTTAGTTTGTGTACATACTTCTCATATTCAAAATCAACTGGATAAATCAAATTACAAAGAAATATTGTCAATGAGTGAAGGCCAATAACTTGGTCAAGTCAGTCAAGTCTGTCAGGGTATTCAATCATGATTAAAATGTTTCTGGTTCTGATTCTACATTCTGCCATGTCTGAACAACATTCATTTGGAAAAATGGTTTTTTTTAATTTACACAACAGTTGTATCTTTTCAATAGATCCCAAAGGGGCAAGTGGTGTCGGCGTTTCCACTACAGTCTCTCGCTTGCGCTCGTTCCTTCCGTCTTCGACCACAGTCTCTCGCTTGCGCTCGTTCCCTTCCACCACAGAATTTTCTTTTGTCTCTTCCATTCGTTGTTTGTGATTTATTTCACCCCGAACAAAAAAATCAATTTTGGGGCTACTTCAACACATAAGATCCCTGTGGTGAATCTTGCGACAACACGTCCAACATTTCGTCGAAATAGTTAAAAACTGGGGGATCGAGTGTTGATATTAAATTATAAATCGTTCTGTAGTGAATTTCATTATTGTTGTTTGTAAAAAGAGGAATGTTGGTACCAAATTTTTCATTGACATGTCTGAACAATCTATTGAACACCAATGTTGATAACAAATCAGAAGGAACATTGTGCAAAATTGTGCCGATGTCTCCCCGGTTTAAAAGTTTCGAAAATTTCAAATAAAGTTGAAAAGGTTTCAACAAAGGGTCTTGTGAATTTGACAACAGTTTGTCTATTATGTTGTTCAAATCATGAAGACAATGTTCATATTCCAGTTGAACTTCTGGCAACTCAGGGTAAACAATGTCATTTAAGAATGCGTTAAAATCGTTTAAATGATTCAAATCGAGAATCAGTATTACTTTGTCTCTAAAATGAGGGTGATTCATGAGTCTGAGAAGTTCAACAATTTTATTTTTATAATCTTGCACATTATAGTTTACTTTGTCTAAACAAACAAAATTTTTTAATTTATACAACAGTTGTATCTTTTCGAGAAATCCCAAAGGAGCCACTGCGCGATTGACTACAGGTTCTTCCATTTGATGAATTTGAAACCCCCAGAACAAAAAAATCAATTTTGGTGAATTTACTTTAACACATAAGATCCCTGTGGTGAATTTACTTTAACACATAAGATCCCTGTGGTGAATCTTGCAACAACACGTCCAACATTTCGTCGAAATAATTTAAAACTTCAGGTGGCTGATTTTGTTTAAAAATTAAATCGTAGCATGTAAACGCATGAATTTCTATGAAGGTGTTGTCGCCACGAAAATGTTTATTCACTTGCTCAATTAATTTTTCAAACATGATGCAAGATAAATTGACATCATGATCGATTTGACTGTTCAAATTACCGGCATTATCATAACGTTCGTAGTGAAAATCTCCTTTTGTAATAAATGCTACGAGTTTTATATACAATTGAAGACGAAACAAATTGGGTTCTCGCGAATTTGCTAATAATTTATCCAAAATTTGGTTAAGTCGATGGACATAAATTTCGTCTTCCGGACGAACCGGAAAAACAATGCCGGAAATAATGTTTATGATTGAACTTAAATTATGATTTGAGAAATCTACTTCTTTATCATAATCAATTAGTAAAATAATTTCATGAAGTTGATTCTTAAAATACTGAAGATATCTAATTTCGGTTTTATCGGTTATCCATAGTTTTCTTATTTTTTTGAAAAGATGCATCTTTTCAAAAAAATTCAAAGGAGCAGCAGGTTCTTCTTTTTGCTCTTCCATTTGTTTGTGATTTTTTCAACAAACAAAATAAATCAATTTTTCGGGGGGTTCGGTCGTCGCGAAGCGACTCTTCCGTCGAAGACGGAAGCAACGGAGTTGACTCCCTTGTTCGCTGTGCGAACTCGCACCCCCCCATAACCCTCTATTTTAATAAATTAAGTTTATGCGATGTGAACACCGCCCCTCAACCTGAGTATTAAATGCAATGTGGCCTCAGATTGGACATTGTAATCGCTAAGAGATCTATCGTCTTCCAATTGCTTGCCTGCGAAAATTAATCTTTGTTGATCTGGCGGAATTCCTTCTTTATCTTGAATTTTTTGCTTCACGTTCACAACAGTGTCTGCTGGTTCCACTTCTAATGTTATTGTTTTGCCGGTGAGAGTTTTCACAAAGATTTGCATGGGGGAGATTATATACCATATCCGATTTCTTTATTTTCTTCTAAATAAAAAAGGTCCCTTCTCTGGTTTATATGAAAAACGATTCAATGTCTCTGTGATTACCAGAATAGGGTGTGGTGTCGTCGTGTTCGTCGAACGAGAGAACGATATCGTCTTCGTCGACAAATTTGCAATTGGCGGCGTAAGGTTTATTCACAAAATGAATTTCTCTCTTCACGCATTCGACCCACACGTTGACACGTTCTTCGAATTCAAACAACTTGAATCTTTGTTCTTCGTCCAGTTTATGGATATTAATTTCATACACATTTTTTTGAATGGCTTTGAGTATACTCCATAAATTTGTGGGTGTTAATCTCTCACGAACGGACAGATCTTCGAACGGAGTTGACAAAGAATTATGTTGTTCTTTGGTAACGTCGGTTTCATCCATCACTACCGCCGCTTCCTGAAGATGATTATTCATCTTCCGGCTTAAATATTCCATTAATTTATCCAATTCGTACAACACATTTGTGTTGTCATGTCGGACGAAAATATTTTTTATTGGATTTTCTGTAATTTCCATAAAACCAAACCACGTGTTGCGAATCGATTCAAAGAACTGATCACCTGTGATTTTAAATGCGGGCGGCAAACGATCTTCGGTCGGCGAACCGTTTTTGGAATTTTTATAATTTTTTCGCTTTCGTCTGTGCTCACTGTCTAAAGGAGGAGAAGCAAAGTTGACCGAACGACCGTGCTGCATGTTGGAAGGGATTTATTTATAATGAGAGAAATTTCTCTCGGATTTGATTCTCAATTTTTGGCCGCTCGCTCCTTCCTCCACTGACGTGGACAACAGTCGCTCACTGGCGTTCGCTCCTTCCTCCACTGACGTGGACAACAGTCGTCGCTTCGCTCCTTCTGTCAACTTCGTTGACAACTAACTTAAACCTAACACCTTCTCTCAAACTACATGAGTTTCCTTGAGTCTGTTGATTTAAATAAAATACTGTGTCGTGAACATGTCGAACATCAAATACGAGAGATATTACTCTCGTTTGAACAAAACAAAAACGACAGTCAATTCAAAAAAGGAATTTACATTTATGGAAGTTCCGGAATCGGAAAAACCGTGTTCGTGAAAAAAATACTTCAATCCATGAACTATGAAATTTTACACTACGACGCCGGAACCATGCGCAACAAAACATTCATTGACAGCATCACATCGAACAACATGTCTTCTTTGTCCATTCAAAGAACCCAAGATGGCCGACACAAATCTATCGCCATCATCATGGATGAGATGGATGGGATGAACAATGGAGACAAGGGCAGCATCAATGCTCTCATTAAACTCATTCGACAGAAAAAGACGAAGAAACAAAAATTGGAATCGAAAACATTAAATCCCATCATCTGCATCGGCAATTATTTTATCGACAAAAAAATAAAAGAACTCATGAAAGTGTGTCACGTCATTGAATTAACTCCGCCCACCGATTCACAAATGTTGCATTTGGTTGAAATGGTTCAAGCAACTTCCCCAACAACTGTTGTGCCAAATTCAATCATACACAATTATGTTGTGAATTATGTGCAACGCGATTTGAGAAAATTAAAATTTCTGATAAAATGGATGTCTTTCAAAAATGACGGAGTTGACTCCCGTCCAGAAGAAACCAGTTCGCCAACAACCACCACACATTTGTTTTGTTTAAAGACAACCAATTTGAATTCATCCCAATTGACCCAAACTTTATTTAAACAAGATTTTTTAATAAAAGATCACATGTTGTTTAACGAGACAGATCGAACCATTATCTCTCTGTTGTGGCATGAGAACATGATCGACGCCATCATGAATTTACAAATGACGACGAAAGAAAAAATAAAATTGTACGTCGAAATGTTGAACCACATTTGTTTTGGTGATTACATTGATCGCATCACATTTCAATACCAAATTTGGAAATTCAACGAAATGACGTCGCTGATCAAAATATTGTTCACATGTTATCTTTACCACAAAATCATCAACGCCCATCCTCGGAAATCGTCTTTGTTTGTCCCCGAAACCGTGCGATTCACAAAAATATTAACGAAATATTCCACCGAATACAACAACCATCTGTTTATTCAACACATGTGTCATCACTTCCAGATGGACAAGCGAGACTTGATTTGTTTTTTTCACGAGTGGAACACGACACACGCGTCTTTGCCTTTTAATGAAAGTGTCTCTCAATTGGAAACACTCATCTACAACGACAACATTAATAAATTGGACATCAAACGGTTTTACAATTATATTTACACGAACATACGACACAAAACATCTGTAGTGGAAGACATCACAGAAGACAGCGATTTTGAAGATGCCGAAATTCCGATTTGGGAATAAAATAAATATATAAACGTGTAGTGTATATATTTATCGCCATGAAACTAATAAGCATTGATGTTGGAACTCGTAATTTGGCATACTGCATAACGCGTGTAGAAGGCGGCGGCGGCTCCCTCGTTTTCTCCGAAAACAGCGGCGCCAAAATATGTATCGAAGATTGGAATGTGATTGATTTAACACAACAGCCTGTAATTCCCTGTTGTTCCATGCCCGTGGGGCGACCGACGGACGAGAGACTTTGCGGCAAAAAATCCGCCTTTTTCAAAAACACAGAATATTTCTGTTGTGTCCATGCGAAGAAACAAAAGACATGGTTGCCCGCTATGAAGATTCCCAAATCGTTGACATCCAAATCCAAATCGGACCTGAAAATGGTGGGAGAGAAATTGTCAATTCTATTCCGAGACGACGTGTCAAAATCACAGATGATCGAAACCATCGAAACGCACACGAAAATGATGTTACAACCTGTAGTGAAACCTCGCGGTCAATGCACATTCTTGGACATGGGATATCATCTTCGCGACGCTTTCGTCAATGTCGCCGGATTGGACGAAATTACGCACGTCAACATCGAAGAACAAATGACATCCAAAATGCGCACATTACAACACATGATTGCCCAATTTTTCATTACACAACTTCCTCACGCCGTTGTCGATTTTGTGCCGGCGTCCCAAAAATTAAAATGGTTGCAAATCGAAAATAAAGAAATGGGACATCGAAACAACAAAAATTATGCACTTCAATATGGGGGACAATGGTTGCAATCATGTGGAACAGACGAATGGAAAACTTTTGTGATAAAACACCAAAAACAGGACGATCTGTATGATGCCCTGTTGCACGCTTTGGGATATTATCATGTGATGGGGGTTTCGTTCGAAAAAGCGAGGGCCGAGGAAACAGCATCGTTTCCGACATTGCCTGTTGTGAAAAAGGCGATTCGAAGGTGCGGAAAATGACTATATAAATAGTGTTATCATATGATAATATGGAAGTTGTCGATTTGAATTTAGAACAAAGTGGTGGCGAAAATAATTCTTCTTTTGATTCGGGTGTCGAACTGTTGATGAATCAAAAGTCAAAATCGTATAAACCCGCCAGAGATGTGCCGATGGTGGACATTGATGATTTAGAAAAACAATTAAACGATTTGTCGCAACCAACCCACTCAAAACGCGAAGAATCGGGATCCATGTTTAGTTGGTTGCCCAAATTTCAGGCACCCACCGACAACGACACCGGATTCTCTTCTTTGGGAGAAGAAACCAAAAAAAACGTCAATCCTTCTTCCTTGGACGACAGTACTTTCCGTGTGAACACCGTTCCGACGGCTTCGTTCAACCGAAGCCTCCAATCCGAATTTGTGGACGAACGAAAATTAAAACAGAAAAAAAGAGTCATGTTGCGAAAATTGGAAACATTGCACAACATCGGGAGAATCAAAACCCCCATCCAAGTCAACATGGATTCTTCGATCGAAGAAGTAGAAGATGAATATAATTATCACATTGAAGATCGTAAAAAAATAGAATGCATCAAAGCCCAAGGTGGGTTTCTCAGAGGTGCCGCCACTTTTTTAGAAATGGGGAACGAAATGTTTGATCCATTTGGGTTGAGGCTCGATGGATTGTCTGCCCAAGTTGAAGACGAAATCGAATCGTATGAAGACATCTTTGGTGAACTCTACGACAAATACAAAAATGCCCAAGTCTACCCCGAATTACATTTATTATTAAAATTATCATTCACTGTGGTGACCGTGAACATTGGCAACCAAGTGATGAAAGGTGGAGGAAATGCCATGTTGGACAGCATGCAAAATCTGTTGAACAGTCAATCTGCCGGTGCGGCACCCAATAATCCCAACCAATTTAGCCATTTGTCGAAGGCCGTGCTGGGATCGGACATCACACCGGCGTCCAACGGGACGTTGCCACCTCCCATTGAAACCAAAAAAATGATTCCACCTCCCCGCCCCGGAATGATGTTCGATTCTCGCCCCGATTTGAAAGAAGCCCTTCAAGAAAAAGGAGTCGAATTGAAAAAACAATCTTTCGTCAATGAACCACAGGAGCGTTCTTCAGTCCGTCCCGACATGAAAGGTCCTCCCGCCCATTTTTTCCACACCGACAACGACTCTTTCATCAGCATCGACGAAGCACGTGAAATCCAAAATTCGCGGGTTCCCAAAACAACAAATAGACCTTCTGTGGTGAACAAGAGAAAATCCGAAAAAAACACGATTTCACTTGATCTTTAATCCTCTTCGGCTACAAGACCTGTGATGTATAAAGTGCAAAAATTCAGCGGGTTCGTGCCCAATTGACAATGAATTTTGAGCGGCATTTCATTGTGCAAAAACAATTGGAGAGTTGGCTGCAATTTTTGTAGTGAATTTGCCGCCAATGATAAGAATTTCAATTGGTATTGAACAGTCAACGATTCAGATTCATTGATGCTGAATTCTTCCAGATCGTCGATTTTCATTTCAACTGTCATTTTATCACCCAATTCAGAATGAAATGTTGTGCATTGGATGGATTCTTCACAACACTCTATTTTTAGCGAACTGCCACCCCATTTCAACATATCACTTATTATTTCGTGAAATATTGATGATTTAATAACAATGGCTGCGATTTCGATGTAAGGCGGAATTGTATTTGTATCTTGGTCTAAATCGACCAATCCCATTTGGAATTCCATTTTGTTCGAATTATCGACAGCGTGATAGGTAATATTGACCGCACCTTCGTCGGGTGCTGATTCCCATTGCATCCCTTGATTTTTTTTTCGCGGTGTCAAAATGGCGTTGATTCGTTTTGTGTGAACACCCAACACCATGGATTGTTCACATGAGTATTTTTCGAACCAATCGTGAGTGAGAGAAATTTCGAAAAACATAACATGACTGTTGTCCATAGACTGGATAGTCAGTTTCTCTCGATTGAACATTAAATTGACTGAATCTGTGAGTTTTTCGAAAAGATTAATAATGACTGCGAATTCTTCGGACTGTTTGGGACTGAATATGATGTTCATGATTGTGTATAGACTTTCCAATCGGGGATTATTTATTTCAATTTTGTTTGCGGTGTTCAAAATTGAAAAATATAAAACTGTTGTGTTTTCTTTCACTCCATGGCAGACCCCAATTGCTCTGTAACCCTTGCACCCCTAATTGAAACAAAAAGAAAACCCAAAGTGCGATTTGATTTCGATTTGTTGGATGACTTTGTTACCGAAAACGAAATCACGTTGTCGATCGACTACACAAATGTTTATTTGAATCGAGAGAAAATAATTGAAGGGTTGTGCGTCAACAACAAGGACGCCACACATCCGTGCCCCAATGCGTTTTCAAAAACGTTTCGATATTTGCTCAAACATGGAGCCTTTTGTGATGGATGCATGTTGGGACTTTCCCAAAAAAAAATTAAACAAACTTGTTTGGCGACGTATGGAGTTGATCATCCACTAAAATCATCTGTGGTGATGGACAAATTAAAACAAACGAATGTGGAAAGATATGGGTTTGAAAATGTGTTTCAAAATGAAGAAATCAAAGAGAAAAGCAAACACACCATAATTGAAAAGTATGGAGTTGAAAATGTAAACCATGTCAAAGAAGTGAGAGATAAAATAAAAACTACATGTTTGTCCAAATATGGTGTTGAGTTTGTGACAAAAATAGAAGGGTTTTTAGAAAAAGGCCGAAAAACAACACAAGAAAGGTATGGAGTTGATCATGCATCTCAATGCCCCGTTCTTAAAGAAAAAAGAATACAAAAATGTTTGGTAAAATATGGAGTTGAACATCCCATGTTGGTTGCCGAAATTGCAGACAAATGTTCGAAAGCGGCATATAAATTAAAAGATTATGTAATGCCGTCTGGTGCGATATTGCAAATTCAAGGATATGAAAATTTTGCTTTGGACCAATTACTGAAATGCATCGACGAAACCGACATTGTGCATGGCTCAACAAATGTTCCAGAAATATGGTATCATGATGACGATGATAAGAGACATCGACATTATGTTGATTTTTACATCCGTTCTCTCAACAAATGCATTGAAGTGAAATCCACATGGACTGCTGAGAAAAAGGAAGACAATATATTTCGTAAGCAAAACGCAGCCAAACAACTGGGTTTTGCTTATGAAATTTGGATATATGATGCGAAAGGATTTCGGGTTGAGTTGATCGACTAAGATAATCCCTTAGGCTGCAAGGTGCAAACCTTGCGTCAGGCCCGTTCCCAGCGAAAATCCTAAACCCTGTTTTGCGCTTACTGCAACTGATGGCAAAAACACATCCAAGACTGCAAAGGTTGCCGCGGCCGTTAAACCGATCACCACAATTTCTTCTACGTTCAGAGATTTTTTTGGGATCGCGTAGGCCGCAATCGCAATGATTAAACCTTCGACTAAGTATTTAATAATTCTTTTTGTGAGTTCACCTAAATCCAATTGTGTTGTCATGAATATAAAATACGCCCATATAAAAAATTCTCTCTCGCTTCTTTCGTCTTCGCCAGAAGAAAAATTCTAAAAACGACATAAACATTTTTTGCGGAATCATTCCATGACCGAAGAGACAAAAGAAGATTTAAGTTTCCAGAAAAAAACCGTGAACGGAAAACCCAATCCTAAATACATCGATTTATTGGACGAAGATCCTAAATTGGTTCGCCAAAAATGGGGATGTTTTTCTTTCATCACTCCTTCTAAAATTCTTAAAAATCGGGAAATGTTTTATTTTGAATCTTTTGTGAAACAATGGGAGACGTCTACCAACATCAACCAATTTGAAAAATTTGTCGGGTTTTTGAGTTTCAAATATAAACTCAAAGTGAATTCTGTGATGGACGATTATATCGGATTCATTACAGAAGAAAAGGCAAAATTAAGTGAGTCCACTATTCGTGACGATTTTGCGAATTATCTCGACAAAAACGAAGAAGCCTTGTTGAAACAATTTAACGAAGAAAACCAATTTCAGACATCGATCTTGGGATTCAAATCACGTGGACATTTTGACACGGAAGAAGAAGCAAAAGCGCATGCGAAGAAACTCCAAAACATGGACATTTATCACAACATATTTGTGGGACCGGTGGGCGTTTGGATTGCATTTGATCCCGAACCCGATAAAACGGGCGACGTGCAATATAGTGAAGAAAAATTAAATCAACTGCATCACGAAAAACAGAAGAACGCGGCCAAGGCTAAAGAAGAATTCGAGGAACGAATTCGATTGTCGAAGAAAAATGCCATCGAAGAAAACATGAAATTGGCAGAAAAAACGAACAACAAATTGACACAAAGTTTGAACGAAGAGGGACAATTGGTCGGTGTCAACAATCTGAGCGAAGTCGGCATGATTGCTCAGTCGTTTGATTCGTAAATTTTTTGCTCATTGTCGTCTTGTTCAAAATCATCGTCGTCTTGTTCAATACCATCGGCAGAAGAACAAAAAGACATGTTGTCATCATCATTATCGTCAGTGGTTTCATCTTCTGGATTTAGGATATTATTCATTTGTTGTTCTTCACCACATGAATTATTTTGTTTTTTTTCCAAATGAATCTGTAATGTTTTTTTTGTGCGTTTCTGGATGTTTTCATCTGAATAACTTTCCTTTAATTTTTGTTGGTTTACTATTTTTTTGGCATTGTTGATCCGTTTTCGTTCTTCTTTGCTTTTTTTGTTGGATTTTTGAATTATTTTTTGTTCAGAAAGACGAATCAATTCTTGTTCATCCACGGTGTTAAAGAAATCAACTAATTCTTCACATTGTTTCATAATAAGATAATTGTTGTAAATTTCTGTTAATTTTTCAACAAAATCGGGATATTCAATTTTCTTTTTCATAAAATTGCATTCACCACAGCAACTGCGAATATTTCCTGTGATGTATCCTTCTTTGTTGTCGAAACGGTCGATGCCATTTCTGTGGGTCGCTGTGTTAGTTTTACCACATAAATAACACGATTCCATGAGAACTACATCGAATTCTTCTTTTGTTACTGTGAAAACTTTATTTCTTTGTTTTGAATTATATTTATAAACATTATAAGTTTTTGAACTGGAATGGTCTGAAAACAACAAATGTTGCAATTGTCCTTGAACCATGTTGAGATGGGTTAACACATGCTCAACGCGTTTTATGAAAATAATGGGGTTTAAACATCCTTTCATCCAATTGCACATGGTGCAACAAGGAACACAATTATTTGTAGTGTATCCTTCATTTGAATTAATGCGGTCTAAACCAACAAATTGTTTGACTGGGTCCATGGTGTTGCAATAAAAACAATTTTGTCGTGCAAGTGCTTCGTATTGTTCAAAGGACAATGACATTTCAAGATTTTTGATGAATGCACTTCGCACATAAATTTGGTATTGCGCTTGAATACTATTTCTCTTTTTTTCATTATTTTGTTTTACTTTTTCGGGATTATTTTTTCGCCAATTAGCACCATGTTCTGCATTCTTTTTTTGGTAATTTTGAACACCTTGGGTTTCAATTCTTTTTTGACGATGACGATTGTAAATCGCAATTCGTTTTTCTGGGTTATCTTCATTCCATTTTTGTTTGTTAATTTTTACTTGAGGATTGTTATGGTATCTTTCTCGTTCTTGTCTAAGACGCTCTTCAGTATCGCGGTTTGCATCTCCTTTTTTGTTTTGGGCACGACATGCTTTGCATGTTTTAGTAATAACTCCTTTTTTAACACCTTGAAAGTCTTCAATGGGCTTTACGTGAGTGCATACAGTGCAAGGTTTTTCTGTGATGGGTCCTTGGGTTTGTTCTTGTGATTCCATTGCTTTTCTACGGGCTGCAGTTTCTCTTTCACGTTCTCTTTTACGACATTTATCACATCGTTTATGGGTATCGTCTAATGATAAACTAACTTTGCATTGAGTGCAAAATTTATGAAGTTTTTGTTCAGTTGAGGGAATGGGGTCCATGAGGTATGGATAAAATAAACATTGAAAAATATATTTCAATTTGGTCGAGTAAACTTTAATTTAAAAAATGTTGTTTAAATTAAAAATTTTTTTGTAATTTGTAAAATAATTATAAAACGATTCCAGCCATGCCGGAATCAATTTGAAAACGCAATTCCCGCCATACCTGATATAACCCGAAAAATATTCTTATTCTTAGCATAAACGCGAACCTTGGCAGTGGCAGTTCCGGAGACAGTGGCAGACGACAAGATGAGTTGCAGAGTGGCATTGTCAATTCTGGAAAAGTTACATGATCCAGAAGGTTGATCATTTTCTGGTTGCAGAGCAAAAGAATACACATTAATACCTGTGTCAGGGTGACGAGTGTGGTGTTGCCATGGTTGAACTACATCAAAGTAAGAACCTTCACGTTCACTGAAACGATCTTGTCCATTCAACATTAATTTGGCAGTCACAACAGGATTTTCTCCCCAACAGTGCATATCAAGAGCAGTTTCAGCCAACACAAATGTTCCTGCATCGGATAATCCTGAACCAGATGGGGGGGTTCCGGATGCAGCGTCGAAAGGTTGGTAGGTCGCAGTTCCATTCCAATCACTGGTGGCGGATAAATTCTGAATATCCACAGCACCGGGCATTTGGAAGAGTCCAGAAGCAGTGATGAAACTGCCGGCACCTGATCCCACAGTGTTGACAGAAGTGGATCCAGTTTCGCCGGGTCCACCAAAGGCATGAATTGCATTTGGAAGAGCGTCGATGGCGTCTGTGTAGTTGAAGGGTTGAGCACCTAATGTTTTGTACAAGAGGGAACCGGCATTCACTGCAGAACAGTAATCGACGTTGGCGTCGGGTTGAACCACCCAAATCAGTTCTGAAACGGGATGATTGAGTTGGACTTTGATTTTGTTGGAAGATGATCCCACAGATTCATCACCCGTGAATTGAATTTGTTCAATCATGTATTCATGGGGATTTTGTGCCATCTTTCGTCTTTCATCCGATTCCAAGAAAATGTAATCGATGTAAAGAGAAGCGGTCACCAAACTCTGTTGGTAGGCTTGGGGAACTGTGACCACACCGGACGCAGTTGGGTTCAAAGTTTTCACGGCCCAGAGACATTCACCAATGGGACGGAAATCAATGTTAATTTTAACTTCGTGAAACTGTACTTCACGTTTACCCCACCTTTCGGTGTATTTGTTGAAATATTCCATATATTTCAGGGAATAGACTTTATCTTAAGCCCTCATCGAAGTGGATTAAACTTCTCAGACCCATAATCATTAAGTCGTTGAACCTTCCTCATGTCCTTATCATAGCGGATTTAGAGGCTTGGCTGCGGATTATCCATTTCAAATAATTTTCATTATCTTCATACGAGGCATTTTTACCATACCTGAGTTCTATTCTCAGCCATTACAATATTTCTATTATAACTTGGTAGCCTGCGTCTTTAGGAACTTCCCGAACAATTTGGTCATGTCGCCGCCGTTGTTAAATTTTTAAATAAATTAACAGCAAGCGACTAGCATCTGTGGATGACTTGCGAACAAGTCATTCTGAGCCACGAACAATTTTTTCCCAAAACAGATCTCAGATGTTTTGGGTTGGATGCTTTTCTGCCCTACAGTTTTCAAGGCAATAAGAGGGAGTGCTAACCCTGGGTTCTTGTTCCACCAAAATTGGAGAGGAATGTAAAGAGTGGTCTCAGGGAGAGCATTTCGGGGGGCACACACTTGACTGGGTCCACCAGAAGCAGCACAAGGACCTGACACATTGGCGAATGTGGGGTCAGTGATGTAAGTCAACTGTGTGGTGTGTCCAATCATTTTGTAGTATCCCTTTTCTTGTTCTTTGGTCATGGTTAATTGATTCCAGATGTGGAGCCAATCACCATATTGACGGTCAATTCGTTGACCTCCCACTTCTACTTCAACTTGAGCAATCAATTGTTCTCCGATGAAGTCTAACCAACGAGCATAAACACCGTCATTGTTGGTGCCGGATGTTGGAACCATGGATTGATTGATTTCGGGAAGAGTCACTTGAAGATAAGTTCTGTATGCCAAATCTCCATTTCGTGACACTGTGCAAGTAACACGTTTTCCAAAATCAGCCTGTCCATTGAATGTTTGTTCAATGGATTCCATGGCAAAATTAGTATGTCGTCGAAATGTTACCTTCCAGTAAGTAATTTCGGGGTTCCCTGTGATTTGTAAATCTTGCTGACCGTAAGCGACTAACTGAACAACTGCTCCACCCATTTATAGAATATTTTAACATAAAAACTTTTACTAAATAAATCGGATTTTTTACACTACAGTTGCGTTTATTTATGTCGATTTATTTTCGCGATTTTTTTGTTCGGGATTTTGGGGGTTAGTTTAGGCAACTTTTCCGACGTGATCATCTCAAGATTTTGGATTTCAAATTCAAACAAAAAAACAAATATGTTGTGAACATATTTGGTTGTTTTTATTTTTTTTATTTTTTTTAAATGGTTGGAATTGCAGTGGGAGTGCGAGTTGGCTTTTTAGATGGATTTCTGCTGGGTATTTGAGAAGGCTTTCTACTAGGTTTAATAGTAGGCTTCCATGATGATACACCCAATGGAGGATACGGATCTGGTGTTGGGTCAAAAGTTGGCGGTGCACTGCTCGGAACAATCGTCGGTACGTTGCTCGGAACAATCGTTGGCACGTCGCTCGGAACAATTGTAGGCACGCCACTGGGAACAATCGTTGGTACGTTGCTCGGAACAATTGTGGGCACGCCACTGGGAACAATTGTGGGGGTGTCGCTTGGAACAATTGTGGGGGTGTCGCTTGGAACAAGCGTCGGTCTGTCGGTTGGTCCGAGAGTGGGTTCACAGTTAGGGCAAAGACCCTGATTGTCAGGGCAATATTGGCATCCATTACACTGGGTAAATCCGTCGGGACAATACACAAATCCGGTTGCTTTGACATTGACAAAGTTGGCAATGCACATGAATGCGATTAAAAGTACTTTCATCATCATTATTACTGCTGGTTGGTTTAAATCCAAACTTAACCGGAAAAAGTAATCAATTTTGAGGCAAACAAAAAACATATTTGGTTGTTTTTATTTTTTTTTTTTAAATGGTTGGAATTGCAGTGGGAGTGCGAGTTGGCTTTTTAGTTGGGTTAATACTGGGTGTTTGAGTTGGCTTTTTTGTGGGTTTAAAAGAAGGCTTCCACGATGATACACCCAATGGAGGAAAGGGATCCGGTGTTGGATCAAGAGTCGGCGCAATCGTCGGGACATCTGTTGACATCACATTGGCAATGCACATGAATGCGATTAAAAACATTTTGATCATCATTATCACTACTGCTGGTTGGTTTAAATCAAATTTAACCGGAAAAAGTAATCAATTTTGGGCAGCCGCGACCGCATTTTGCATTATTTATGATTTCTCCCGTTTCTCCCGAATCATCACTCCACGATACACGCACACAACCACAAGCGTAATCCATGCGTGTGGTTATTTCTTTACCTTCCCGTAAACATTTCTTGCAAAATTTATTTACGGAACATTTAACACAGTAAGAGTCGGTCGCAGCAAGGCGTTTTCTCTCGTGAATATTATCATTTACTTTACGGTAACGTGTTTCCATGGCTTAACATTTTTACTGCAGATTTGTTATTTCAATTTGGTGGGGGCAAAAACAAAAAAAATTTCCGGTCGGCATTTATTTTTGTTTTTTCAAAGGAGGTCCCACCACATTCAACGTTTCTCGTCGAAGTTTTCGGATGTGTCTCTCGTTCTCGACATAACACTGAAGGTCGGTGTCAACGAACGTTTGACAGGAACCATCCAGCATGATAATGTGGTTTACTCCTTTGTTTTTCAAATAATAACAAATCTCACTTAATGAAATTTTTAACTCTTCCTTGCCTTTTACTTCGGCAACACGAACTTTTGGTTTGTATGATGAATCTGGCTCATTGTCATCTCTCGCTCCTTCTGTCACAAATTGACGAATGTCATTATGAATAATTTGCAATAAATCAGGAGAGCATCCACACGTGCATACGGTTTTCATGTTTGCCATAAATATCCGATTTGTTTCGGCGGAGATTGTGGAATCTTTGATTGAAAACTCTTTGTTGGGGAGTTTGCGCAGCGAACCGTCAGTCAAACCATAACGAAATATGTTGTACATCAAATGCCTGTGTTTAATATATTGATTCGCACAAATTTCAAACGTTTTGTCGAGACGGATCTTGGATCGTTGACCTAACACGGCCTGTTTTCCTTTGAACACGAGTGGTCTGGATGAAACTTTTTTTAGTTCTCGAATCAAATCAGTACAGTTTGTGTCGGTTTCATAATTCCAATTTTGTAAAATATGAAGATTATCTCTCACTTGAAGATTGGAAGTCAGATTCGGAATTCCAAAACTGACTTGATCAATTTTTGTGACGGTCAGGTCATTCGGAACGTCAAAGAAAACGACTTCATCATGACTGGATTTCAAGTACGAATGAGTGTTGATGTACAAAACAAGGGTCTCCGGAAATTCCATCACAGGGTTTTTTTTGTTGAATTTTTAAAGTCAACAAAAAAAATCAATTTGCGGGGGGATTAAACTTGAATGATCGACTGTTCGCACAGCGACTGTTCGCGTGAAGAAGGGAGAGAAAACGAGGGAGGTTCTTTTAAATTTTCCTGACAAAACTCATCTACCATCAATTCGATACTGGAATCATCGTCTTCATCGTCCTCGTCACTATTTTCGTAGAAACTAACACTACATAAATTTGTGTCCGAAAATACAGACATGGGACATCTTGCCTCGATGAGAGAAGGTGTGATTATTGCTTTTTTTTGTTTCCGCGTTCTCTTGTCCATATTCCCACCCATCAATTTTAATTTTTTACTGATGTTGTTGGCAGTGTTCATGTCCGAGAGAATAACATCAAAATGATCTGTAATGTAATCCAGAATTTTTTTCTCAATGACCCATTTAAAACAGTTGAGTTGCGCTACCGTGGATTCAATAAACATGTCTGGTTGGCTTTCATCATTACAGGGGATTAATGTTCTTTCGTGCCGGCAAAAGATGTCGAATTTCTTTTTCTTGAAACTTTTTAATTTTAATTTGTATTCTTTGTACACTGAGAATGGTTCCACCGTCCACTGCGTTTCTGCAACAAAAAAAGGCGAACAACCACCTTCAGAGGGAGCGAGCGAGCGACTGCCTTCAGAGGGAGCGAGCGAGCGACCGTCTTCACTGTAGTTGACGACGACACCATTTTGACTATGTAAATAATACGTAATTTTCTTATTTTTGGAATAATTGATGATAAACCAATCGATGATGCGCAGAGAAATATTAGATTGTTTGTTAATAATTGGCATCATAATGTCCATGTTGTGTTTGTCATTTTGGAAAAATTTCAGGAGACTAGTCAATAAAATATTGTTTTGACTTGACATTCTTTTTGAATATCACAACATTATTTGTTTATGTTCCTTCTTTAAATCACCTTGTTGATGTTGTATTTTTTGTTTAATTTATCACAGATGTTCCAATTTGCGCAAAACAAAACCGGACCCATTTCTTTACGACACGTGGGGCATTCATCTTTTTCTAAATAAAGCAAATGGGAATCGACGCAATTTACACAAATCCCGTGATTGCATTTCATCCAAACGTATTCGAGTGGAGATACAAATTCACAACAGACATAACAGTTGCATTGGTCAGCAGCCAAAGTGCCAAATGTGAAATCGATTTGTTTGTGGATGAATCTTTTCAGAAGATCTTCCCGTTCACAAAAATCATTCTGTAGTTCTTTTTTTTCCGAAAACAATTCTTCGTTTTTTGCTGCCAATCTGTTGATCTTTTCATAATTATGTGTTATGGATGCATGAATTTCCGCTATCTTTTTGTCGCACTCTTTTTCCAATTCTTTTTGTTTCACCGAAAAGTGGTGGCAACGTTGCCGATATTGGTCATGATTTTCGATGACTTGAAACAGTTTCATCACACAAATGTCGAACGTCGTCTGGATTGTTTTTCCGGAACAATCGATCTTGTAAAATTTCAAAATGTGTTTCATAAAACACGGATGACGATCTTCTAAAAATTCTTCAACGTCAAATCGTGTCAAACAATTTTCGACAACGTCCCGAATGGCTTCATGCACAAGCGGCTCAATGTCGTGTGCATGCGCTTCGTCAAACAGACGTTGTTCACATTTCACAATGTTGTGTCCTTTGATTTTGCAATATCCGCATTTTCGTGGTATGACTTTGCGTCGGAAAACAACCACTACGTCCTCTTGTTTCAACTCCGTCGCTTCCGTCAAAGACGGAAGAGTGGTTTCTTCGTTTCTCTCAGATTCCATGATTGTGTATACAAAGATTGTGATCCTTTTTTTTGAATCAATTTTACGCCCACCATTTTTTTTCACCACAGTTTTTTGTATTTGTGACATTGGACAATTCAATCAAATTCATCAATTGTTTCTTCCTTCTTTTAATGTCAGCAGGTGTTAAACCAGAACTGTAGTAATCGAGTCGGTCGCCTCGCGGGTCCCACGGTTGCACGTGATAGACATAATATTGATAGGGTGTTTTTTCAATTTCAAAAACTCCGAACGAGACATATTCATAAAATGACCCAGGCACCAATAATAATCCTGATTCATCGGAGTGGTATTTATAAATCGGAATCACTTTTACATTGGGATCAATAAATAAAAAATAAAAACAACAATTCGCCATAAATATTTTGGCGGTGTTGATGTCTGCCGTGATTGACGTGAACGTTTCTTTGATGAAACTTTTTTTCTTCATGTTGTGAACAATGAGAGATGCATCACCTCGGTAAGCGAGGAATGTTTTTTTGAAATGAAAAATTTCTCTCAACGTTTTTTCGAGTTCATTTATTTTGGTTTCGAATGGAATCATTTGATTTTTTGCTTTGAACTCTTCGGAATAGCCCCAAATTTGGATGTCCCCTTTTTTCAATTTGAGAGATTTTACGCTTTTTGCAATCTTTTCAAGTTGGAAAATCAGGTCATTCAATCTGAACACTACAGTCACTATGTCGACCACACCGTTCTTTTTGTTTTCGATATTTTCATTTTTGTCGAAACAAAAAAACAAATCACTGTCGACGGTAAACGATCTGTCGTGAAATTTAAGAAGCATGTAGTTATTTATGATTTCAAAAATATTGGAAGTCCATATTTTAATCAGTGTCATTATTTCAAGTTTCATTTATAATATGCACATATTAACTCTTCCGTCCGAAGGGTGACCCCCAAAAAAAAATTGAATTTTTATTGTGCGGTATTAAAATATACATACACACGTGGTCATGGAATCCAGATTAATTTTAGATATTCAAAACGAAAATGGAATTTACTCGGGAATATTAAAAGTGATTGTGGATAAAAAGTTGTTGTCTTCTCTCCCATTACACATTCGCATTTTTGTGGACCCAAATTATCTCGGCGATTGGAAAGAGACCCTCTTGAAATGGCATCCTCTTTTGCGAAAACATAAATATTATTTGTCGGTGATGGTCCAAAACCAATATGTGATGTTCCGAAAAGCATGTCCTCAACTTTCAGATTTAAACGACATGTCGTCTGTCATTCACAACGTGGATGAAGGAATGGCTGTGCCCGAAGAATTTGTTCACAATGTCATGTTCATCGAAGACCCCCACACTTTTTACAACACGTCCACTGTTCAACAAATTCAGAAATCCACTTCCATTGTTTCCTGCATTTCTCACCACACATTTTTAAATGGTCATCAGATCCGCAACAAAGCCGGCATTGCTTATTTTAATGTGTCGGCATTCGCGGACATCATTTCTTTCATCACGACAAAAATTATTAAATGTGTAAAATTCCAGTGGGATTACATGGAAGTTTACAATGAATCGGAAAACAAATGGAAAACTCAAGATTCGTTTTATCATCTTCCGATGTCTAAAACCAATTTGTTTTACGTGAGGACATTCACACCGGAGTTGGTCATAAATTCTACCATATCTCTCGAAATCGTTTCTTCACAACACTGTTTGAATGTGTTGGTCTATTATGATTCTGCCAATTCGGAAGAATTGAAACAACATATTTTATATCAACAGGCATTAGAATGCTACTACGCAGCAAAACACACCTGTTGTGAACCGTCGGAATCCATGATCGAATCCATTCGTTGGATGTTGAATAAACTGTCTGCAGCCACTGCGACTAAACATTCGGCAGCCACTGCGACTAAACGTTCGGCGCTTATTTCAAAAAACATCAAAAAAGAATTGGACCGGTTGACACAAAACACAAATTCAACACCCTGTAGTCCTCTTAAATTAAAAAAGACGAAATGGCACGGAGGTGACGATTCACCGTCTGTTGTGTTCTGAAATTTTTAAAAATGAGGTTTCCCCATTAATGCGGCTGAGCCGCATTTTTAAAAATGCAACCGAAGGTTTCATTAATGCGGCAAAGCCGCATTTTTGGAAAAAAAGAACAGAATGATTTTTTATTCATTCTGTCTTTTTCTCTTGCGTTTTGGTTTTTCTTTCAAATTCACCAAAATGTCGATGATTTTTACTTGATTCTCGAGCAAGATGAGTCGTGTCATGTTGGTTGACCAAATTTTATTCCATTCGTCGTTCATCACCCATTTTAAATCATTCCAAGTGTCGGGATGACGTTCTACGGTTCGCCAGAACACATTTTTAACGTGTTGTGATGTTTCAAGAATACAAGAATAGAGGAAATGAAATTTTTGCAAACCTTCTGGGTTGTTGTATTTTTTTATAATACAAGCCAATTGAGATTTTGCAATGTTGTAAATGTTCATGTGAAAATGAATAATGTCATTGTATTTGTTGTAATCTTTTTTTACGTTTTTGTAAATGTAATCTTTAATTTTATTGATGTCTCTGTCAATTTCACTTGAGTTGTTGTAAAACCCTTCAATAAATTGAATGGGGGTGTACTTCCATTCAGTCAATCTTTCTAAATTACTGTGAAGAGTAAGGTATTCCGAACAGTGATCTACAGCGTGATGCGGAAAGGCGAAAGTAAAAGGAGAAGGAAACGCAAAAGAGTCAGCAGCGGGTGCGGCTTTTTTGTAAAAACGGAAAGCATGTTGCATTTTTTATGGCTTTGTAATAATTGAAAAAAAAAATCAATTTGGGTTATTTTAACGTGTAGTGTTGTTGTGTCGTTATTTTCGGCATTTTCGGCGGTTTGTCGGCAACATTTCGTATGTTCTCCAAATTAACCTCAAAATCATATTCAAGTGGATTGAACCCGCAATTTAACTCACGAACACTGTCTGGAATATGATGTAACGTCGTCAACTCATTGTGACCACAATACAATATTGTTATATTTGGCGGCAAATGGTCCAACGATGTCAATTGATTGTAAGAACAAATTAAAAATCTCAATGGGTCCGGTAAATTATCCATCGATGTGATCTGATTTTCACCACAGTTTATTGTTATTAATGTGTCGGGCAAATCATCCAACGATGTGATGTGATTGTTGTTACAAGATAAATATTCCAACGTGGGAGGCAAATTGTCCAACGATGTGATGGCATTGCCTGAACATTGCAGATGTTTTAATCTGGGAGGCAAATTGTCCAACGATGTGATGTGATTGTTGTTACAAGATAAATATTCCAACGTGGGAGGCAAATTGTCCAACGATGTGATGGCATTGCCTGAACATTGCAGATGTTTTAATCTGGGAGGCAAATTGTCCAACGATGTGATGTTATTATTTAGACAATACAGATATTCCAATGTGGGAGGTAAATTATCAAACGATGTAATTTCGGTTCCATAACAAGTGAGTGATTGGAGAGAAGTATATTCCGACAAATCTGGAAGTTGGCCATCTCTAACATCTTGATGTGTTAAATTCAGCGACAACACACAACTTCTGTAATATTTTCGAATTAGGTCCACGAAATAGGTGTAACGGTTACCCATCTGCAAATGATAAAACATATGTGGTTGAGTTAAAAATCAATTTTCTCTCAGGGGGTTGAGTTTAGAACATAAAAAAAGAATCATCATAAGATATAAATATGCCTTCGAAAAAATCAAAATCAAAGAAGCAAATGATGCACAAAATCAAATCCATCGTTTGTGAATTTGCAAAAGAATTGGACACTTCTTTTCCGGAATATCATGCCCAATTTGAACCCTTTTTAGTTTTAGAGAACATCAACATCACGGAGTTGTTTTCTTACGTCTCTGAACATTATCCACCACACTTTTTTAATATTTTATATCAAAATGAAGTTATGCTGACTGAGACAACAGGGGCTCTTTATTTTTTGCCCAATTTAGATTTCAAACTGTTGTTTAGTCATCCCACCATCACTGAAACAACACAACACGCTATTTGGAAATATTTGCAATTGATCATCATGACGTTGTCTTCTCACATTCAAGATAAAACGCTGTTCAAAGATGCCGAGTCGCTGTTTGACGGCATTGATGAAGCCGAATTAAAACAACAGATTGAAACCATCATGAAAGAGATGAATCAGTTTTTTGTTCCGCCGGAGGAGTCTTCATCTTCGTCGGCACCGAACAACAGTGAATCTTCGTCGTCGTCGTTGCCGATGCCCAACATATCCCAATTGTTTGAAAATTTGAAAGGACTGTTTGACGGAAAAATCGGCAAATTGGCCAAAGAGATTACAGAGGAATTTCAGGATGAAATAAAAGAAATGTTTGGTGACTTAGAAGCGGAATCCATGGCGTCCATGAAACCCGACAAAATATTTAAAAAACTGATGCAAGATCCTCAGAAAATGATGAAATTGGTTCAAAAAGCGACTTCGAAAATTAAGGAAAAATTCAGAACAGGTGAATACAGTGAATCTGAAATGGCGCAAGAAGCCAAAGAGTTTATGAAACAGTGCAAAGACATGGGAGGTCCTAACAGTCAAGCGTTTAAAGAAATGTTTCAAAATTTGTCGAAAAACATGGGCTTCGGGAAAAACGCAAAAATGGATGTCAACGCCATGACGAGAATGCAAAAACAAATGTCGACGAGAGAAAGAATGCGAGCAAACGTCGAGAAGAAAAAAGCCGCAACTTCCGCCAAACCACCCAAAGCGTCGTCGACGGCTTCGGTCAATTTGACGGAAGCGCAACTGAATGAATTGATTCAGAAATATAATTTGGAATAAGCGGCGGGCTATTTCAAAACGTAGTCACCATCGACACTACATGATTTTTTTAAATTTATAACAATCATGAGATATTTTTCGTGGATCAGCCGATCTAAATAATACCACGACATTCCTCTTGCATTGAAGACTTTGATGTGTTCATGAGTTAATGTTTTTGCGCGCATTAAATCATCCATATTAAATTCTTCCAACAAATTGGGATATTGTTCATAAAAAGTTTTAATCGCATTTTTAAAATAAGGCAACCATTTGTAATAATCATTTTTGAACAAATGGGTTGCATGATCATAAATATCATCGCCAATTGTCCCTGTGAATTCGTCTTCTTCATACATATACATGAATGGAATGTCAAAATGTTTTTTTATAAACATGTCAAGATCTCCGTTCATGGTCATGAAGTCTGTTGTTCTTATTTGGGATTTCAATTTTTTCTCTCAGTTTGGGGTGAACAAAAAATCCTGTAGTGAGTTATTTCAAAACGTAGTCACCATCACCACTACATGATTTTTTGATTTTTAATTGCATCAAAATAATGCAATATTTTTCGTGCAACACATGAAACATAAAATCGTCTGTTGTGGGTCCATGTTCTTTGTTGAATTTATGCCAATATTTTTTTAGACGTGCCAAATCGTCCATGTTAAATTCATCTAACAAATCGGGATGTTGTTCATAAAAAGTTTTAATTACGGTTTTAAAAATTTTTAACCACTCATTGTGCCTGCCAATATATAAAATGCGTGTTGCCCAACAATACCAATCACTTATTCGATAATTCGGATTTTCCAAATATTCGAATTCAACATAAAAATGTTTTGTTATCAATTCAGGTTCGCCATAGATATTCATGATTAAATGCTAACTGGCGTCGTTTTTATTTCAATTTGATTTAAAAATGCAACCGAAGGTTGCATTAATGTGTCCGAAGGACACATTTTAAACAAAAAATCATGTAGTGCTCCGCAAACAGTTATTTCAAAACGTAGTCACCATCGACACTACATGATTTTTTTAAATTTATAACAATCATGAGATATTTTTCGTGGATCAGCCGATCTAAATAATAACACGACACTCCTCTTTCTTTGATGAGTTCGTGAATTAATGTTTTTGCGCGCATTAACTCCTCCATGTCGAATTCTTCCAACAAATCGGGATGTTGTTCGTAAAAAGTGTTAATCGCGTTTTTTAAATAGGGTAACCATTTGTAATAATCGTTATTGAATAGTCTACTTGCGCGTTCATAAACTTCTGTGATTGTCCAATCGTCGAATCGTCGCTGAGCGACTCTTTCGTTCGCGTAGAGAATAGGGTTTTTTTGAATAGTGAATGGAATGTAAAAGTGTTTTTTAATAAATCTGTTAAGGTCTCCATTGTTCATGATGATTTTGTAGAGTTGGCTATTCCCATTTGGAATTTCAATTTTCTCTCTCTCGGTGAACAAAAAAATCGTGTGGTCAAGTCCAAAATTATTTTAATACATAATCACTACACGGTTGATTCTTTTTTAATTCAATCATGAGTGAGAGATAATGAACATGAAACCATCGATCCATGTGGTGTTTGCTGACTCCAAATATCCGATTGTAATCTTGACAAATTTTTTTCCATTTCAGCAAATCTTCCATATCAAATTCATTCAACAAATTGGGATGTTGTTCATATAATATTTTAATCGCGTTTTTAAAATATGATAACCATTTTTCATTATGTGTTCTATATAACCACATGCAATCTTCATACATTGCACGAATGCAGTAAGTCACTGGATGTTCTGGATGTGTGAACTCGACATAAAAATGTTTCGAAAAGTCTTTTTCGCAGTCCGCCACCTTGCTTAATGCAAGGAGCGAACGATCTATGTGGTGTGCCATTTAAAATAAGAACATGCACCCAACAACATTTATTTTTCAATTTTTTTGTTGTGGTGGGTTGGTGTCCCAGAAACAAAAGGGTGGTGGGTTGGTTTCCCAGAAATAAAAGGGTGGTGGGTTGGTGTCCCAGAAACAAAAGATTCGGCAACATTTAATTTGGATTGATACCATCCTTGTGAGAGAAAATTGCTCGAATTGATCGAAGTCGACGAACTCGCAGCCGCATCCGCCGCCAAAATGGCTTTGGACGTGGATGGACCACCCATCGATAACGACATGATTTCGAATACATTCAGTGCATATTCGTAATACTTTAAATTCGACAAATTGCCATCAAATCCGCCATTTTGGCAGATCAACACATTTTCATAATTTTGTTTGGGAACATTTACAAATTGGATTCGATTGGAGATGACGCCGTTAATATACGTGTCCATGATCGTATTTTCCAGTCGAATCGCCACATGTACCCATTTGCCATACGGGATTTTCGTAATGTCCGCAGATTGACTGAACGTGACTCCATCGGGAATGGTGTCCATGATGACGTGTAATGTAGCGTAAGTAACGGGTCGTCCATTTTCGTCCTTGTTCAGCAAATATAACCCAGGTCCATTGGACACCGTTGCGATGCCCGTGGTAGTATTGAATTGGGGGTTCCCGACACTAAAAATATGACTGTAGTTCGTTGCCGTTTTGGTGTTTGCATTTAAATTAATCCACACGGACCACGTGAACTCCATACCCGTGTCTTGATTGTTTGAATGTCGAATGAGCACAGAAGATTTGCTGGAAGGATCGCGAGTAATTACAGTGGCTTGCGAGCCAGAAATCATGCCTTTGACTAAATCTGGATTCGAAGGCGCACGTGTGAAATAACCGATGAGAGAAATTCCGATTTTCAGGAAAAATAAAAACACGATGATGACTAAAATTAAAAAAACGAATTTGGATATCATGCCATTTGATTCAAAGAAAGAAGTGTTGGATGACCCTTGAGGATTGTAGAAGGGCGCAAAAAAACCGCTTCTTTGTGCGATGGGCGTCGTCGGCGTGTATGTGGATGATTGCATAGAAGGCATTATGGACTGTATGGCCTTCAAAGGATTTTGAATTATGGGAGACTTCAACATAATATAGGGTGCGATTTTTTGTTCAATCCACAAAAAAACATGGTTCGCGCCGCAAAAATGTTTTTATTTAATGATGGCTTCCTTTCTGTAATTGTAGTTTACAATTTCATCAACTACATTGTCGATTATTTCCAAAATTTCATGGTCGCAATTCGTGATCCGATTCATAAAATAATCATACCGCCATTGTCTTCCACCATCAGTTCTCGCAGTCCGATTGGGTGCTCGCGGAATTCTGAAATCAAATTCTGTGTTTTTTGGAAGTTTAAGATTAATAACATCTATCAATGTCGAGAAATCATCTTCTATGCTCATAATTTGTTTTAGTTTGTGTTGAGTGTGCAAAACGTGGTATTTTAAATCAAGTTGCTTCGCGACGACTGACTCCTTCGTGAACAGGTTTTCTTCATTATTTATCATGGTTTTTGTGAAATTAATTCCAGATAAAAAAAAATCAATTTGGGGGGTTAAATCAATTTTTCTGATGGGGGGTTATGGGGGGTGCAAGTTCGCGCAGCGAACAAGGGAGTCAACTCCGTTGCTTCCGTCGAAGACGGAAGAGTCGCTTCGCGACGACCGAACCCCCCAAAAAAAACCTAACTACAGGAAAGTTTTATTTAATTATGTAGTTGGATTGTGTGTAGTTTAAAATATTTTCGATAACAGTGTCAATGATGTTCAATGTTTCATGAGAAGAACGGTTAACGGTTGCGATGAATTGACGATATTCCAATTCTATCAAAGTGGAAGTAATTGGTGTTCTACGATTTGGTCGTTGAGTCAAGAAAGGAGATCCTGTTGTTTTTTCCATTTCAATATTTATTACACTGATAAATTTTACTGCACTAAATGCAGGGGTTGTTCCCAGAATTTGATATATCTTTGCTAGTGTGTGCAAAACGTGATAATTTAGTTCGAGTCGGTCTTCGTTCATTTTGTGTATGAAATTTTAAAAATCCGAAAAAAAAATCAATTTTGCATCACAGAGGTTTTATTTAATTATGTGGTGTTGTTGTTTGTAGTTTAGAATGTTTTCGACGACAGTGTCTATGATGTCTAATGTTTCATGAGAAGAATACAGTATGATTTCCAAAAGTTGGCTGTATTTCATACGCATTGCATGCTTAGTGACACCAGATGTTATCCTAATCGGAATTTCTGTGGTTTTATTAATTTCAAAATTTACAGCGTCTACAAATTCATCACAGCCAGCAAAACAGTCGGTCGCCGCAAGGCGGCTTCCTCGTTTGCTCCGCAAACAGTCTACAATTTGTTTTACTGCGTTCACTGTATACAATCTGTGGTATTCTAGATCTTTTTCGAAAGACTGTTCACTCATTTTTTAAAAATCCGAAAATCCGAAAAAAAAATCAATTTCATGAATTCAGATTATACATAACTGTGAACATGTGTTACAATCTCAAGTAAATCTACTTCTAATTCGTGAGGAATATTTTCAATAATTTCCTTGCAGATCATAAATGTATGAACATACATGTCTCCGTTTAGTGTTTCAGGTAACTCGAAAGATTTGATGATAAACGACAAATTATTAATAAAATTGGCAAATTTGTCGGCATAGGGTGTGGCGTTTAAAAAGAGCCGGTTTGAATTTCTAAAACATAAACTGTGTTTTAAAAATATGAAAAACTGTTCCAAAAACTGAACACTTTGGTCCAAAAGAATGTCCAACAATAATTTTAATATTTTGGCGGATGTCACCACAGGTTTTATATTCATTGTGCTCACAAATTCATGGGTTCTTTTATAAAACTCAACTTGGGCAGTGTTCTTGATGTAAACTTTATTCAAAGTTTGTTCTTGAAACGTCAAGATGTGAACGGCTTCATTATGATTTTTTAATTCTTCGGTGATTGTCGAAAATTCGGTTTCATTTTTTTTGGCTTCTTCTTCGTAAAATTTTAATTTGTTCATAAGTTCGGACATGATGACTCTTCTGTCTTTGACGGAAGCAACGGAGTTGACTGTAGTCAAGTGAGAGAAAACAAATCAATTTGGGGGAAATTGATTTATTTTTATTGGCATTTTTACGTCAACAAACCACATGATAGAAGAGCCGGAAGAAGATTACGGAATAGTGTTGGTTAAATTTCTAAATTCTGAAACAGATATCGTAACAGAAGATAAATTAAAAATGATAACAAGGCGTGTACTAGAAGTGCTTTACCGCGACCCTGCCGACGGAGTGGACAATTTAAAAAAATTTTTAAATGAAGATTTCGATGGCCAAACGAAACGCACAAACGCCGCCGCATCTCTTCCCAATGCTTCCAGAAAAATTAAAAATCTACTTATCATTTTACAACAAATGCGCATTTTACAAACCACATTGCTTGGAATTGATTTATTTGAGTAAAAAACTATGTTTTTTTTCAAATGCGGCTTTGCTGCATTTTTTAATTCTCTCGCCACATTAAAATGGCGTCAAACGAATCCAAAGCCGAAATTTGGGGACCACATTATTGGTTCATCCTACATGAAATGGCATACCATTATCCTGTCGCACCGAATCGAATCACAAAACGAAAATATTACGATTTCATTTTAAATTTGCCGATGTTTTTGCCCGACGTTGAAATGGGGAACCGTTTTAGTGAATTATTGGATCGGTATCCCGTGACACCCTATTTGGACAGCCGAGAATCGTTCATACGTTGGACGGTGTTTATCCACAATCGCGTCAATTTATCCATCGGTAAAAGAGAATGGTCTTTAGAAGAATATTTGGATCATCAAAAAACGCAATATTTACCACCACAGGTTTTATTATTTTGGGATCAAATCGATAAACGAAATTGGGCAATCAGTGTGGTTCTGGTATTTATGATTTTTGTCATTTTATTTTTTCGGGGGTAAATGTATACCCCATGAGTTTACAATTTGGTGATTATCAACATGGCAATTCATCGGATGCCCAAAGTTATGCGCAACAAATTTACGGCGGTGCCAGTGGAGGCGATCAACAAGGAGAGATTTCGGAACCCACTCAAGGAATCCAATCGGGGGGTCGACGTCGACGAAGACGCAAATCGTCCAAATCATCCAAAACCAGAAAAGGAGGCAAGCGCCGAAGTTCAAAACGAAGACGAACACGACGTCGAAAATAAAAAGACTCTGTGGTGAACAAACGGACAATTTATAAAATAAGAATCGGCATTTATTTCATATTCAGATGTCTTATGAAACAAAATGGAGAAAACCAAAACCTGAAGAAGTTGAAGATGAACCCCCCAGAAACAAATCAATCGAATTTGATTTATTAACTTTGCCACCACTACAGACTGTTTTTGACATTCCCGAATTTCAAAACGACCCTGTAGTGGATGTAGATTCGTTCGTGACTCAAACAAAAGCAAGTGTATTGGTGCGCGACAAAGCGAAACCCATTCCGGCGCCTACTCCCCAAAAGACAACAGCACCTCCTCCACCTCCGAGCATGAATGACATGATGGCAAATGCGAATACAAAATACCAAGAATTTCAGAACAGTCTCCCCAATGCTTTGTATGAACTCTGTTATTGGTTCGTAAAAAGCGACATTCAACAATTAAACTCCTATCACCCCGAAACCATGAGTGAATCCGATTTGCATCACGACGCGGCACTTTTGAAAACATTTGTGTTGATTTTTTTGTCGTTGCCCCTGTGTGTCTGGGCGTCGTATAATTGGTATTATCTCTTGTTTTTTGATGAACACAAAGTGAGCGCCATGTCGTTGAAAGATTCTTGGTTGGGTTCCACCATTCCGAATTTCTTTTTGGAATTTGCGGTCAGTCCGATCCAGTTTTTTGACTACATTTTGTTTTCGTGGATTCCCTCTACGGATCCCGAGAAAGATAAATCGCCATTGCAATCATTCAATCTGTTGTGCTTGTTTATTTTTATTTCCATGTTTTTCATCAATTACATCGACAACAACACATCCATGCTGGCTATGTTGTCATTTATTTTAATCTTCTCGATCGTGTTCATGTACGCTTTGACATCACAGAATTATTATTTGATGATTGGCATGTTTTTATGTTTGGCGCCACTTATTGTTGTCGTTTCTCTCGTGAGCGAGATCATGGGGTCTTGGATTTCTAATTTTCAATTGTCCGGAATCATCATTGCGATTGTGGTCATCGCGTGGGCCAAATGGGGATTCATGTTTGCCGCCGGATTATTTATACCGCCTTCCCCTCCACCCAATTTGGTGATCCTCGTTGTCTCGGCGTTGTATGCGCTGATTCGACTATTAATATCCCTTGGACTGACACCATTTACCATCATAGCATTTAATTTGTACGTGATGATGTATTCCTTTTTTGGAATGGCCTACTTTGAACCACAGGGCATGCAAATGTCGGGATTATTTGATTTCATTCACAGAAAAGACGACGCCTTTTTAGGAGGTGAAGACGCACCTTATTGGAAACTCGGATTGCGGGCGATGTTCTCTCACATTTCGGGGAATCTGTTGTACGTTGGCTACATCTTGTTGTCCTTTTTTTATTTAATCTACGGATGGACCCAATGGAAATCATTCAACGTCAAAATCACGCTGAGTTGGATACTTGCGATCGTCATCGGTTTCAGTACCATGGCTATGATGGCTAAATCATAAAACTGTGGTTAGAGTTAAGAGAGAGAAATCCGACAAATTACATGGAACTCACCACAGATTTTTTTAATCATTGTGGTCATTTTTTTTTGCTGATTTTCAAAATAAAAATTGTCGGTCGCCTGCGGCAACTTTTAAAAAAGCGAGAGTAAAATAAAAAAAATCTGTTGTGTAACTACTGAGAAGTTGGGCATTGTCTCTCACTTTTTTAAATTAAAACAAGAAAATTCTGTAGTAAAAACTCGACATTTGCATGAAACTCACTACAGAATTTTTAATCATTGCAGTCCGGCAACTTTTAAACAGCGAGAGAATCTTCTTGAAACCAACTGCGAAAATAGCGCAAGCGTTTTAAGACTTTTCTCTCTTATTTAATCACCACACATTGTTTTTGTTCTTTCTGCAATTTGTGGATTAATTTTCGATAAATGGCATATAATTTTGAAAAACTCTCTCTTCGACTGAGACAGTCTTTGCAGAGCACCAACAATTCAAAACAAATATCATGTTGTGTACAAAGATACTGTAATCCACGTTCAATGACGTTGTTTTTACAATGATTCATCAGTTTTTGGTAATCGGGATAAATGTGGTCGGTTTGTTTATGTAAATACGCATACACATTTTCAAAAACGTTCCCGTCATCGTCTTGAATCGAAAATGAATTTAACATTACATCAAAAATTTGACTGTCTTGCAACATGTAATTTTTTAGCGTCGCATGATTTTCTCTCGCTCGGTCACGGGCGTTGTTGTTTATGATACGTATTTCATTCCAATATTGTGTCAGCGACCACAAATAATCATACACACACGATATGTAATGATGTGGGCACGACAAATATTCGACGGTTTCTTTGAAAATAGAAGCATGAAGACGGTTCCTGTGGGTTTCGAAAATCTGGGGATTCATGTGCATGATGAATGACAAATGTTGTCCATTTTGAATATACATTGTTTTTAACACTTTGCCCAACATGGAATTGTCCCACGTGTTTAACATTTGGACCGGTTGCGCAGCAACCAAGGTCGTTTCACGACCGACGGAACGCATGTACATCATCACACTGTCGTATTTTTTCCCGTCTTCATCCATAAATCCTAAATCTTCCAGATGTTGATTCATCAAATCTATGTTGTGATATTCGGGAACAAAAAATGCATTTTTTTCTGAATGGTTTATTGTAGGCTTCGCTGCGGCGACCAACTCTTCGTCTTCCCTTTCCCACCCGCAATTCAACTCTTCCGTCGAAGACGGAAGCAACGGAGTTGACTCACATTTTTCGCTTTTTAAAAAACATAAATTTGGATATTTATCTTTGACAAGTTTATCAGCCGCTGCGCGATCAACGGCGATTTTTTGATTTTTGGGATAATCCAAAAAATACATTTCAAGCATTTCGTCTTGATAATAATCTTCCATGTTCATTCTATTTTTTTTATTTTTATACCGTTTGTGACGACGCAAGACTGATTATTTGATCACATAGTCTGTATTCTCCAAAACGAACTTCCGAATGTTTTTCAATGTGGGTACAAATGTATACTCAAGAGGATTGTTGTTACAATTCAAGTCAATTAGTGATTCCGGCAAATTATTGAGTGATGTGATCTGATTGTTAGAGCAATATAAATGAGTTAAAGTATTTGGCAGATTATCGAGAGATGCCAATTGGTTGTCCCTGCAATATAAATGAGTTAAATTATTTGGCAAATTATCGAGTGATGTGATCTGATTGTTGTTACAGCAAACCAAATAAGTTAAAGTATTTGGCAAATTATCGAGAGATGTCAATTGATTGTTATAGCAATATAAATGAGTTAACATATTTGGTAAATTATCAAGAGATGTCAATTTATTATTGTCACAATACAAAGTTGTTAAATTTGTGTAGAGGTGTAAATTATCCGGCAATTCTGTTAAATTGTTATTGGATAAGCATAATGCGCCCACTGTGTAATAATAACCTTCGTTGCTTCCGTCTTCGACGGAAGAATCGGTCGGTTGTTGCAAACAGTCAGAGTCAGTTGGGATCATTTGATGTTGACAAATATGGGATCGACCAAAAAATCAATTTTGAAGGCTCTACTTGATCACAGGGCGTTTTTGTGTCGCCACGTAATTGCGAATATTTTCCAATGTGGGTTCAAAAGTATATTCAAAAGGATTGTCGCCACAAGATAACTGTCGCAATGATTCCGGCAGATTATCAAGAGATGTCAATTGGTTGTCCCCGCAATATAAATGAGTTAAATTATTTGGCAAATTATCAAGAGATGTCAATTGGTTGTCCCCGCAATATAAATGAGTTAAATTATTTGGCAAATTATCAAGAGATAACAATATGTTGTCCCTGCAAAATAAATGAGTTAAAGTATTTGGCAAATTATCGAGTGATGTGATCTGATTGTTATAGCAAACCAAATGAGTTAAAGTATTTGGCAAATTATCGAGTGATGTGATCTGATTGTTATTGCAATACAACTGAGTTAAAGTATTTGGTAAATTATCAAGAGATGTCAATTTATTATATTCACAATACAAAGTTGTTAAATTTGTGTAGAGGTGTAAATCATCCGGCAATTTTGTTAAATTTTTATGGGATAAGCTTAATGCGTCGACTGTGTAATCGGTCGTTGGGATCATTTGATGTTGACAAATCTGGGATCGACCAAAAAAATCAATTTTGACGCCTCTACTTGATCACATAATCTGTATTCTCCAAAACGAACTTCCGAATGTTTTTCAATGTGGGTACAAATGTATACTCAAGAGGATTGTGTTTACAATACAAGTCAAATAGTGAATTCGGCAAATTGTCCAAATTTGTTAATTGGTTGAAAGAACAATCTATTCTTTTTAATTTGGGCGGCAAATTATCAAGAGATGTAATTTGATTACAATTACAATTTACATAGGTTAATTCAAGTGGTAAATAATCAAGAGATGATAATAAATTATTGGGGCAATATAATCCTTTCAATGCAGCGGGTAAATTGTCCAAAGATGTTATTTGATTGTTCTCACAATTTAATAGCTGCAATGATCTCGGCAAATTGTCAAGAGATTTGATTTGGTTATCGCCACACCATAACGTTTCTATGGTTGGAGGCAAATTATCCAAATATGTCAATTGACAATTTGAACAATTTAAAAATGTTAAATTCGTGTAGAGATGAAAATCATCCGGCAATTCAGTCAAATTTCTTTGGGATAAATCTAATTTAGTAACTGTGTAGTCGGTCGGGGGATCAACCGAGATCATTTGGTGTTGACAAATCTGGGATCGACCAAAAAAATCAATTTTAAAAGCGCTACTTGATCACAGGGCGTTTTTGTGTCGCCACGTAATTGCGAATGTTTTTCAATGTGGGTTCAAAAGTGTATTCAAGAGGATTTTGTTGACAACCAAGTGTCGTCAATGTTTCTGGTAAATTATCGAGAGATGTGATTTTGTTATTGTGACAAAGTAATTGTGTGATTGTGTTAGGCAAATTATCCAAAGATGTCAATGTACAATCACAGCAATATAATTCATGTAGTGAGTTCGGTAAATTGTTCAAAGATGTGAATCGATTGTAACAACAATTTAATTTACGTAACGTGGGAGGTAAATGGTCCAACTCTGTAATATTGGTGCTGGCACAGTACAACGAAAACATTCCGACCGGCAAATGATCCAAAGATTGGATCGGATTATCGGAACAATTTAAATATGTCATTCCGAGGGGCAAATGATCCAACGATGTGATGTAATTATGTGCACATATTACAATTTCGACTGTGGTTGGTAAATTGTCAAGAGATGTGATGTGGTTATATACACACAATAAAGTTCGTATGGTTGGAGGCAAATTATCTAATGACTCCAATGGATTGTACGAACAATTTAAAAGTCTTAAATTTGTGTAGAGGTGTAAATCGTCCGGCAATTTTGTTAGATTTGTTCGGGACAAGTCTAATTCTGAGACTGTGTAGTCCATTGAAGTCAACTTTCGTTTGACAAAAAAATCAATTTTCAAATTTCTAAAAAGCGGGTCACCGATATTCGCAGGCTTCTGCAACCGAATTTGAAACGAGAGTAAAAGGTTTGCCGCAACCATAAATCGCACCGGTTTCTTTCCACATGTCACAATCCGATTTTGGAGAATGGGGTGGAATAGGTTGGCCCGAAATAATAAAAACACCATGACGGAATACGTTGCAATTAATTTGTTCAATGAAAATCCAATCTTCGCAGTGGGGACACTGCACCACAACAGAACGATCTGTGGTGTTCATTAACATAGCGAGAGAAACAAAGATTCTATTTTTGGATTTGCCAGAATGGGGGGTTATGGGGGGTTATGGGGGGTGCAACCCCCCAAATTGATTAATTTTTCCGATTTTTTGAAGATACAAAAAAATCATGAAGGGGCTCGCTATTTTTCAAGTTTATTTAAAAAATGAACAAAATGATTTGTATTTTGAGTTTAAAGGTGTTGTAGAAAACTGGGATATCGCAAACACAGTCATCACACACATGATTCCCAAAAACAATTCAGACGACACCGTTTACGTTTGGAATGGAGAAAAAAAAGATTATCCCGTTCAGTTCGTGAATTCAAAGTCATTTTATGTTGAAAGAGTATTTTCCATAACTAAAGCCGCCGAATATTGCGATCTCCCTCACACTCGAAGAAGAGACGCACAAACATCACAGGCTGTTGCCATTTTTGAAGTGAACCGGTCTACCAACGATAACTATTTATATTTTGAATACAAAGGCATCGCAAATGATGTTGGGATTGCTGACACCATTATTAACTTTCTCAGCGCAAAAAACACCCCCATTGTTTGGAAACACGCGAGACGTCTGTTTCCGGAGAAAATGATAAGCAAATCCCATATATACTGCATTGAAGCAGTAGAATTGGTCACAAATGTATTTGAGTATAACACGGATGTTTCTGATTTTCCGGAAAATTATGGATTTTTCTGAATTTCAGAAAAATCTTTTTTTGTCTGTGGCTAATGAATACGTGTAATGAACAGCAATCGTAAATTGCAAAATATGCATGCAACCGTACAAATAAATAATTCGTTAACTCGAACATTAGTAGCGTCTCCAACTAATTTTAGCGGAATTAATTTAAATAATTCGGGTGGACAAATTGGTCCAGTGGGACCGACGGGACCGGCTGGTCCAACTGGACCGGCTGGAGTGTTCACTGGAGGAACCATCACAAATGCGACCACATTTACAAATTCTCTGTTGTCATCTGGAGCCGGAAGTTATTTTTCGACAAATTCATACGTGCCATCGTATGCTTTGAATCATTCTTTAGCAAACCTATTTAACAACAAAACGGTTGAATTTTACGGCGACAGCATCACTTACGGCGTAGGATTAACAACTCCGTCAACTGAAAATTATGCCTATTTATTGTGCCAAAAATTTACAAATTGTACTTGTGCAAATTATGGAATTTCAGGCGCAACAATATATGACATTTGGTCTGTTGAGAATACAGCATCTACTGTAACTAACCACGGATGTTTAATACCAAATCATGTTTCTGGAAATACGGTATTTTTTAATTTTGGAATGAATGATTTAAATACAACACAGTCATTGCCTGGAACTACAGGTGGGGGCACTTATTTACAAAATATATCCGGACATTTATATGCGTTTGAATCGTCAATTATCTATGCATTACTGCCATCCTCAAAAATTATAAATGCAAAAAATGCTACCGCTTCACCGTCGGGATCATATAACTTAACTGTTGTGGTTGGGTTAGCGACTTCATGGGGATGTGGCGATCAAAGTGCCCTCACTACAAATACTTTGACGGCAACTGTGAATGGAAGATTTGTTGGAGTGAGTTTTGATTCAATTGCGAGTTATGCAATAAATTCAACAAGTGCAGCTAGATGCACCATCAGTGTCGATGGAGTCATCGTATTTAATTCACAATATTTACTCTCATCCATGAAAAGTACAAATACAGCATTGGGAACTGTTTTTCAACCAGTTGATTGGATTTTTGATACAGGAGCATCTGGAAATCATGTTGTTGTTACCAATACAACTGGAAATGCGTCGTATAATTTTTTTGTGAATCATTTTTATGGATTTGATTATGGTCAATTGGGATGCAGTTCTGTGTTTGTCATGGAACAAGAATATCCGAATTATGCTACTTTATCAACAGCAATAACTGGATTGATTGGGTCACTTTCAAATAGTTCCGTTTGGCATTTATATTTGTATCAATTGACACGACGATTCCGGTATTATTATGGATTGCCTGTTTATTTTATAAAAAACACTTTTTGCAATTGGCTGTCGTTAAACATGGCAGACCAACTTCATCCCGGAAAATATGGCCATGTTCAAATGGCAAACAGAATATATGACATGGTTCAAAATGGAGAAATTGCATATGATTTGATTTAACACCCTAAGATTGATATTTTTTGGATGGGGGGTCATGGGGGGCAAAGCCCCCCAAAATTGATATTTTTTTGCACAAAAACACAAAACAAAAATGTGGTTAGTATTAAGAATTCCAAAAGAAAAATTGGGCGGCGGCGGTCACCGCAATGAACAGTACTGTTCGCAGAGCGAACGAGGGAGCCGCGAAGCGGCAACCGACTGTGGTTTTTTTGAAAATAAACTCTGGGCTATTCAATTTTCCGAAAAATTAAATAGCCAATTTGTGGATTATGATTTTCAGGTGTTTACTTACCATGACGGATACAAATCTCAAAAAATTAAAAATCCTGTGAAAATTTACAGAACCGGCAACCAAAATGTAGAAGGCATCATCGACCCCGAATATCACAACATATTTCTTGATTTGATACCCAACTCATACAGTGAGATTCGTGTCTCGTATTGAGGCGCATTTTTTTTGTTCACGCAGACGCGGTCACTTTACTGGGTTCCACGCCACCCGTTATTTTTGTCCACGCGGATTGACTCTGTTCCAGTGTGTTTGTCAGATCGTTGATTTTGGACAACAGTTGTTTATTTATTTTCAAAAGATCTTTCGCCTGAGAATCCAAAGAAGGATCTGTGGTGTTGTCGTCAAAAGTTTCCTCTTCGTCCTCGTCCTTGTTTTCTTCTTCGTCGGCGTCGTCGTCTTTTTTCGCGGCGGCGGTCGGTGTTGGCTCTTCTTCCGTTTCAAATCCTTCCACCCATCCAACTGTGACAGATCCTTGAAGGAGAGAAGTCAACGCTAAACTCAAAAATAAAACCACAATTAAATTTTTACTGAAGAACGAAATCACCACACCAATTAATATAAAAAACGCAACGGTTTGGATTTGTTCCGAAAATGCTAAATAATACAAATAGGAGAACGATAAAAAAACAATGAAATACAACACCACAGGATTCTCGACGATCGTGTTCTGAACTGTCGTTTGGTGAAAATGGAAATTCGCATTCTTGAAAAGTGAGAGATAACCGGCCTTTCTGCTCATACACTCATCTCAGACAAAAAAAGGGGGGCTGCCCCTTTCTTTTTTAGGTTTCAAATAATTAATTTTATTTTAAAGTATAACCTGCTGCATGATCATCGGGTGTGGGTTGGCGGGGCCAGTCATTGTTTGTGCAAGTTAAATTTCGTAAACTTTCTGGCAATTCCGGCAATTCTGGCAACCTAATGAAATCTGGCAACCTAATGAAATTGTGCGGTTGAGGGTGGACTACGACTCTTCCGTCTTCGACGGAAGCAACGGAGTTGACTCTTTGCCGAATTGGCGGTCGAATTCTGTTGGGAAAAGCAGCACGTGTTTTTCTTTTTCGGTCATGTCTGTTTTCTCTCCTTTTGATGTGAGAAGACAGATTGGGAACATCAAACGATTGATAAAAATCCATCACAACATGGACCAAAGGAGCGCTAACAAGTGGATTGTTCATTTTTTATAATTCAAAATTACAAACAAAAAATAATCAATTTTGGGGCCATTCGGACAATTAATTTTTTTTTTTTTTAAGACGGCAAAATTATTTTAATGAATGAAAACTGATTTTAACATACGCCAAATCGTCTATATAAAATTCGATGGATTTTTCTGAATTCATGTTTTGTTTGAAGACAAATAAAATCACATTTTCAAAATATTGTTTTTGAGTCACACTCAATGGGTTTGAAAATTTCCAAAAGAACCAGTATTCATTTTGATTGGACAATTCAACATCTTTGGCGATTGAACAAAATGCATGACATACGTAGGGCATTTTTTTCAAATTAAAAGAAGTACATCCATGGATGATGTTGTAAAATGTGAACGGAACTACAAATTGAACGTCTGTGGTCGAGAGTCGCGAATTTAGAAAATCATGGTCAGGTTGAATCGAAATCGACATATTTGACTACAGAGTTTTTTGTTTTTAAAAATCAATTTTGCGTTATTTGAAATAGGGTGTTTTTCTCAATAAACTAGGATTGGGTGTGATGACTTCCGAACTGAAAGTGACCCTTTTTCCGGATTTCTTATAGTGTTTCATCGTCTTTGGGAGAGAAGGTGTCTCTCCTTTTTTTGTCGCCGTCGCCGTCGCCGTCGCCGTCGCCGTCGGTTTTTTAGAGAGCGACGATGATTTCAGAGTTCGCGGCAGAGATTTAACGCCTTTGACAACAGTCGTCGCTTCGCTCCTCCTTTGGTCAACAGCTGTCGAATTGTCTTTGTTTGGTTTCAAAGCATGTTTTCTCGTGAATGTAAATTTGGATTTTCTATTATTCATTTTATATAACACTACATGATTTTTTGTTTTCCTTTTCGCGACGAAAATAAATCATGTGGTGTGCTGCAACCTTCGGGTGCATTTTTAAAAAGTGTCGGAATCTGAAAAATCAAAAGTGTCTTGTGTGACCGTTTTGTTGGCGAGAGAATATTGTGAATTAATGCGCTCGAAGAAATTGACCTTGGAATCGAGAGAAATCAACTCCATGAAATCAAACGGATTGGTTGCATTAAATATTTTGGGGGCATTGAGTTGAACACACAATCGGTCAGCAACAAATTCAATATATTGGCACATTAACGCCACATTCATGCCGATGAGACGACAAGGAATTGATTCAGAAATGAAATTTTTTTCGATTTCAACGGCTTCTTGAATCATCATGTGAATTTCTGCATCCGATAATTTGTTTTGTAGTTTCGAATAGATAAGCACCGCGAACATCGCATGTTGTTGCTCATCCGATGCTATGAAGGAATTACTGAGAGTTAAACCATGCATTAATCCTCTTTTTTTAATCCAATATAAAGAAGCGAAACTCGCGCTGAAAAACAAAGATTCGACCACACAAAATGCAACAAGCCGTGTGGTGAATGAACTATTTCGATCTTCGATCCATTTCTGCGCCCATTGCGCTTTCAAACGAATGCATGGATATGTCTCAGTTGCACGAAACAGTTTGTCTTTTTGAATCGGATTTTCAATGTATGTATCAATCAATAAACTATACATTTCGCCGTGGACGGATTCCATTTGAATTTGTCCCGCATAAAAATATCTGATTTCGGGCACTTGAATCTCTTCGTAAAAACGTGTGGCGAGATTTTCGGTCACAATCCCATCGGAACTTGCGAAAAATGCTAATATAGACGAAATGAAATATTTTTCATCGTCATTCAGTTTATTATTCCAATCATCTAAATCCTTACTCAAATCGACTTCTTCCACTCGCCATGATGAATCTTGTTGTGTTTTGCACATTTTCCAAATATCCGTGTGGTGGATCGGAAACAAAACGTGACGCTGGTCGTTTGGAATTAAAAAGGGTTCAATGAGTTGCTGTGACTGAATAGTTGTCATATGCTAAGATATAATGCTTCTACATTTTATGTTGTTTCCCAATTTGAGTAGGTTCATAGTTGAATTTTGTATACACCACACATTTTATTTAAAGCCCACTTTGTTTCTTGCGTAAAGACGGAAGCGTATAATTACAAACAATACGCATATTTTGCAGTAAAATAAACCTTAACACCATTATCGACATAACTGCTCTTTTTACAATTACCGCGAACTAACTCACTAATTATTCCGCGATTAATGTGTAACGACTTAGTTGCTTCGGCTATTGAATTAAAGTTAATTATAGAACCGTCAGATTTGATTACATCTACTGGAGTACCAATTCTAAACTGTTTTTGCAGTGGAATATCCGTATACGACGCATAACAGTATTGTTCTGCGTATTTAAATTTACTTTTAGCAGATATGCTTCCGTACAATACCGTTACCGCAATATTCGTCTGTTCTGAAGCAATTCGTATATTTTTATACGTATCTACAAGAACATGTGTAAAACAATTAAAAATATATATAAATTTTTCATTATCTTTGTAATGCTTCTGTAATGAAGCAGCAATTAATTGTCTCGTTTGTGGTGAAATTTGATTTTGGTTACGTTCCCTTAATTTTTGTCTTGTTTCTAATGAAACAATTTTATTTTTGTGATATGAACCAATAAGTTTTTTTGTTGCGTCTGAAAATTTTCCGTGACTTCCACCCAAGGCTAAATTATATCCATTTGGTGCTAAACTCTTCGATAAATTTATTGAAATTATTTCAGCATTATCTAAAATGGCTTGTGATGTCGTCATAAATAATATTTTAATAATAAAATTTTCAAACCCATATTTTGCGAGCGCACTTTTTAATAATTTAGCGTATCCGGTTCCATTTTTATGGGAAGCGATTCGACGTTTAATGTACCATGTTTGTCCAATGTATTTTTTATTATTTGTTTTATTTGTAAATTCATAAATATATCCAATTGTATTTGGAACATGTTTTTCTATAATGTCTTTGTATTTTTTAGACATATAACTATAATAAATAATTATATTTATGTCAATTAAATTTTTTTAAATTTAAATTTGAATATAAATATAATTCCAATTTATGACTACATGAGTAACCTCAAATTAAAATTAAAAAACCTGACTAATGGCAAAAAAATACATCACAAATATTATCAATAAATACTGTGATAATCAAAAAGTTAATGATATTGAAATATTTGAATTATTGCAATATCATCCCACGAAACATATTAATATTGAAAATATTGACTATTTGGTAGTAAAAATAAGAAAGCCATTTAATACTTTAGCTCTTTTCTATAAATATAAGAACAATGAGAGTGAAGATGATATTTCATATGTATTGTGTATCAAAAATTTATTCGGTAGATATGACAGAGATAAACATTACGAAGATGATGGCAGGATTTAGAAATGAAAGTCATTTGGGTTCAAAAAAACAATTTTTTATTACCAACACAAAACTACAAAATGATTTATTTTGTGGAAACTGTAAAATTGAAACACACAATATCACAACAGATCATTTTCCCATTTCTTATAAACAAATATTTAATAATTTTATAAATCTTGAAAATATTTTACTTTTTGATGTTGAAATATTTGAGAATGATGTTAATGAAATTAGATTAAAAAATGAAGAATTGGCTGTTAAATTTCTTACATTTCATGATGATAATTCAAAATATAGACTGTTGTGTAAGTCGTGCAATTCTCATTTTGGTTCATATGAACATTGAGACAAATTACTTGGTGAAAGTAAATTTGAAGAATATAACACATTATTTTTACTTACATTTGTTATTGCGTCAATTGGTATTTTCTTATAAAATTCAATTAGACGTTCAAGGTTTTTTTTTTCGTCATTTGGATTTCCATCAATTGGATACACATTCCATTGGGGTCCGTTGGTTTTCTTTCCTTCTATTGACAACGCCAATACATACCCTGAACAAAGTGTTTGACGTCCTGAATCAACAGCACATATGTTTGAGTCTGATATCACATAATATTCTGAAAACATACGTTTGTCTTTCTTATACAAATATTTTTTATTATTTTCTTCATTTTGCTCAACATATGTTTTTAAATTTGATTGAACTCGATGATGCACAATATCTTTGTAATTACATTCATGAAGTTCATAAAATCTTTTATTTTCTTGAATATTTTCCAAATTTGTTTTAGTTTGTTTTAATATTTTCAAATACATTAAAAGATTATTAATAATTTCGCAAAGAGAAAAGAATATATATAATTTTTTATCATAATATTGATCAGACCTTAAAATAGTAATATTTAAAAATGTTTTAATATAATATAATAGTTGTTCTTCATCTTTTATAGGAATTTTATATAGAAATATTGTTTTTTTCTTCTTTTGAATAATTCTTTTTTCAGGATTATCATAATGTCCTTTTGATGAACACTTCGATAAATTCACATTACGGACTATGTCTGTTTTTATTTTTGTAATTAAATCACAAACAAATTGTTGTTCTTGTTTTATTTTATGAAATCTCTCAGAAAAATTAAAATTCTTACAGTAGTGTTTGTTATAAAATTCTTTGTATTTGTCTAAAAATGTAACAGTATCGTATCCAATTTCAAGATTTGTTATTTTAACTCCTTCAATAGGTTTTATACAAAACACCAAATATTGACCTTCCAATAAATTCACATATTCTCCAGGATTAATTCCATCTTTAAATAAATTTGGAATCTTTTGTTCAATTTCAAATGTTTCCATGATACCAATAACCGCAATTATTTATATTCGAAAATGTTTTTTTTGAATATAACCAAATCAATTGTTTTATGACGAAAATTAAAACCCCCTGTAGTGTTAAATATATTTAGAACTAAAAACGTTATCAGCAAGAATGTCGTTGGTTTCGTCGTTTTCCCATAATTTATTGCAAGTTTCAAGAAACAGTACTTTCAATTCGTCTTTTTCCCTTTCATTCACATTCGGATGGGAATGGCAATTTCTTTCATACGCCAAATCTTTCAACTTTGCTTGCAGATTCACAACACCGTTTTTTTTAATATTGGGTCCCTTTTTAGGACATTTGCCATAATTATTATTAAATATTTGTATTAGGTGTTCCTTTGTCAGAAGTTGTTCAGGTTCCAAATCCTCGTCGTATTCTCCCTTTAACATTTTAAATACATCGTAGTTTGAATCTTTAAAATAGGGGTTATTTTGAGTAATTTTATTTTTAATAAATTGTTTAAAATCAAAAATATATTGACCTATTTTCAACAGTTGATCATCTTTTTGTTGTTTTTTTTCCAATATTTCAACACGGTCATCCAAATATATGTTGTCTGCTGTAACATTTTGAAGTTTCCGATTTACAGTTGAATACGAACCAGAAAGCGATGTAATTGCTTCGTCCAATGTTTTGTTGATTTTTTGCCCCAGTAATTCTTTCTCTTCTCTCAACAATCGAATTTGTTCAACATGTTCTTCGACCTTTAATAACAATTCCGCGTGTTGTGTTTCTAATATGGTGTATCGTATTTTACAATTTGTGAATTCATCGTATTCTTTCGTGGGAATACATGTCATGGGTATTCTTTGTCCGTTGATGACAACTTCATTTTCACAATAGGAAGATTCCAACTGGCTCATGCTGTCTTCTAATAGTGAGAGATATTTAAATTAGTTTTTTGCGTTCGTTAAAAATCGTGTTGTGAAAGACCCACACAATGTATGAATTCTCTCCAATTTACAGATTTAACGATTGAGCGGAAACAAAAAGAACTCCAAATGATGGAATTTGAACAAGAGAAAACAATTCGCGAACAATGGAAAAAACGAACACTGAACGAAAAAGGAAAATGCAAACGATGTAATGGCGAACCGTCTTTCATGATAAACGACGGACCACGCCACGCTGAATGCGCCAACTGCAAAATTACACTTTGGGAATCGACCACCACAAAATAAATCTGAAGGAGAGAAAAACATGACTGTAGTGTATAAATGCCGCGAACCACACGAGTCAGTCGCCGACGCCGCACCGCGACGACAAAAAAATCAAAAACCCGCAAAGTAGCCGACAAATGGACTATCACAAATTTAGCCATTTCCATCAACGACGCCGAAAAAACACTCCAGTTCATCGAAAAAGAAAAAAACGATTACAAAAATGCCAATTATTTGTTTCGAGAAGACCCCAAAGTGGCATTTTCGTTTCTCAAAGACATCACAATTCATCCGACCGGATTTTTTCTTCACATCGATTCCATAACAATGTCCTGTGGTGAATATGTGATGAGTTTCGACACATTAGGACACATGTGGAGTCTCAAAACAAACCACAAGAAGCATCAATTTAATTTGCAAGAATTCAAAAATGATAGAGTTGAAGTCAATGGATTTCGTTCTGTCGCCAATTTGTTGAATTTTTATAATTTACCCCCTTTAACAAAAGGGAACATTCGGCTTTCTGAAACAGTGAGCATGCCCGCTGCGGTTGACATGTTGACGTCCTATGCTGAATCTAATGACATTCATTCGTCGGGATATCTCAACGACAATTTGAAAGAAAACTATTACCGCGAGGGGAAATTTAATTCGTCGTATTTTTTATTTTACTTCCCAAATCGATTGGGGTTGACCCAATTTAATATAGGATTAGGGACACGAACAGCCATTGAACAAGCATTCTCGGCATTTTCATTGTACGAATTTGACGAATTCTTGTTGAAATACCATGTCCAACATTTCACACACAGATTGCCTGATGAACAGGGCAATGAAAGTGTCTATGAGCGCGTTTCGGCAGACAGAATAACCCCGACAAAATACTACAATGAGTCCCATTGGAATAAAAAATAAACGCATGTCATTGTAGATGAACCCCGATTTTTCTGTGCCCAATGAAATTAAAATTCGATACAAACCGGCCGATTTTTTTTACAACAAATCGAATTTAACGCCATCTCTCGCCACATGTCAAGAGTTGAAGAGTGCGCCGGCACCCACTGATCAAACTCAAATCGATTTGCAAAATTACCAAAAACAACTTTGTGAAAATCGACGATTGGCCGAGAAAATTTTGCAAATTCAAAGCACACAAAAAGAATTTCAACAGCAACAACAGGATTCGCTAGACATTTATGGTCATTCCAAATGGAGAACGGCGCATTTATTATTAGGGATGACTGCCATGGCGTGTGTTCTTTATATATAAAAACAAATTATAACATAATTTCATGTCTGGTCAATTTCACACTGTAGATGAATATGTAGATGAAATTATGTCGCGAAAACCTGTAGTCACAACTGAAGAAACAGAGAGCCTGTCGATTGACGATGAACCACCGCCACGACAATATCGCAATTTGGCCGAATATGTAGATGAAATTATGTCGCAAAAACCGATCAACATTCAAATGAACGAAGAATTAATGGAAATTTTCAACAACGATTTTATCGACGAACCACGACAATGTCGTAAATTAAATTCTATCAGCAACAGCGACGTTAACACCCATCCCATTTTTTTCGGGATTTACAATCCAAATGATTTTCCGGTGACGATAGCCCCCAAACTATGTGGGATGTGTTTATTAAGACCTGTGGTCATTGAACCGGAGACTTATTCGTCTTTGACAAACGATTATCCGATGGTTTTAGATAACTTAAAGTGGAATCGATTTGAATTCGAGGTGGTCGACATTCCCAAAGCAACGATTAACTTGGTCCTACGATACGGTGATTGGCGTTCCAAATTTCCAAAAGACGCCACCATTTTGTGGGGGTTTGGATTGTTGGAGAGAAGTAACATGTGGTTGGGGAGTCGCCGTTCGGATCAAATCGACAAAATTGCCACTGAACAACCAAATCACAGGTGGTTTGAATTCATCCAACAACATATCAAAAAAATATATAATCTCGAGGCGACAAATTCGATGTTCATTAGACAGGTCCACGAATACAATGATTTTTTGAAATAAACATAAATCACAACATGAATGCATGTCGTTGACTGTTTGCGCAGCAAACGAGGGAAGAGCCAACTCCGTTGCTTCCGTCTTCGACGGAAGAGCCGCAAGGCGACCGACTGAATATGTGGATGAAATTATTTCACAAAAACCGATCAATCAATTGATAAACGAAGATTTGCTGGCAATCTTCAACGACAATTACGTTGATGAAATTAAACACTGTAATGGTTCTGATCAATATATTTGCCCAATTTATTTAATTCCTTTTGATTACGACATATTTTTTGGAATTTACAATCCCAATGATTTTCCGGTGGCGATACATTCGTGCATAGGAGGGATGCGGTTTCGTAAAAATATTATTATCGAACCTAATTCTTATTCGTCTTTAACGGATGATTATCCAATGTTATTAAATCACACACGTGTACCCTTTTACGACAATCTATTTCAAATTTTAAACCTATCCGAATCCGAAATTATTCCACTTCATATTCGGTACGGAAACTTTCATCATGATTTTCCCAAGTGGACTTGTATTTTATATGGGTTTGGTGCAGTAGTAGGTGGCAAGGATTTAATTAACAATATGCACTACAATGGTATAAGTGCACACAGAATTGATACCATTGCCATCGAACAGCAAAATCATGAATTGCATGAATTGATCGGAACAAATTTAAAACTTCGGTTTAATCTCACCACAGATTCCGTTTTTATTAAAAAAGTAGAACTCTGTGGTTATGTATTGAAATAATCTCAACGTAATACAAATGAATTCAGATATTCCCCTTGCTATTCGAACGTCGTGGGAAACATTTCAACGATCTCTCAGATGTTTTCAACAAAACTGTAGTCAGGGATGTAACACTTCAGGAAGAAGTTGCACATTTGAAAACATTGTCGAACCGTCTTATCGCGATTTTATGGACAAACTACAGGCACAATTGTCGACTTGGGCAACAGAAGCCGATCCGAGAATTGCGGAACAATACGCAAATTTGGTGACCTTGCGAAATAGAATTGACGCTTCCTTGCGGAAATTAAATGACGGATTTACAAAAGTGTCGGACGACGACACGTTGTATGAATGGAGCCAATTTTCACAACAGATTTTAATTATTTTAGTTCTCATGACGGGGGTGATTTCTCTCATCATCATGATTCGGGGGGCAAAAAAATAAACTCACTGTATATATGAACCGTTTTAATAAGAGAGTGAATCAAAATGTGAGTTCAACTTTGTTCATCAACAACAACCTGAGTAAATTATTGGTCCCAAGTGTGGTTGAATATAAGCCAATTGCATCTTTACAGGGCATCCAAGGTAACATTGGCCCCCAAGGCATCCAAGGTCTGCAAGGCAACATTGGTCCCCAAGGCATCCAAGGTCTGCAAGGTAACGTTGGTGCCCAAGGCATTCAAGGGTTGCAAGGTAACATTGGCCCGCAAGGCATTCAAGGTTTGCAAGGTAACGTCGGCCCGCAAGGCATTCAAGGTTTACAAGGTAACGTTGGTGCCCAAGGCATTCAAGGTTTACAAGGCAACGTTGGTGCCCAAGGGTTGCAAGGTTTACAAGGCAACGTTGGTGCCCAAGGCATTCAAGGTTTACAAGGCAACGTTGGTGCCCAAGGCATTCAAGGTCTTCAAGGTAACGTTGGTGCCCAAGGCATTCAAGGTCTTCAAGGTAACGTTGGCCCACAAGGCATTCAAGGTAACGTTGGCCCACAAGGCATTCAAGGTAACACAGGAGCACAAGGAGCACAAGGCATCCAAGGTAACGCTGGAGCGGCAGGAGGAGGAATTGCGTCGGGAACATTTTGGGGGGATGTGCCATTTTGGAATTCAACAACAAGTTCTTATAATGTCATGTCTACAAACATATCCATCGGAAAAAATGCGGCAAATAGTACCCAATCGTTGAACGGAATTGCGATCGGTGAATCTGCGGGGGGAACTGGTCAAGGAGTGGACTCAATATCTATTGGACACAATGCGGGGGCAACGAATCAAAAAACGGGAGGAATAGCGATTGGGGTGAATGCTGGGTTTTCATCGCAAGGAAGCAATTCGATTTCTATCGGAAACAAAGCAGGTTATCCAGCACAAGCAAACAATTCAATTATTATCAATGCATCAGGCGCCGCAATATCGACAATATCAAGTGGATTGTATGTAAACCCAATAAATATGGAAGATGGAACTACAGCTTTAAATGGCACATATCGCACCTTGGAATATAACCCAGCCAGTTCAGAAATTGCATATTCAACATCATGTTATCCCGGAAACGACTATGGCGACGTGTATTTCGACAACACTGAGACCACATTGATGGTCAGTTCTTTTACACAAACATTTACGGCGGCTACATGGACTGCCATGACATTCCCCGCATGTTCTGCAGGACCGCTGTCCAATTATTTTACGACAACAACGCCTAACGTCAATGGACTTATTGCCACCAGAGCAGGAACATATTTTATGACGTTTTTATTTAGTGTTCGTCCACAAACTGCGAATACTACATTTGCTGGTGCCATTTATGTAAACACAACTATTTCAAAAATTCAGGCATATGCATTTGCGCCAGTCGCAAACACAGGAGCAACGTTAGTGACAGGGTCTGGACTCATAACAATTGCGGCAAATGCAACACTTACCGTGCGATTTAATTCAAGTGTCACAACTACTAATGCGATAATGTATAAATTTCGCCTTTCTGCATTTCGTGTGATTTAAATTTTTAAAAATGAGGTTTCCTCATTAATGCGGCTTTGCCGCATTTTTACATTTCAAACGCTATTTATTTTATATATTAAATATATAATGATCCCGTTTATTGTTGCAACATCAGCACCAATAGTAAATTCAATTCAACTATTTCCACAATTATATAAAACTTATATTACAAAAAGTGTAAAGGATTTATCATTTTATTCTTTATTACTCATTTTAATAACTAATCTTCTTTGGTTATTACACGGTTATTTTATATTTGATATTTCTTTAATTACAGCAGGCGTATTTAGTATGACCATAAATATAATATTATTAACATTATATTTTCTTTATAAAAATCGGCATTTGAAATGAAAAAAGGTGTAAAAAAGTCGGTCGCTCAATTTGGTTCGCCCAAAAATTGATTTTTTTGGGGGGTTTCACCCCCCCATAACCCCCCATCAGAAAAAATTGATTTTTTCTCTCAACCCAAAACCTCACACTCCCTCGCTGTTACTTATGCAATATGAAATGCAAAACAAAATGACAGCTTACTTAACTGAAGCAAATCGTAATATTAAATTCGAACACCAACGTCTTTCCGTGAAATTGGAAGAAATTAAAAAATCCATAAAAAAATTATCCTTGCGCGATTATGCCAATGTGGCAAATATACTGACCACAGGATTAACCGTGTTGTCCATCGAACAGATCACACGAGAGAAATCTCTCGAAAAAGAAAAAATCGCAACAGAAGCGGTCCATGCAATGGATGAAATCATTGCATTGACTAACAATGAAAATGTGATTACATTCAAATGGAAATATTTAGATGTCTTTTGTGAAATTCAAGAACAGGAAATAAAACTGAATGAAGATTTTCAAATGCGAATCGAGTCAACTCCGTTGCTTCCGTCTTCGACGGAAGAGTCCACTTTGAGAGACTAAGCGATCAGTCGGTCGCCTTGCGGCTCTTCCGTCGAAGACGGAAGCAACGAAGTTGGCTCCCTCGTTTGCTGCGCAAACAGTGTGATTTTTTTATTTTCGTCATCTAACATAGATGATGCAAAAAGAAGAAAAAACAACAACTGTGGTCGAAGACGGAAGGAACTCGCGCCAGCGAGTGACTGTGGTGGAAGAACAGGAATTTGCATTCGAATCGTGTCATGGGTACTGTTTTTGTTGAGTCAATTCTTCCCGATGACACCAGTTTGTCCGACGATGACGAAGAACACGAAAACAGTCGGTCGCCCTGCGGCTCTTCCGACGATGAAGATGTTTCATTAAATATTTATGAAAAAATAAAAAAACTAAAAGATCACTTTAGGACAACACACGGGTGGTCCACAGCATCGATGATGTCACGACAGAGTGTTTTCATGGGTTCATTTAATTCAATTTCGCGAAACAAATAAGGTTCTTCCACGAACGTGGAGGAAGGAGCGAAGCGACGACTGTTGTCGTAATGATGCTGGTTGATTAAATCGTCAAATAAAGTGCATAGTTGTGCGAATACATGTTGGTTTTTGCGAATACATTAAAATCATCGCATCTTTGAAAATGCAACTTAGCTGCTGGAATCATGATTTTCTTCGATGACTACTTTGACACCGTTACTGGTAAACATAAAACAGTTTGATATTAACAGTCAACTCCGTTGCTTCCGTCGAAGACGGAAGAGTAAACAATGTCGGTTATGTAACCAGAATCTCCCCAATCTGTGACCAAAGAAATGTCATAAACATCTCGCAAATATGACACAACACTTTTGTGTCGACGGCCGTCTGAATCTACAACAGAATACATTGTAGTATGGTCTAACAACATGTTTGAATTAAAATTAATTTTGTGTGTCGACAAAAAAATCAATTTTTTCTTTATTTTAAAACATACGATGAATTAATAGCCGCAACAATGTCGTCATAAAATGTTTTCATTTTTTGGTTTATCGATTCTTTGTCAAGATTATTGTATCGCATAATAAAATCTTCAAGTGCTTCATCATTTTGCAAATACATTAACACCATGTTGTGTTTCAATACTTCCATATATTGGATGGTAACATCAATACGATGACCTGTGGTGGTCGTAAACCCAATATCATTAGAAGTGCATAATAAATATGTATCCTCATCTGATGCCATATCAAAAATGGTATTATTTTGAATATGAGTAGTAGGTGTGAACATCATAGATATATGCAAATAATTTCGCAAATAATCCCAAATAGTAGAGTGAGATCTGTTATAAGAATCAACAAAAGAATATTTTGTAATATGCGAAAAGTTCATTTTGTGTGTGTCTTCCCCAGTTTCCCAACAAAAAATCAATTTTTTGGGGGGTTATGGGGGGTGAAACCCCCCGAAAAAATCAATTCTATTTCAAAACATAACATTGGTGATTATAAACAAATTCAATGATATCTTCGTAAAACTGTTTCATGATTTCATTCAATTTATATTCTTCGTCTTCAATTTCTGAATAAATGTGAAGGAACGACTCAAACGCAGCTGAGTTCTGCGAATACATTAAACAAAGAGCATGTTTAAACATGTTAATTAATTCTAACGAGTCTGGCACATTTGAATCAATATTAAAATTAACACAAATTAGAGTATGGTCATTGGGCTCGGTGTAGCGAACAGAAATGTGAATCATCGGAATTGGACATCGATGCATTTCAATATTTTGAAAACGGCGATATGTGTTTTTATACCACATTGTTGATGTCAAAATGTTTATATTATTTGGCATAGATGCATGAATATTCTCTCGAAAAATACTTTCATCGTCGATGAAAGAATAGTTATTTAAATGAGGCCATATCATTCAATAGCACCACAGTCGCTCACTTGCGTTCGCTCCTTCTTTGACCACAGTTTGGTTCAACAAAAAATATCAATTTTGTCACCAAGATTTTGAATCTTGGTTTTATTATTTCAAGACATAACATTGTTGATTGTTTACAAATTCAATGATGTCTTCGTAAAACTGTTTCATAAATTGATATAAACGATATTCTTCGTCTTCGTTTTCTATTTTAGAATAATTCTGAAGGAACGACTCAAACGCATCTAAGTTCTGCGAATACATTAAACAAAGACCATGTTTAAAAATGTTAATTAATTCTGCCGAGTTTGGCGCGTTTGAATTAACATTATAATTAATACAAACTGTAGTATGGTCGGCCGTGTTGTTGCGAACACAAATTTCAATCATCGGACATTGATTGAATCCTGTAAAATTAAAATGGCGAAACTCATTTTTATACCATATTGTTGATGGTAAAATGTCCACATTATATGGCATAGATGCTGCCACATTCTCTCGAAAAATATTTTCATCGTCGATGAAAGAATAGTTATTTAGATGATCCCATATCATTATTAGTAGCACCACAGTTTGGTTCAACAAAAAATATCAATTTTGTCAACAAGATTGAATCTTGGTTTTATTTCAAGACATAACATTGGTGATTGTTTACAAACTCAATGATATCTTCGTAAAACTGTTTCATGATTCCGTCCAATTTATATTCTTCGTTTTCAATTTCAGAATAATTCTGAAGGAACGACTCAAACGCATCTGAGTTCTGTGAATACATTAAACATGCAGCCTGTTTAAAAATATCAATGCATGTCGTCAATCCAAGGGCAAACCCTCTGCAATAAAATTGCATCATACAATGTTCGTTGCCGATTACTTCTGTATCGATAACATTGAAGACATATTCGATAAATCCATCAAAACTATAACGAGAAATTTGTAAAAATCCTTGACGCACATTCGCAACATTTAAAAGCGATCTAACACCAACAACTGAAACACTACTAGAGGTAATATAATTCCATATATTTCTGTGCTGAATTGGTTCATCGTCGGTCGTCGCGAAAGAATAGTCTGTAAAATGAGAATATATCATCAGTCGGTCGCTTTGTGGTTCCCTCGTTTGGCCACCACATGGTTTGTTCAAAAAAAATCAATTTTTTTGATGGGGGGTTATGGGGGGTGAAACCCCCCCGAAAAAATCAATTTTTTTTCAACAAGATTAAATCTTGGTTTTATTTCAAGACATAACATTGTCGATGATTATTAACAAATTCGAAAATGTCATTATAAAACTGTGTCATGATTCCATCATAATAATTATTTTCGATTGAATCATAATTTTGAACCAATTCTTCGAATGCAATTGGATTTTGTGAATACATTAAACATGCAGCCTGTTTAAAAATATCAATGCATGTTGTTAATCCAAGGGCTAACCCTTGGCAATGAAATTGTACCATACCATTGTTGCAGTTTGGGTATTTGTCGATAACATTGAAGACATATTTGCTAAGTCCATCAAAACCATGATGAGGAATTTGTAAAAATCCACGACGAACATCCTCAACATTTGAGAGAAATCTACAGCCAACAACTGAAACTTTATGATAGACCACATAATTAATTATATTTCTGTGTGGAATTGGTTTATCGTCTCTGTGCGAATCGTTGATGAAAGAATAGACCGTAAAATGAGAATACATCATTCGTGTGATGAACCACATGTTCTTGTTCAAAAAAAAATCAATTTCACATTTTTTAACTGTATAAATTCTGAACAATATACAGTGCGGGTATTACCACTGCCCCACAACCAGCAGTAAACTTAACAATGGGCCAAATCACTTTAATAAAGAGTAAACGTACGTTGTGCATTATATTTTTCAACATTAAACTTTTGATTTTTACAAAATATTTTCCGTTTTCACCACACAGTTCTTCTTTTCTTCTGCAGGAAAAGATGAATTCATGTTCGATTTCGCCGGTGACGATACTTCGTTCACCGAATAATCGACAAGTGTTGTTTTTGTAATTAAAACCTTCTGTGATGTTGTGGTTACAAAATTTGCATTCATTGCAAATCGGTAATTCTGAAAATTTAACAAAAGAAGGATCATCAGCAGCAGAAACATGTGGTGGTGTGGTGTGGAAATTCATGACACATCGCGGGACATAAATGTGGTGATGAGTTGTGAATAAAAGTTCACGAGGAAGAGCAAGACCGTTTGTGGTAAAGCGACGAAACATAGGATGACTGTCTGTTTTGGTCGGAAAAATTTTTCAATTTTCCCAAAATTGAAATAAAGAAATCACAACAAAGAACGGTAACCGATGACATCAATTAACAAACTCGAATCAATGGATGGATCCGTTGAAGATACAGAAATCCCGTCGTTGTTTTCGCATTTGAAAAACAACGACATTCAACCCTTCACAATATTGGAGTCTTATTTCAAGACAGGTCATTTAGATCGTCTGGTGCGTCATCAATTAGAATCGTACAATCATTTTATTACATTTCAAATAGAAAAAACAATCCAAATGTTTAACCCTGTGGTCATTCATTCCGAAGAGGATTACGTGGCGGAAAAAAAACAATATTTCCTCGAAATAAAAATTCAATTCCAAAATTTAAAACTACACCCTCCTCAAATTTTCGAAAACAACGGCGCCACTAAACCCATGTATCCTAACGAAGCCCGTCTTCGAAACTACACGTATTCTGCCCCCATGACGGTCGACCTCGAAATCGAATACATCGTGCGAAATACGGAAGACATGGACAAACCGACATCGACCATCCGATATTTGCGAAACATCAATGTTGGGAAAATGCCGATCATGGTGCGTTCCGTCAATTGCATGTTGCGGACAAAGTCGATCGTGGATTTCGAATCCATGGGCGAATGCCCACATGACTGTGGTGGTTATTTTATCATCAAAGGAAATGAAAAAACAGTGTTAGCGCAAGAAAGGGCGGCCGAAAATCGTATTTATTGTTTCGACGGAAAAAACACCACAAAATGGTCATGGTATGCCGAATTCAAATCAGTTCCCGACCACAAATGCATTTCTCCCAAACAAATCGAAGTGATGATCGCCAACAAAAACAATGGATTCGGTCATGCGATTTGCGTGCAAATCCCCCGAGTTAAACAGCCCATTGAACTGTTCACACTGTTTCGCGCAATGGGCGTGGTGTCCGACCAAGAAATCTGCGAACACATATTGTTGGACGTGCGTGACGAAAAATACCAAAAACTTCTGTTGTGTTTGCATGCATCGATCATGGACGCCAATAAATTCATGACCCAAGAGGACGCGATAACTCATGTGATGGGTTCTGTTATGTATACGCATAACAATGCGGCGGTGGATCGCGAATTGGCGGCGAAAAAGAAACGCGAATTCACGCTGGACATATTGAATCACGATGTCTTTCCACATTGTCGAACTCCGAAACAAAAATTGTATTTGCTCGGATATATGACAAAACGGTTGATCGAAACGTCGTTGGGAATGTGGCCAGCGGATGACCGCGATTCGTATGTCAACAAACGAATCGAATTGACGGGCACGTTGTTGAACAATCTTTTGCGAAATTATTTCAATCGTTTGGTGAAAGACATGCAACGTTCTGTGATTCGAGAGATCAATGGAAAACAAAAACGTTCCATCGAAGAATACGAGAACATCATCAACATGACCAATATTTACAAATTAATAAAATCCTGCACCATCGAAAATGCGATCAATCGGCATTTGGCAACAGGTGATTTCAGCATCAAACAATCCAACAACAGCAAAGTTGGTGTGGCTCAAGTGTTGAATCGATTGACATATCCGGCGACATTGAGTCATTTGCGTCGAGTGAATACGCCTTTGGAAAAAAGCGGGGAATTAATTGCTCCCCGCAAATTGCACAACACCACATGGGGATTTTTGTGTCCCTTTGAGACTCCGGAAGGTGCTTCCATTGGAATCGTAAAAAATCTGGCATTCATGGCACACATTACGATTCCGAGTTACAGTGAAACGTTGTATAAATATGTCGAAAAATACGTCGATCCGTTGGAATCATTTGAAGAGTCGCATCCCATGATGAATCGTGTCAAAGTGTGGATTAATGGCGCATGGATCGGCTGTTGTAAACACGACGACGAAACGAACCCCCTTCTCTTCTTTTCGTTTTTGAAATCAAAGAAGCAAAGTGGCATCATACAGATTTACACGTCCATTATTTTCGATTTCAAGCGTCTTGAAATACGAATATGTAATGACAGTGGGAGATTGACGCGTCCGTTGCTTCGTGTTGAAAACAACAAATTATTGTTGACGAACGACATTTTAGAACAATTAGAATCCAATCAAATTGGATGGAATGAATTGTTGATCGAGAGAGAAAGCCGAGTGGCGGCGCAAACGACGACGATCCCTTCGATCATTGAATATTTGGATGTGGAAGAACAAGAATATTCTCTCGTTGCGATGAAAAATAAAAAAAAAGAAACCCACCATATTTTGCACTACACGCATTGCGAAATTCACCCATCTGCTATTTTGGGCGTATTAGCATCTTGTATTCCTTTTCCAGACCACAATCAAGCACCCCGTAATGTGTATGAATGTCTGGACGTCGAAGAACTCGTGTGGATGGCAGACGGCACCAAAAAACCAATCAAACATGTGTCGGTGGGGGATGAAGTGTTGACTTTCCATCCGACCACATTTAAAATTAGCACCACTGTGGTGATTCGACATTTCATTATACCGAACACAAGTCCACGATATCGCATTTGCACCATAAGTGGACGAAGTATTGTGGCAACGGAAGATCACAAATTTATGACGAACGAAGGTTGGAAAACAGTGGGCGAATTAAAAGACAATTTAAACCACAGCAATTGCCTTTCTCCTTCTTCTGTTTGGATACATTCCGATTTCAATCAACTGTTCGCACCGACTCCCAAGGCGACCGACTGTTCGCTGCGCGAACAAGGGAGCCGCAAGGCGACCGACTGTTTATTTGAAGTGGCCATTTACCAAGAACAACACCACAGTTTTTGTTTTGTTCCACTGGAACGCATTGAACAAGTGGACGACGGATTTGTCTCTGACATTGAAGTTGAGAGTGACAACCACAGTTTTATCGCGGGCGACAGTTTCTTCAGCAGTAATTGCGCTCAATTGAAACAGGCCATCGGAATTTATGCGCGCAATTATCGTCAGCGCATGGACAAAACAAGTTATGTGATGACATACCCGAGTAGACCTCTCATCCACACCAGATGGATGGATTTTATTCAAATGGAAAAATTGCCGTCGGGTTCTCTCATTCATGTCGCGATTCTCTCGCACACTGGCTACAATCAAGAGGACAGTTTGTTGATCAATCAAGGATCCATCGACCGCGGCATGTTTATGACGACAATTTATCACACAGAAAAGGATGAAGATAAAAATGTGATTCAAGATGAAATAGTTCGGTGTAATCCGGACAAAAAAAAGACAAAGGGCATCAAATACGGAAATTACGGCAAATTGGACAAAACGGGTATGGTTCCCGAAAACACATTGTTGGAAAATCGAGACATCATCATCGCCAAAGTGATCCCTATCAAAGAAAACCGAAAAGACCCCACCAAAATAATTAAGTTCGAAGATCAGAGCAAATTATTCCGCACCACAGAAGAATGTTATGTGGATCAGAATTATACAGGACGTAATGGTGATGGATTTAATTTCGCAAAAACGCGAGTGCGAACTCTCCGGAAACCGGTCATCGGTGACAAATTCAGTTCCACGGCGGCACAAAAAGGAACGTGTGGTAATATCATTCCAGAATGCGACATGCCCTTCACAAAAGACGGCATGCGTCCGGATCTCATCTTAAATCCGCACGCAATTCCGAGTCGCATGACCATTGGTCAATTGAAAGAAAGTAATTTGGGCAAAGTGTTGTTAGAATTGGGATTGTTCGGAGACGCCACAGCATTCCACAGTTTAGATATTCACACGATTCGTTCGGAATTACAGAAGGTTGGATTTCAAAGTAACGGCGACGAATTGATGTACAACGGGTTGACGGGCGAACAATTTAAAGTGACCACATTCATGGGTCCCGTTTATTATCAACGGTTGAAACACATGGTCAACGACAAGTTGCACACGCGGGCGTTTGGTCCGATGGTGAATTTGACACGCCAACCTGCTGAAGGAAGAGCCCGCGACGGTGGATTTCGTATTGGTGAAATGGAAAAAGATGGTTTGGTGGCTCATGGCATGTCTCAATTCACGAAAGAACGTCTGTTTGATGTTTCCGACAAATACACCACATTTGTGTGTAAACACTGTGGTCTAATTGCACCTTACAACAATGGTGATAATCCGCACATCAATAAGAAAAATAACAATTTCACAATTCACGAATGCCACACCTGTGGAAACACCACAGAATTTTCGAAAATTGACATTCCATTTGCGTTCAAATTAATGATACAAGAATTGCAGACCATCAATGTTGCGACCCGAATCGTGACTTGATTGGATGGGGGGTGCGAGTTCGCACAGCGAACAAGGGGGGCTCTCGGCCCCCCCCCCTAAATTGATTTATTTTTTTGTTAAATAAAAAGGATTTAACAAAAAATGACAACAACGGAAAAGAGTGGGTTCAAGGTAATTCTCTCTGAGTATTACGACGACATGTTAAGTTGTGAACAAAAATTCATCGAAGCGAAACAACAATATGCCGAATCTCAGAAGAGGTTTATATTGACACAATTTGACATTTTTGTGTATTTCTTAAAAAAAGAAATAAACGACAAAAAAACAAAAACTGTGGTGAATAAATTTAAATGTTGTCAATTCATAACCGACACTACAGTTGGGATTAAACAGGTGTATCAATCAAAAAATCATCCTGTGATGGATTTTAATTATTTGAAAGAAATCATGGAACGTGAATTGGACAAGTTTGAAGAATGAATTCTCCCCCCTCCGATCCTTTTTTATCGCGACACAATGCATATACGAATGCAGCTCAAAGATTTTGTAACATTCATCATTGCCGCGTTAGTCTTGTTGTCTCTCGATGCGATCTATTTTTATTTTCTGTCAGGGTTGTTTATCTCTCAGATTCAACAAGTGCAGAAGACCAAATTCACTGTTCCCAACCCCATCTATTTGCTGTCTTGTTACGCGGTCCTGACTACAGGGCTTTTTTATTTTATTCTAAGAGATCATCGTTCCATTTGGGACGCCGCATTCTTGGGATTCATTATATATGCCATTTTTGAAACGACCAACGGTGCTATGTTTAACAATTGGAAAATATCCACTGTGGTGTTAGATACCGCGTGGGGCGCCATTTTATTTGGAACAACCACAGCAATTACCTATTCGGTGACAAAATTATTTTAAATCTCTCCCCTTAATATATAATAAACCCATGGCTGAAGGACTTTTGATGTGTTGCATGATAGAATTAACTTCTGTGGTGGTTCAAGAAGGAGGAAAACAATATTTGCAACACCGAAAAGAAATGATCGAAAGTGGGCATTACGATGAACTGTTGTCGTCGCGCATTAAAGCCGCAAAACATCGTGCTGCCGAAAATATGCGAAGTGTCTCTCCTATTTTTCGTAAATCTTTTGATAATGTATATCAAAGGATGAGCCATTCTTCAACACCCGATGAAAGTCGTTCGTCTACTCCTTCATCGCTAAATGCTGATTTGTTGTCGCAGCACAGTCATCATCACCCGCGCGAAGCGGCAGCGGCAGCAATTCCGTCAGCCGAAAGTCAATTGTTCCCTTCGATTCCATTTCAACCCCACGAAAAGGGGAGGGAGTCCGGAAAAGAATTTGTCGAAGAATCCAAAGATGTGTCGACTGAATTAAAATCGAGCAGACCTCTTTCGAGAAGATTGAGAGATTCGTTTGGCCATTTTAGCGATTTTCCGAAAGCGCTCAAACGTCCAGCACAGTTTTTGTCGAATATCTCTCCCTTGCGGTTAACACGATCAAAATCGGAAACACAAGATACATCTTCTTCACCCGAATCTCTTCTGTTGGAACCGTCATTGTTTGCTGCGCAAGATTTAGCTTTGGTTGCGTCTGTGGAAAATATTATTCCGCCGATAATAAAAAAAGAAAAACCCCCTGTGGTCGAAGACGAGCGCAAGCGAGAGACTGTGGTAAAAACAGAAGAACCGACTGTTCCGTCAGAGGCAAAAGAGTTAACAGAATTTGAAAAATTTATTGGAGACATTATGGTGTTCGTGAAAGAAGAATATGAATTGCAAAAACAAAATCCAGATTCGGTGTTGTTGAAACAGAAGCAATATCACGACAAGTTGCTGCGAAATTTGGCGGAGATTCGATTGAAAAATTTTTGAGCCGTCGTTCGACAAAAAAAGACCGACCGACCGACTTTTATTTAATAACATAAGTTGTTGAATTTTTGTTGTTTTCAATGACTTTAAGCATATTCTGTAAGTTATCTCTCGGAAATTTATTCATCATAAGAAAGTTATCATGTTTGGTGGGTTTATGATGTTTATGGCATGCGCACAATACTTGAAACACAATAGGGTGTTGTTCACAAATCATCGTTAGTAATTTGTGAAAATCAGATCTTTTTTTAGAAACAATTGGTGTGCTAAAGTAATCACGCATGCTTGCGTATGATGTGCCGGAAGCGGTCACAAAGGGAATTGAACTTTTAAATAAGTCACAAAAATCAATAATGGTGGTGTTGTATGACTCAAAATTACAATTGTTTAAAAATGTCAACACAGTTCCCATAAAATTTTCAAGAGACGACAAATATTTCACAACATGTTTGAATACTTTTGCGTGAAGTCTGTTTCGGTGGTCACTGAAAACGCTGGGGTTTGTGTGAACCATGTATTTAAATTTATGCGTATTTTGGATGTACATCCATTTCAGTGCGCGAATTAATATATACACCTTGGTTTCTTCCCATTTTTGTTTTCCGTCAATTTCTTCAAATTGATCTCCATCTTCGTCTTCGTAATAAAGTGTTTCTGTTTGATGATAATCCATGTATAGGTATACCGAACCCCAATTTCTGCATTCATCATCCATGAATGAAATTCTTGTAAAATGATTGTTCATAAAATTAAAACTATGTTTAAACTCAAAACGTTTGGTTTCATAATCATTGTCTGTTGCAAACGAATCGTCTGAATCATCGTACTCCTCATTGTCTTCGGTTTCTAAAAAATCTGGTTGAGCAAATTTTTGAAAATCTACAAATGCGCCGACATGATTACTGTAAAGAAATGATTCTTGTGCGTCTTCTAAATTATCATCCAAATAATGCAACATAAACATTTCATCTTGTTCGATTTGGGTTTTCATTTTTCTGTGATTGATTGTTTTTTAAAATAAAATAATCAATTTTCCCCCCCATTCCGGTAAGGTCGTCCGTTTTTACTTCAATCGAGTCAACATTTGTTTGAATGCGGGTCCACCAACGCTGCGAATTAATTTCTTTACATCAGGAGAAGACGCGGCGGCTGAAACGACCGCAGGCAACGTTGTCGTCAATGTTTTCATCGAAATGATGTTACGTGCGGTGGGTTTCACTGCTGCTTTTGTCACCTCGTTCGCTTTACGAACAGTCGTTGCTGCTTTTTCAACTAAAGAAAGAATATTCTGTGGTTTTGATTTCGACACTTGGGCCCACGCGTCTTGAATTTCTGTAATTTTACTTTGAAGTCCAGCCAAATCAAATTCAGAAGGGAGAGAAGGGACAGAAAAATTCTCAATCTTTTTCAAAATGTCGGCAAATCGCAAATCCCAAATATGGAATTGACTCTGTAGTGTAGTGATGTCGATTTTGTTTTCCTGTAATATTTTTTTGAATGTTTCAAACGGCGTTTTGAATTTTTCCAATTCTTTTTTCACAACATCCACATCTGTAGACAATTCCCGACCAATGGTATGCACTGTCTCTCGGATGGCGGTTTCGCTGGTGGCGAATGCCGCCGACAAAGATTCTTTGTGTTGAAGAACATCCGAAACGGCTTGGGCAATTTTTTCAGCCCCATCTATTAAACTATTTTGTATGTCTTGATTGTTTGAAAGGACAGTGTTGACGGTTTGAGTGATGTCTTCTTTGTGTGAAGCGACGCTGGAGATGGCTTGGGCAATTTCGTCTTTGTGAGAGATCACAGTGTCCAATGCTTGTTTACTGGACAAAAACCCCTGTTGTGCTTTGTCCAACAATTGATTTTTTAAATCGTTGAATTTTAAATCAAAGTTATTCGTGTGAGTGTCCAACGAGTCCAACACAAAGTCTTTGATCTTATCGGTGGATGTTTTGTGAGATGACAACAGTGTTTTTTGGTGTTCGTCCATATTTTCCGACACCGTTTGAATAGTGTCCAACACGAAATTTTTGAGAGAAGGCGATTCTTGAAGTGCCGTCAATATGGCTTTGTGTTTTTTCAATTCTGCGACAGCGTAAGTCAGGATGTCAAACCATTTCACATTCACAGGCGTTTCGCCGTCCAACACAACAAGTCCCGTGTCGATCTCAAACACTTCGTCGGCGATAAATCCATAATTGGTGCTTCCGTCGGGAATGTATGTGAATTTACGGGGACTTAATTGATAAATATTTTCACTGAGACTTTGTGACAAATCTTCAATGTCGGTTTTGTCATTAACACTAGACGTGTAATAGGTTAATTCATTTTTAGTGTGATTGTAAAAAAGAGGATTGTACTGTGATGCACTTCGGATGGGATGAATATACAATCCTTTTTCAGATGCATTTAGAACTTGATCTGTCGCATTTAAAATAATGGAATTGTCGGGTTGGTTTTTCTCTCCCGCGGAATCGCCGATCGCGATGCAAAATTCGCCCTGATTTACACGTCCTGCATTGTGACCTATTGCAATGCCAGATCTCCCTTGATTTTCTTCTGCGGCGTTGTGACCAACCGCAATTCCTTGTTCATGTTGATTGGCTTTTCCGGAGTTCTGCCCCAACGCGATGGCATATTTTTCTTGGTCTTTTTTACCCGCATCAACACCAATGTTAATTTTGGAAGGGTCGGCAATTTCAAAAGGACCAGAAGAACGTGAGAGATAATCTTTAACTTTCAGGGAATTAAAACCAACTGTAGTTTTTTTTGTTTTTGAACGCAAATGTGGCATATCTTTGATAATAACTTCTCCAATTTCTTTCGCGTTTTCATCGGCTTCTTCACTTTTATCATCTCCCCCTGTATAAATATCATCAATTGACAAATCTGTGGTGGGGGGAATTGTATCCACAGGATCCACAGGCGTTTCTTCAGTTAGAGTGATATCTGGCGTAGGAGTCACAACATCTCTTAAATCTTCGGAATTTTCCATATATATTTAACTACAGAAATTTATTAAATTTCGTTCATAAATAAAAAAACATGTGTGGTGTTATATGATATGGAAGCAATTCCCTGTTTAGGTGTGTTGACCATGGTTCGTGATGATTTATTAATTCGATTGATCGAAAGTATTGATTATCCAATTGACAAATTGGTCATTTTTTTTCAAGGTTCATATTGTCCTAAAAAATGTGAACGAATTCATGACGCCATCCCACCCCTACTTGTTCGTTCCGTTTTATTTGTTGAATCCGACATCAACATTGGTGTGGCCCGCGGATGGAATTGGTTTTTAAAAAACATTCCATCTTCCTATTGGCTCATCGCCGGCGACGACAATTTTTTTGTGCCGTCTACATTGGAACAAATTGCGACAACTATGAGAGACAACAGTGAAGCACAACAGTCTGTGTTCATGGGAATGTTCATGCGTCGGTTCACCGACGTCGCAAACGACGAGGAAGAGGTCATCAAAGCCGGCTTTAACGCTTATGTGGTGACGCGGCGACTGATCGAAAAAGTGGGCATGTTTGATGAAAATATTTATCCCGCTTATTTCGAAGACAACGATTTATGGCACCGAATCTTGTTGTCAGGAGAGACGACAGGATTTTTTCCGGAATCTTGCCAAATTGTGTCGGGAGATGCCGCACACACTGGCAGTTGCACATTGAATAGTGTCCCCCCTGACTATCGAGAAAAAATGGACCAATGTTATTTGAGAAACCAAACTTATTTTCACATAAAATGGGGGCTACCGCCGAATCACTACACACATCCTTTTGGTAGACAAGACTGTTCGTGGAATCAAAGCTTGTTTCATGAAAATTATCACAAAAATCAGGACATTTTGTTGGGACATCATCGCAAAGCGGTCATCAAATTACATTCTTGTAAATCTGATTAAGAAAGCCCAACCCACGCGACGACAGATGGAATCTCAGTTAAAATAATTTCTTGTTTCATTAATTCGGTTTGATGTTGCACCAAACGCGATTCGATCGTGTCTTTTTTTTCAACAATTTCCGTGTCGTCTTCTGGATTTTTCACCACAGTGGTTGTTATTCTCGTTTCGTAACTCATCTGCTGAACTTCATGTCGCAATTCTTGGATTTCTTTCATCGCGGGGGCAATTTTTTCTAATTGCAATTGGATCGCGTATTGAAGAAAATCACTGTTGTGAACAAAGTTGACTGAAGGAGAAGCAAGCCGACCATCATCCACGTTGAGAGTATTTTGATTTTGATAATAAGATTTCATGGCAAATTCGACTTCCTTCAACCATTCGGCAACCCGCATGCGGATCTCGTGAATACGTGTTTCAATGACCGTGTTGTTGAACATACAATTGTGCAGTTGAGTAAACAACTCTGTGATGGATTCAAATTCCGCTTTTTGCGCTTGGAATTCGGTTACCATTTCGTTCTCCTTTTTTGTCGCGAATCCGAATGTTTTTTTATTTTCAATGATGACGATTTGTTCTTTTGATTTTTCGAGAGCCAGATTGTATTTTTTCAACAAATCCATGTTGTTCAAAAAATAACCTCGGAACAGTTCTAAATGCAAATTACATTTGGGGGAAGCACCACATGATGCCTTGTATTTGTTGTCGTGTTCTGTGAACAGTGTGCCTCCCTTTTTTTTGCACCCAATGCACAGTTTAATTTTTTGTTGTTCGTATTTTTGTTTGTGTTGAAAAAACAAATTCAAATAAATTCTGTAGTCAACTCCGTTGCTTCCGTCTTTGACGGAAGAGTCCTTTGAAGAGTCCTTTGAAGAGTCCTTTTCTTCTTTTGGGGCTGTATTTTTAAATGGAGACGAAGGAGTGAGAGATGACATCATGGACTCTATGGATTAACGTTTGATTTCACCGCTGCTGTTTTTCTCTCACCTTTCAACAAGTTTCTCTCCCTTTCAACAAGTTTCTCTCCCTTTCAACAAGTTTCTCTCCCTTTCAACAAGTTTCACTTACCTTTCAACAAGTTTCACTTACCTTTCAAATAATGAATAGTTTTGTCGTAAAAGGCAACAACCAATCCTGTGATTCCTAAATTGACAAACAATAGAATACCGGACCCGAAAATAATGTCAACATCTTCTTTGTGCAACACAGGTTTCCGGAATGGATGAAACCGAAGCACCAAATACGTGGCAACACAAATTTGAATGACAACACTGAGCGTCTGTATTCGAGACGGCGCGATTACCATAAATCCTAAAAATGTCAAAAAATATAGAACATAAATCAACACAATCATCGACATGTAGTGTTTCGAAAAAAAAGACAAAGAAGGTTCAATTAGATTTTCCACCAAAGTTGCCATGACTATATATTTCACAACAACTTTGTTGTAAGTTCTCTCCCTTTCACAACACCTTTGTTGTCTCGCTCCCGAATAAAATTCAAATGTAATTAATTATTTTGTGTAGTTATAAGCATGGACAGGTCGCCGGTCATCACCACATTTGATCATTTATTTCAAATTGATTTTTCAAATAAATTAGGTCAAGGTCAATTTGGCACTGTAGTACAGGGCATTGCAATTCCGACGAATGAAAAAGTCGCCATCAAATTGGAACCTTCTCCCGATTCGATTTCTCTCATGAATCACGAAGCGACTGTTTTGAATTATTTATACCGCAAAGGATGTCATGATTGTGTTCCCAAAATATATGGCATCTATCCGAGAGAAACGGAGTTGACTGTTTGCTTCGCAGAAAACGAGGTCACAGAAAACGAGGTCACAAAATCGCCCATGTTAATCATCACATATTATGATGGTAATGTTGTCCAATCTCCCGAATTATTTACAATCAATGCATTCTGTTCTTGGATTCTGGCGCTCGCTAAAATCCACACGATGGGTGTTATCCATCGTGACATTAAACCGGCCAATTTAATGTTTAACAAAGAGTCGCCCGCCATCATTGATTTTGGATTGTCTTTTTTTTACAGAGAAGACGACAGCGGTTCACAACAGAGTTCTTCTTTTGATCGAGAGATTGTCTCACCAAATAAAACACAATTGACGATGGTCGGCACACCCAAATATGCGAGTCCCTTTGTTCACATGGGAAACACCCCTTCGCGTCGAGATGATTTAATTTCTCTCGGTTTTTCGTGGGTCGACATTCATTATCCCCATTATTTTAAAACCAAAAAAAATACTCCATGTTGTATTTCACTGAACGATCCCATTCACTCTTTTTTTTTAGAAAAGAAAAACCTCTGTAGTTTATCCAAATTTTTACCACACCCCATCACACGGTTTTTTGAATTATGTTATTCATTGAAATACGAAGAAATACCCTGTTATGAAGAATTAATTGATTGTTTATCGATCATTCACGTTTTGGACAACTCCCCAAATACGATTTGATCATCGCCAACGTTTGATCTGCATCTGTGCTCGAATCTAAATAACTCTTTAATACTTTGTCATCAATGGGCGGTTTAAATTCTTTGAGTGACGTGATTTTATCGCTGCTCAACACAGAAGTGTCATACACGATGGGACCCAACACATTTAACAGCGACGAAGCATACGTTGTTGTGATGGGTGTCGGTGTGAATGCTTCTATTTTTGAGAGACCGCGCCAAATTAAAATTACAGAAATTGTTACAAAAATAACCAAGGCGGCATAAAACAAAGCGCGTGCAGGTTTCATGATTCTATTTTTTATAGACACATATAAAAAATGCAAGATTTTTTTTCATTTTTTTACGGAGAACAAAAAAATGAAACGGTCGAGAGAATGGAAGCCAAAGTGTCAGTTCTCAAATGGCAATTGCAGCAAATGTTGAGTGAAAACGAAAACATAAAACGTGAGATGCAATTGTTGTTGAGAGAAAATGAAAAATTAAAAAGACGCCGAAGGAGTTGAAAAACGACTGTATGGAGCGCTAGTGAACAAAGGAGTTGAAAAACGACTGTAGTGGAGCCAAAGGAGTCGAAAAACGACTGTAGTAGAGCGCTAGTGAACAAAGGAGTTGAAAACGACTGTAGTGGAAACATGTAAACAATATAATGAAGAACTCGTTGCCGCCACTTTATGAAAAAATTAATTATTTGCACGAATTAGATTACGGTAAATACATACGGTGGTCAAAAAAAGAAACCCCCGAATCGTGCACAAAAGGTGCGATTTTGGTCGACATTAAATTCATTAACAACATGGGGTTTTGCGTTTGTAAAACACAGTTCGGAAAATTTTTTCAGTTTCACTTCCACACTCACATTGTTTTTCAGAAAATGACAACATCGGACATCATTCGTGCTCAAATTGAAGAATAAGTGGATCCAGTGCCCCAAAAATTGAAAACTTTTTCCGGATAAAAAAGTGATCAACACTACACACACATACTTAATCACCATGTCAACTTACGAACAACAACAACCCGAAACTTACGAAAATATTTCACAAATTTCAGGTGGAAGTCAACAACAAAAACCGATTAAGCCGAAAGCACCGAAAATCAACAACTATGCTCTTAACGCAGCCGCTATTATTTATGATTGCACCAAAGCATTAGATCAACCAGTGCGGAAACAAATTCTTAATGATAATTACATCGGCTCCCAGTTTCAGGCGAATGAAGTAAATCAATATTATGACAATTATAAAGAGGAAGTAATTCCGGCAAATAAAGCCGCGGTAAAAGCACTTTACAAACCAGCCAAACCACCCAAAGTGCAAGGTGAAAAAAAAGCCGCCCCAAAAAAAGGCAAAGGTGTAGTGAACAACAATCCTTCAGATCAAGAGTCCGAAAACAATTATTACCAGCCTCCTCCATCTCAACCCATTTATCAAAATCAACCTCCTCCACAGGTTGTTTTTCAAAATCAGCCTCCTCCACAGGTTGTTTACCAAAATCAGCCTCCTCCACAGGTCATTTATCAAAATGCACCACAGTCGTATTCATCGAATCCTGTCGGCGCATTTGTGCCACCTCCCAAAGTTGGCGGCGGTAGAAAATCAAAAACTCAAATTTAATTTTCGGGAAAGGAACTTTTTTTGTCTGTCCACTTCAGTGGACCGAAGGAGTGAGCGACTGACTGTTGTCCACTTCAGTGGACCGAAGGAGCGAACGTCAGTGAGCGACTGACTGTTGTCAACAAAGTTGACCGACGACGTTATTTGACCTTTAAAATTTGTTGAAATTGTGCCGACGACAAAAACAAATTGTGGTATCTCAACACGAATTCCAAAATCACAGACAATTCATATTTATCCCAGTCCGTTTTTTGCAAAATGTCATTGTATTGAATGGGATAATTTAATTCGCGCAAGATGTCGTTGATAATCTTGACGGCATAATTTCGGTTTCCATTGGCGAGGTAAGTTCCCGTTCCGGAATCCGTCTTCTTTTTTACTTTAAACACAACCTCTTTTTTGAAGTGGGTCATGAATCCGAAATACTGTATTTTGTCATTCAAATAAGGGTAAAACAACGTGTTGAACGTCTGCTCCGCTTTTTCGTATTTTAATTTCTCTTGAAACGTGGCTTGCGTTTTTTCAATCCAATCCCCATTTTGAAATAAAAAATACACGTTTTTATTTTGAACTTTATCGAACAACATCATCATCTTGCCCAGAATTGTATGTTGTGCAAAATAAGAATTCACATCTTTGGCATACGCGACACCAGAAAGATCAATGTGGTTCATGATGTTTAATTTTTGTGAAATACTCATCGAATCCAAAATGTGGTGAACAATTCCGCGATTTATAAAATCTTGCGGAAATTTATAAAATTCTCTCAAGTTTCCCATCACGTGATTCAAATAAACGGACCACGTTTTTTGCTTCCACGCAATGGGCTGTTGTGTCGACGCAATATTCCATTCTTCGTCTAATAATTTCAAATCTTCTTCGTATTGTGGCTGTCCATCCTTGTTTGATTTCAAATTCAACCAACCCACCTCTTTGTTTTTAAATCCAGACGGTATTTGGATATATTCGGGCTTGTAATCAACCGGCACCATCCTGTCAAACATTGCGGCATGCAAATCTGTGATTTCAGTTGGCTGGAAAAAATACTCTTTCTCTCGGTTTATCAATTTTCCCGTCCGACCATAAGAGTCTGTCAAAAATTCGGTGCGATTTTCAATGAGGTAAGTCAGTGCAAAAAAGATTTGTTCAATCGAATAAGTCTGAACCACATTGATCGCCGCCACGATCTCGTTGAGAGAAAAAGACGTTTTAATGGAATCACGAAACAGTCCCTTTATTTTTTCCACGATCACCGTGTTGTTATTTTTAATGAAATCATGATTATACGTGTATTTATTCACTTTCAAGGGATGTTTCTCTCGGTCCACAAAAGGATAACATTGATAATCACAGCGATTCATGTAGTCACAAATATGCGTGTGTGGTTTATCTCCTACTACATACGGAATTTGAATGTCAAATGACGACAAGTGCAATGTGATGGTTTGTTTTAAATCTTCTTGTTTCATTTTCTGTTGTCCTTCATTCAAAATGCAGTCGATCGAAATTTCTTTGAGAAGACGATAAATAAATCCGAGTTGAATGGCTTTTGCTTCAGAATAGCGATAAACATATAAATCGGCGGTTTCCAATTTAACGTCGGCGGACTGTTCGGAAAACACGGCGGCGTGCAAATAAATTTCTACAGAGCGTTCTTCCAATGGCAGTTGACAATGAGACAACGTTCGGACACCGCGACCAATGATTTGTTCAATGCGACTCATCGTGAACCACGGGTCAATGCAATGGATTTGTCGAATGTTTTTGAAATCCAATCCTTCGGACCCCGCTCTCGAAATCAAAATCACTTTCACTTTTTCTCCATATTTGTTTTCCGCACTCGACACGTATTTGACGTCTTCTGCATTGTCTGGCGACAGTTTTTTATCTCCCGTGATCATCAAATATTTGTTGCCGTTCGGTGGAGAATGCAAAGGTGTCCCTTTTTTAAATAAATTACCATACGACGTTACACCGGAATACCGACCAAATCCCCGTTCTTCCAACGCCAGTGCAAGTGGGATGATACCGCCCCACAAATAAAAGGCGTACACCAACACAATGCCCTTGGATTGTTCAATCATCTGACAAATGGAGTCAATTTTACAACTATATTTGGGGATCTCGGGTGGAGAAAATAATCCTGTAGTGTTGGGACGATATTCAAAATTCATGATGTTCTGATGTTCGTGGATCAACATGACTTTTTTGAATCCATCTGATCCCAATCCGAATTCGCCGTCATTTGACGGATACACCATGTTCAAACACTGCAACGGCTTTTGTAACAATTGATAACCAAATGCGTCGACTTCTTCTATTTTTGTCTTATCCGTTTGATCCATCACAGATTCTACTTTGGTTTGGTAAGCCAATTCTTGAACAGCGTGCATCGGATGCACGATGACATCTAAGTGCAGTATTTTCGGATGAGCGCCTCCCATTTTTTTGCCATTCATTTGGTGAGTTGGGTAAGGCCGCGACAAAATGGATTGATCTCGAAGAGGGGGAATATCTTGCGGATAAACTCGGAAGGGAAACGTGTACGGATTTTCTCCTCGAACAAACGACACATACCCAGTCAAACGACGCATCAACAATTCTTTTCCTCCTTCGACGCCGGCGTTCCCCGATTTTTTGAAGTTGCCCAGTTTGTCAAAAACGTCATTATTGTGCAGTGGTTTCCGGCCATCATTGATGTTCATTAAATTGGTTAAAAAAACGATTTCGCGGTAGGAGTTGTAGATGGGCGTGGCGGACAACAGGACGAATCGAACGTTGTTCGCAACTTCCGCAACTTTTTGCAACTGAAATCCTATTTTAGGACTGTCTTTGTTGTCGAAATCATTGGACACGCGAATGTTGTGAACTTCGTCGATGATGATCAAACGGTTGTCGAATTTTTTATGAATTTCGTGTTCGAATTGTTTCTTTTGTTCGATCTCTGTTTCCAAATTTTTGTTTTTCAGATCATCAATGTCACCGCCAAGTTCATCGTAACCGACAAATTCATAATACTGATCGCGCAGTGTTTTTATTTTTTTCACAATGTCGTCCACCGATTTTAGTCCCGTCAGAAAAGGATTGATTTCTTTCAGGAGAGAATGTCCGATTCCGGAAGGCAACACCCATTGGGGTTCTTCGTTTTTGTTGCCTTTGACTTTTTTCAATTGCGTTTCGTCGAAAAATTGGCGTTTGAAATTATCTTGCACATTGGGTGCCGCCACGATCATTATTTTTTTCCGAATTCCCAATTGTTTCAAATATCCTCGCATGTCTTCGGCAATTCCAATGGCGCTTAATGTTTTGCCAGTGCCCACCATGTGATATAATAATAAACTGTTGTAAGGTGTTTGGATGGACAAAAAATTTCGGACGAACAGTTGATGGGGCAGGAATTCGAATTCTTTCTTTTGTATTTCTACACGACACATTTGGTCTGATTTATCTTTCACGTTGTAGATTTTATTGTCGAACTGAATGTCGTTGAATTCTTTTTTTTCTGACAATTTTCGGTTAAATTCGGGGTCTTCCAACAATGGATACAACATCGGGAATTCATCGTCGTTTATCTCTTCGTTTGCAGGAAGAGGCAACTGGGATGGCAAGTCTGAGTCAAGAGGCAACTGTGGTGGCAATTCCAACTGTGGTGGCAACTCGGGAGGGTTCACTACAGATTTTTTTTTGTTTTTCTTCGTCACCGCTTTTGTTGATTTTTTTCGTTTCGACTGTGTTTTTTGTTTTGACTGCACTTTATTTTTAATGCACCACACAACTCCATTGATGTCTTTCGCGGATTTCGTGCCATTTGGACAACGTTTTAATGACCCTTTTATGAAAGGTGGCACTGGATTTGATTTTGATTTTTTTTTTGTCACTCCAGCCATTTATATTTTATGATGAAATTAAAATATAAATTTCTCTCCCCCTTTTTCAACTTAACAAAAAAAATCCTGTGGTCGAAGACGAAAGACTGTGGTTATTTATTTGAGACTGGAACTTATAAGTTGTAATTCATAATATTTTTTTTGAAAACCAAAAATCTCACGTCGGTCGTCGCAAAGCGACTTCCCTCGTTTGCTTCGCAAACAGTGACATTTCAGAATATTCTGTAATTAATGGTTCAAATTCATATGAAATTTCATAACAATTAATATATTGTAAATCGATAAATAAATTGGGATGTTGTTCAAATAAACCGTCAACGAAATCATGTTCCGTAATTCCCGAAGATTCCATATAGTGATGGTAACATTTTTGTATGGTTGTTTTCTCTCCTTTGAATTCAGTCGGGAATCGCGAAGCGATTCCCTCGTTTGCGCAGCAAACAAACGGTTGTCATCATTTTTTTAAAAAGGTTCCATTGATCATGAACATCCATTTGTGTGTGCAGTTTATTTTTTTTTTTGCGTTTAATATAAATCAATTTTGCGGGCGACTGTTTGCTCCGCAAACGAGGAAGCCGGCGACCGACCGACTAAGTTTCGCAAATCGTGTAGTGATTCAGTGTGTATTCAATTTGAAACAACATGTTTTTTTTCTCGACATTATAATCGCGAATGGATTTGGTGGCTTCTTCGAACGATTTCCATTTCAATTGACTGACTTCGGATTGTTGAAACACAAAAGGGGTTGTCGAATAATCGTACGGCACTTGTGCTAAATAATATTTATGTTTGTAACTTTTGTAATTGGAACCGATGAAGATTTCTTCGAACGGAAAAATATTTTGAATGAGTCGTAGAATTTTGTAGGAACATCCGGTTTCTTCAGTAAATTCGCGGAATGCACACGACAGATCTTTTTCATTGTGGTTTTTGCGGCCTTTCGGAAATCCCCATTCGGGTTCAGTCCACACAGGATATTGGCGATCATTGTCGGCAATCATAGATTCCAGTGTGGTCCATTTTTTTTCGGGATGAAAATAACCTTGTTTAAGAATTTCATATTTTGTTTTGGAATGGAATTCTTCATAAGTGTATTGCGACGAATGACTGCTCCACGATGTTTGTTGCCAACATTCCATGAATTTCCCCTCGACGATGTTTTGTTTTTCACCGGTGGTCATTTGTTTCAACATGTTCATCACATAATCGTAATCGTGTGGATTGTATTTTCCTCTCACAAAATCGATGTAGCCCAATGTGTCTTTTCGGCAAATCATCAAATATTCTCTCGTCGATGTCTCTGGTCGAATCCGAAAGACGACCATCCCATAACTGGTGATGGGATATTTGCATTGATAATATGGATGACCTCTGTTGCCACAGTAGCCGCAAATCTTTGTAGTCAACTTCGTCGCTTCCGTCGAAGTCAGAGGTGGTTTAGTTTGTTCTGTTAATGGTTGCATTCCTATGTTTATTTGTTTGTATTTATTATGTAATTATATTGTAAAGTTATGTGGAGAAACATAAAAAACAGAACAGTCAAGAATAATAATAGGGTCAATCAAAACAGCATTCCACAATCTGTTTCATCGCCGTTACCTGTCCCCCCCTTAACCCAAAATAATACCCAACCCGCATCTCAACATGATGAAAAGTTCTACACGTTTTTAAAATTTATTCAAATTCTTATTGCAGAAATTGTAAAAATATCTAAAATAAACCCAACTACTCACGAGCAAGTAAAGAGTCTAATTGCCTCAACTGTATTTAACACCTATAATACTTTGTCGCTCCGTACCACTCTTAATATTGTTTCTGAACACTTTGGTGTTTTGATTGATGATGTCAACATTACATTTACTAATAACGAACAAATCTATAGTTGTTTTAGTTATTTAATATTATGTTTATTTAATTTTTTTTGCGAAAACTGCAAAAACATAACCAACACCACTGAAATAATATTAGATAAAAAAAAAAAAGATTACGCTTGGAACGTGTATATATCTACTCTTCTTAGAAAACTTTACCAGACCCCAACTGACATAAATACCATTATAAATAATATTAGAAAGAATGGTTTTGTTTCAATTGACGTAAACTTTAATACGTCGGAATTTACTCCACCTCCCCCTTCATCTTCGCCTGATCCTGCACTACAACCTGTTTTGCCCACCATTCCGCAACTTGATGACCAATTCCCATCTCAACCTGATGTTCATTCATCCACAATTGACACTGATGCGTCGGGACTTGTTCAAACTTTGCCTCTCCCTCCTCTTTCGTCTTTGCCCAATGATGGTCCCATTGACCCTACGCAAACATTACCTATTCTCCCCCCATCTCAACTTAATGTTCCTTCCACATTTATAGATCCCGAAAAGTTCGGGATGTTTGTAGATTTAAAAGACAAATTTATTAATGAAATTGTAATCAGTGACGCCACTATACTAGATAAAAACAGGTTTCATACACATATTAATGGTGTCATTGCCAAAAACTCAAAAATAATGCAGTTTTCTTTTAATTCGATTTCTGACAAAAATAAAATTTTTGTTGACGAGAGAAAAAATAGATTTACCGACGACACAATATACGCTTGTATTGTTGAGTTAACACTCAGTTTATTTAAGATTTTTTGCACAGACAACGACTGCAATATACTTGCTGATGAAATATCAGATGATTTAATAAAATCAAAATTTGGTTCAAATCATAATACCAATTTTATAAAACAGTCAAATCATAAAATGTCAAATATTCTTAAACGCATCTATAAACATATGGATGCCATGGTAAATAAAATTATACGGAGTTATGATAACCCACCTTCAACCACAATTGACACTACCGCGCCGGGACTTGTTCAAACTTTGCCTCTCCCATCTTCCACTGTTGGCGTAATGAACGAGGAAGTCGTTCCACAACAAAACCAACTTAATGTCCCTCCTGTTCCGCCGGCAGACCTTGATAACACGCCCAGTGACTCAGTTAGTGCTCATTCAGATAATTTGAACTCAGTCCCTAACTTAAACGCACCCCCTGACCCCTCACAACTCGCACTTCCAAACAATATGAACAAAGAACAATTTGATGTGTTTTTAGGCTTAGTTGACAGATATATTTCTCTCATTATATTCGAGTACAAAAAAGAAAACACTTCTTTTGAAGTTTTTCATGATTCCATTGCCAAAGTTGTATTAAAAAATAGGAGTTATTTGGTTAATGTTGTTAACAATAATATGTCTAACATTAATTTTGATCTCGATAAGAAAAATAAAAATAAATTTAACGATGACGCAATACGCAGTTGTATTGAGGTGTTAATAGTTAAATTATTTGATATATTTTGTCCGAACTGCGTCATTGCTTCTGATGAAACAAAATTATCGGATAAAGATTTGGACGTGCATAATCCCGCAGCACTTCGTATTGAAATGTCTAATTTTCTTAAACGCGCGTATAGAGACAAAAACACATTAAATGACGCTGTAGGTGCTATCATATTCCAGTATGATAAGGACAACCTACAGCCAATTCCTGATGTTTCTCAAACACAAGAATCCAGTTCACAACCGTTACCTATTCCCCTGCAACTTAGCCAAAATAATATTGTCGACCAACCCAATGACTCTGAAAAAAAGTTCAGAGCATTTGAGGATTTAGTTAACAAACTAATTGATCAAATTGTAAGTTTAGTTTTAAAAAAAAAACTTAAGAACGTAGATGAATCCCAAATCCGTAACCGTATTAACCCTGCGATTACCCCCCCCACAGAAAAATTGAAATATATTTTGAATAACATTTTTGTTGATAATACTAATATTTTTAATGAGAACAAAAATACATTTACCGATGCCACAATTAAGACTTATGTTAAGGCCACGATACCTTTATTATTAAGTTTTTTTTGCCCACAATGCAACATAACCGACTCCGAATCACAGTATGACGAACCCTTTTTTAAGGAGTTCACCACACAAAAAATTGATAACGCAATATCTAATGTTCTTAAACACATTTATCAACACGACACAATATTTAAAGGCATTGTAACCGATATTATACAAAGTTATCAGAAACCACAGCCGATTTCTCAAACACAAAATGACATGTACAATTATTTAGATAATTTAAAAACAAATATTGACACTGCATTTACGTCAAACCCTAATGAGCATGATCAATCCGTTTTGTCAACTCCAATCGATGACTTAAATAACAGTGACAGTGATGATCAATCTGTTCCATCAAATAATCCAATTGACAAAAACTTATATATCGATCTGTCGGATATCGATAAATTTAAAAAGTTCGTAAAAACAAGTATTAATGCAATTGTTAGAATTGCAAAAGGTAAATTATTCCCAAATATTTACATTAAGGATTACTATGACCACATGGTAAAACTCGCAATTGTTAATGACTTAATAAAGATTCAAGTTTTGTATCAAACAATAACAGATGCATTTAATAACAACAGAAATACAAATTATATGTTTGATAAAACCCAAGTACATGTATTTATTGATACATTTATACGCGATTACTTATTTCATATTTTTTGTGAAAATTGTGATATAAAAAACGAAGTTGCCGAGATAAATGTGTATGCGGCGGCCAACCGGGAAGAACTTATGAACAACAAGATATCAAAATTTCTTCGTGATATTGCATTATCACCAGATCTTATAAAGTTTGTGGCAACAGAAGTTTTAAAAAACTACCCGAATAAAGTTGACAATTCTATGTTTGATAAACAGAAGAATACCAATGGACCAATTACAACAACAGTGTATGCACCAAATTTAGAGAATTTGAATCGATGTGTTATCACATTTGCATTCGGAACTACCGGTAAATTATTAGTTGAAACAATCGAGTTTATTGATGCAAAAACCAAACAGTCAACACCATTTATACCCCAACACCCTATTCCATTGTTTAACAAAGATGATGATACCATGATTATTGACCAAGCGACCACAGCATTATTTAGCCAGTTACCAAATTTAAAAATAAAATTAGATAACATTCAAAACCAGTCGTCGTTTTTATCAGACCCATCAGACCACTTTAATTTCCAAAAAGGAAAAGGAAAAACCAAAAAACGAAATATTAAAATCAAAGGGCAACGGCATTCGAAAAAGAACGCCTCGCGGCTCCCCCGTTCCAGAAAAAACTTAAACAAAAATCTGTAATCAACCCACCAACACACATGGGAATTCCCGTCTACTTTTCGAAAATTATGCAAGAACATAAAAATTGCATCGAAACCGTCGTGCCCCCTTCTTGCTTCGAATGGCTTTTGATGGATTGCAATTCCATTATTTATGACATTATCCATGAACCAGTTTCACAGAAAACAACTGTGGTCGAAGACGAGCGCAAGCGAGAGACTGTGGTCGAAGACGGAAGGAACGAGCGCAAGCGAGAGACTGTGGTCGAAGACGGAAGGAACGAGCGCAAGCGAGAGACTGTGGTCGAAGATGAAGCAACGGAGTTGACTGTGATTATTATTGAAAAATGCATTCAAAAAATTAAAGAATACATTGTTCTATTTGCACCCACAAAAGGTGTATTCATTGCGTTTGACGGTGTTGCCCCCATCGCAAAAATGAAACAACAAAAAAAACGCCGTCATCAATCCACGTGGTTGAAACAACAGGGGTTGGGCGATTCCGCCAAATTTGACACCAACACCATCACGCCGGGCACGCCATTTATGGACCAATTGGCCGAATCCATTTTGTCCGCCAATTTTTTGTCGGGGACAAAGATTGAATGTGTGGTGTCGTCGTCCCACGACGTGGGAGAAGGTGAACATAAAATGTTTCATTTTATTAAAACTAAATCAGCGTCTTCTGTTCTGGTGTATGGTCTGGATGCAGATTTAATCATGTTGTCGTTGTTCAATCTCTCGTTCGTGCCGACTGTTTACATTGCGAGAGAAGCGCCGCAATGGGCGACGACTCTTTTGCCGAAGACGGAAGCAGTGCAGCGAACTGTCGCGGTTCCTTCCTCCAACATGATTTATTTAAATGTCGGCGAATTAGGGAATCAAATTGAATTGATTGGATTTTCTCTCCCCGACTACATGTTTTTGTGTTTTTTCTTGGGAAACGATTTTTTGCCCTCTTTTCCGTCCTTTTCTCTCAGACATGACGGCATGGAACGATTCGTAGAATGTTATTTGCGGCTGAAACGCGCCGACGCCGGTTTTTGTTTTATTCGAAAAAATAAAATTCAATGGGAGTTTGTGCATGCGTGGGCCCAAGAATGTGCCAAACAAGAACATTCAGCTCTGTTGTCATTTTGGGCGATGAGAGAAAATCAAGAAAAACGCGCCTCGCTTTACGGCGCTGTCCCCCCTTCCAAACAAATCGAAAACATCCCTGTGATCTTTCGCGAAATGGAAAAATACATTTGTCCGAGTGAGGAAGGATGGGAAGCCCGTTACTACAGAGCGTTTGAAATTCGGGATGTTCCCAAGATGTGTCAAAATTATTGGCAAGGCATCGAATGGGTGTTTTGTTATTACACGAATTGGCAATCACCGATCACCCAGTCATCTTGGAAATACAATTATGGTCATCCTCCACTGTGGTCCGATTTGGTCAGTCATCCTCGTCAGAAATGCCGGTTTCCTTCGCGAACCGCGATTTCGGAAAAAGAAATTCCGAATTTTGTGAATCCACCACAGGGGGTTTTATTGAAACCCCAATTCGATTGGACATTTTGCCGATATTTTTGGGAATCTCATTTGAAAGAAAATCATGGTGGGGTGGCGGCACCAACGGGGGCAGCACCGGCAGATCCCCTTAATACAGCACCCATGTAACCAAATAATATGGAAAAACTCAAAATCAGAACGGTGGACACACCACCAAGACTGGAATTTGAAATTTTTTGTTTTAATGCAAATTGTGTAATGATCCAAAAGAGAAGTACAACAAATATGCCAACAAATATACATGCAACAAATATTCCGAAAAATCCCATTAAATAAAGTGAACTAATAAAATCCCCAATCGCTTGTATCCGACTTTTTATATCTGTAAAATTAACAGTCCTTACCACTGGCGTCGACGCTTCCCACTGTTTTTTCTTAAACAAAATTGCAATCGCGGAAAACACAGTGACTAATGTGATGTAAATGCCGGACATCATTTCAACACTGTTTTTCCAAACAGACCCATCAATGGCCAATGTGATTCCGATGAGCGAGAGAAAAAAAATAAATGCGCCTTCGACAAATGATAACATGTTGACTCGGGTGCCGACATTCATAAAATCATAAATAAAAAATTTGTAAAAAGGAGGCGACGCAAAAAAACAGAACAGGCACAACAAAATGAAAATGAAAATGTCGAACAAAGTTCGCATCATTGTGATCTGATACACGCCACTTAAAAAATCGCTGTCAATCGGCACCATCGCAATTTCCGCCGTGTCGTTGTCGTGCACATCGGAGGGACTACACACAGTTTCAGTGCCGCCAACATTTTTGCGAATGTTACCAGAGGAATTAATTTTATTGAACACGCTCGAATCTTCCCGAGTTGACGTGAAGTTCTCTCTCCCAAGTTCTCCAGTCCCCAAAGTGGACATTGGGTTCGGTGTGATGTTGACATAAGTGGATGAATACACGGCCATTGGGAACACAAACGAAGGTGTTTTTTTCAAATTAGGAGGGAGTGTAGTCATCACGATGGGGGTAGGAAAAAGGATGCTGTTTAAAAAAAAAATACAAGGAGCGTGTGGTGTGATGACAGAATCAAAAGCGAATTCCAAATTTTCTTCAACCGTGGACGACAGTTGCTCGTTATCTCTCGCTTCTTTCACTGACGTTGACCCAAATAATTTTTCAAGAGGATGAGGGAGAGAAGAAGGGTTCAATTTGATTAAAAAAATGGAAAAAATGGGTTTCAAAAATTGGGTGGATTTATTTTCGACAATACACAGTGCGTCATATCTTGTGTCTTTTAATTTATAAAATGGTCTGAAAAACGAGAGAGATTGAGAAGTGTAGGAAAGTATTGAATTTCCATTTGAAATGCGAAGTTGTGGATTACTAAACCCGCGAGAGATAGACTGTTCAAATTTGAATTTTAAATAACCTGAAGAAGAATCAGATTCGACAGGACCTATTTTTGTTTTGTAATAATGATATTCAAAAAAATCAGAAGGGGCATTTTTCTGAAAAGACAACATGAATATGATTTATAAAAGGGACATATTATATATTCGACGATTCCGGATGAAAAAGTCACGGACAAAAAAAAACCACAGCCGTCGTTCGTTATCTCTCACCACTCCTTCCTCCAAGAGTCGCCGCCGTCGTTCGTTATCTCTCACTCCTTCCTCCAAGAGTCGCCGTCAAAAATCCCACCGACTTTTCACCATGAAACAGTACAACGCCAACGACGGCATGTTGACAAAGATATGGGGTCCTCCGATGTGGCATTTTTTACACACCATGTCTTTTAATTATCCCGTCAAACCAACCCCCGAACAAAAACAACAATACAAAGAATTTCTGTTGGCATTGCGGTTTGTATTACCCTGTGGTAAATGTCGACAAAATTACACCAACAACATCGCAAAATATCCGGCCGTCGCGAAACATCTGAAAGATCGGCATTCTTTTTCTCTCTACATTTACACATTACACGAGGTTGTTAATAAAATGTTGGACAAAAAATCCGGACTGTCTTATGCTGACGTGAGAGAAAGATACGAACATTTTCGGGCACGTTGTCTCGTTGCCCCCAAAACAAATCCCAATGAAAAACCGGCGCCTCCTGAAACGGGATGCGTTGAACCCATGTATGGAACCAAATCAAAATGTCTGTTGCAAATTGTACCCGCCATGCGAAAATGCAATACATTGTCGATCGATCGAAAATGTGTGGACAAATGCATGACAGAACAGACATAAAAACAAAAAAATACTCTTCCGTCGAAGACGGAAGCAACGGAGTTGACTCTTCCGTCGAAGACGGAAGCAACGGAGTTGACTCTTCCGTCGAAGACGGAAGCAACGGAGTTGACTCTTCCGTCAAAGACGGAAGAGTGGTTTGTCAAATGTGAAGACGAAATCGAGGGACTTCAATTTATCGATTACATTAATAACATCACATCACCAACTCACGCGTTAAAATAAAAAATTCTCGCCTGCTGGAATCGAACCAGCGACCTTTCGGGTTACAACCGAAAGCTCTACCAATTGAGCTAAGACAAGTTATTATCGACTATTATTTAATCACATTGAAGTCATACGAATTTTCCAACATTTTTTCAAACAAATTCACCACAGTTGGATCTTTCATTGATTGTTGTTCATGATAGCCCATAATAAAGTGCTGTTCCATTTCATGTTCTGTGATGTTTCGCGCATTTTTCATAAATTCTAATATTTCGTACATGATATCTTTGTGTTTAAAAGATATCAATTGAATTGAAATTCCTCTTTCCAAATATTTTACAATGCGTAACACTTTTTTCATTAAATGACGCTGACATATTTCGCTTTCGGTAGATCCGAACGAGAAATAATATGTGGTGCGTAAGGATTCGATGTCATTCGGGCAATAACACCACACATGATGTCCGTCATAATAATTTTTGAGAATATCTAAATCAAATTGAAACGGAATGATATGGGTTCGCGGATCATTTTTACAGACGATTAATTGGATGGAGCAACATCCATGAAGGTAACTGTTGTAAATATGATCAATTTCTGTGACTCCGGCATATGTTTTGACCTGCGTGGAGGGTTCATCTTGCCAGAAACTATCAATTAACTCTGGACAGAGGTTTTTTTCTTCCACAAAAACATCAATATCTTGAAAATCTGTGTTACAAATGAGTTTTAATACAAAAGATCCCGAAATAACTGCATTGTGAGTTGTCAATAAATTTCGTAAAGGAGTTGCATGCCGACGTAATTGAACGTGAAAACGATTACATAAATCTTCTGGGGACAGCGGAAATATTGTTGCGGCTGGGGGTAGCGGAAATATTGTTGCGGCTGGGGGTAGCGGAAATATTGTTGCGGCTTCTGGGGACAGCGGAAATATTGTTGCGGCTGTGTTTTGCATCTTGGTGTGATCCCAGTTCACTTTGCAAATAGATTTCAATTTCCCCCCCCCCCCCATTCAAACAAAATTACGCCAAAGAAGGAACATTGTTTTTCCATTCACTCCATCGTGATTTATTAAATGCCGTTAAATTCAGTAATTTATCAGCGTTGTCTTTAAAATATTGCGCTTTCTGTTCGATTGCCAATTGTTCCGCGCTTTTCGGCGAACTGGAATTCTGAACACACATTTTGTCTTGTTCCGTTGGCTGTGGTTTCACACCAAAACAGTTCACCCCGAATTTCATTTCAGGATCAAATTTACCACCATTCACACCTGGGCGACCACATGAATTCGGTGACTTTCCTTTTTGTAATTCATCCCATGTTTTCTGTTGTGTTGGGAACAGAGCCATTTGGTCGGCACTCCATCCATATCCGCAAAATTCCCCGCCGTTTTGATAATGTTGTTCGACTTGTTTATAATCCGCCAAGGTCGCTCCCAACGCCGAACACACGGCTTCTGCGTCGCGATAGGCATATAAATTGTTTTGAACGTGAAACACTTCTTCAGTGGGAGGAGGTTCTGTGGTGGGAATTGGATTTGTGGTAGTAGTGGGCGTGGGCGTTGACCACAGTTTGCGCAAGAGGTCAATGATCGAAATGTTGAAAACATGTTTAAAAAACTGCACGGCGATGATGAACACCAACGTGAACCACAACAGAATTTCCGTCAATGAAACCACGAAAGAATGGTCGCGATGGATCGTCTGGAAAATAAATTGGAATATGTAGAACATCACAAAAATGACACCGAATGAGATAAGAGAATAAAATTGATCGATGTAATTTAAATATTCGTCGCGAATGTTCTCGGCAATTTGTTTCGGATCGAATTGATAAATCCACGAAAACAACAAATACAAAAATGTGAACAAGAAGGCTACACCGAGAATCATAAAATCGATGACATTGCCGACTGAAGAGTAGGAGCGATTTATTTTTAAAGAGAAATACAACACCACATAAATTGTTAAGAGTGAGAGAAAAATAAAACCATATGACGATAATTGATTCATTGAAAATATTTCACTTGCCATAATTTAGTAGTTTATTTTCGGAACAACCTGTTGTCTTTTCACAACAGGTTGTTTACGGCATTTTTAATTTTCCATTTTTAAAAAATCGAACCAAACATGCTACCCAACAGAGTATTTGCGGGTGCGGGTCCTGAATCTAAATTTCCTCGCATCATTTGGTCATAGGTGTCGGTCCCATGGGTCGTCGAAACGGGAGTCGGAGGAAAGATGGGGTTGTTTCCGCCTTCTTGAGAGTCTTGACGTGGTTGTTGTTTGGATTCCCGAACTTTGGGAGGCGGTGTTGTGCCGTTCCACATGTCATCTAAACGTTCCACCAAAATATTGACTTTCAGCCCCATTTTTGTTTGGATCGACAAAACAACGATAAGAAATGTCAACACGGCGCCCGTCAGTTCCAAATGGCCATATTTAAATCCGCTGTAGGTCGGAAAATAAGTGATGACACGATGTGTGATGACGATGCCGATGAAAATGACAATGATTTGAATTAAAATTTCCAACGTAATTTCTAAAGTGGATTTTTCGGGGTCCGGATCTGGCAAGAATTTCTGAATTGTTTTGTTTAAAATAACCAAAGGGATGATGGCAAAAATAGCATACTGTAGTGTATTCAAAATCTCGGCTTTGCTGTCTTCGGATGTTGAAAATACATGATTGAAAAAAGTGGACTTTGATGAATCTCTTGCTTCAATATTCTCCATCTATGCGATATAATAACCACAGGTTTTTCTTCATGAGCGTGAGAGATAACATTAATCCATGGACGCCAAATAAATAAACTGTTGTATGCATTCCAACATTTCGTCTTGAACCGTTCGCAATGCGCGATTTGCGTCTTTTTCTAAATCGTTCAAAAAATGGATATGCCGCATCAACCGTTTGATTAATTCTTTTTTTGTTTTCGGCAAAATGACTTCCATCGACGGAGGCATCGACCGAATGTGCGGACTACTGTCCCCGATCATCATTTCGATGTAATGGTCAATCAGCGCGCTCAATTTTTCATACAATTCATTCGACGCAATGTGGTGTCCATAATTGGTTGTATTCCAATGGTACAATTTAATGGTGTTCAAGATTTCCATAAATTCCACAATTACTTTGCCGGTGCCGGTGCCAGTTCCTTCGGCCCCTTTACGTTGCCGTTTCAATGTTTTTTTAGTTCGCATTCTAAAGTTATATTATCGGCACATTATTCATCGGGCCAACCTGTCATTTTTCTTGGTTCTCGTCGCAAAAAAGAAGCATTCTGGAAAAAAAGTCACGATGGATTTATGTCGTTTTATGTTCTTGGCGTTGTTTCAAATATTCGCGATAATTGACTACAAAATCGTCTAGTTCTTTCAGCCATAATTGATAAGGCTGGATTTGTTTGTAAGCGTCACACGCCTCTTTCTTTTCTTGAAATTCCGCCATGATCTTCGCCGCTTTTTCTTTCGACACCGAATCCATTGGCATTTTTATCAGATATTTATAATCCCCGTCAATTTGAACAAACCCCTGTTGTGACAACAGAGTGTTTATTTGTTCTTTCGTCAATCGATTCAGTTCTAATTCTTTGTTGACACTCATTTGAATGAAGCGAGCACGGTTGGACAAAACCAACAACTCTTTTTCCATTTTTTCCACTACATGTTCTTTTCGGATGTGGTAAGTGTGCATGCGAATATTGTAGTGTTCTTCCAAAATTTCTTCAATCGTTTTATATTTTTGCATTTGCCCTGCTGGGTTATGTAAATGCATGTTGGAAATCGAAACTGTGGTCGTTAATTGCAACAGTCGTTCCAATTCCGTTTTTCCGTCTTTCTCTGGGGTGTCGATGAGTTCATCCAATTTTTCGGGATAGAATTCCACCACAATGTCGACTTTCGTGTTTGTGTTATTTTCCGTGTAGTTTTTAACCACATTCGGAGGGATCACTGTTTTGGTTCCCGCCACCGGTTTTCCATCTCGAGAATCATACAATCCGCGTAAAATGGAACTCATTTTGGATGTGGCCATACCCACAGGCAATTCTGTGATTCGGATTCGGGTTTCATCAATTTGAGTCATCTTTCCTTTGATCAACCATCGCGCAGCGATGGAAGTTCCGGCCGCCGGATGGGCTTGAATCGTTCCTGTGAATCCTTCAAAATAAGGATGCCACTGTTGTTCTGCAAACGCCCCATTCCAAATTCGATGACGGATGGCATCGACTAATTGCAAGGGAGAGAAAGGAGGCACAAAAGACGAGAATCCAGTTCCAATTCCTTCGTTGCCGTTCACCAAAATCATCGGCAAAATGGGCACATAATAGGCCGGTTCAACCATACTACCCTCTTCTTCCAAATAAGTCAAAATGGAGTTGTCTTCGGGAGGAAACAACAGAAATGCAATGTCGTTCAAACAGGTGAAAATATATCTCACACTGGCTGCATCACTGCCGGATTCCAATCGAGTGCCGAATTGGCCATTCGGGCACAACAAAGCGATGTTGTTAGAACCCATGTAGTCTTGTGCCATTTTCACTACAGTGTCTTGTAAACTGCTCTCGCCATGTTTATATTCCGTGTGTTCTGCCGTGTAGGACGCCAATTGACACACTTTGATGTCGTTCACCAAATTTCGTTTGAACGCCGAGTACAATATTTTGCGCTGACACGGTTTCAGCCCGTCCATCACATGGGCGATTGTTCTCTCGCAATTGTATTTGCTGTGAGACAATAAATTGACTTTCACAAAATCTTCATACGTGACATACGCGCCCGCTTTGGGGAATGCGGGGTCTTCACCCAGTTTTACGATTTTCGGGTGAAGTTCGGAAGGTTCGTAATTTAACAACATGGCTTTTCGTAAATCCGCTTTTTTGCTGTTGAAAGCAACATCCATGACAGCGAAGGATTCTGTGGTGAATTCATAGCCAAACCACTGCGGTTTCAAGAAATATTGTTTAAATTCGTTTGCCGTCGATGTTCCCAATCCTTTGTAGTATTTTACGTTATACCCCGACATATTTTTCCCCTCTTTCCAAATGTTGTACTCCGATTCGTAATAAAATATTTCTTCTTTGTTTCCCTTGGTCACTTTCAAAATGGGCGTGTTCATGTACGAGAGAAATCCATTCAACTGGAACAAGGACGGCCACATGCATGCGAATATATTTAAAATAAGACCTTTAATGTGGTGACCATCTACATCTGCATCACAGAGAATTAAAATACGACTGTAGTTTAATTGTCGATGCACGTCTTCCATGGTTTTGTAGTCGACACCATCTTTTAATCCCATAATTTGTTTCAATTCTGTGATTTCTTTGTTTTTCGCAATGTTGATTGCGGTTTCGTCGCGAATATTCAGGACTTTCCCACGGAGGGGCAAAATCCCGTAGATGTCCTGATCTGTTTTCGAAAGACCTGCCATTACACCGGCTTTTGCACTGTCTCCCTCACATAAAATGAGGGTGCATAATTTGGATTTGGCGGTTCCCGCGAAGTTGGCGGCGTGATATTTTTCGATGTGAATATTTCTCTCACGTTTGCCATCCGTGGACTTGGCGCTTCGGATTTTATCTTTCAGTTCTGTGATCGAACACGCGGCTTCCATGACGCCCATTTTTGCGATTTTCTCAATGAACGAATCACTGATGTCGCAGGTCGAGCCCATTTTATCCACTGTGGTGTTGAGGCAATCTTTGGATTGACTGTCAAACGAAGGTTTCGATATTTTACAATTCAAAAACAAAAACAACTGTTCTCGGATGGAGTTCGGCGTCACTTTTATTTTCTTCTTCGTTTCAATGTATTTCACTAAATCTCGTGTAATTTTTCCCATGATGTATTCAACATGTTTCCCACCTTTGTAAGTGCAAATGCCGTTTACAAAAGAAACCTGTTGAAATGCCTGAGTCGGCGACAAACCGACCCCAATTTCCCATTTTTCGTTGCATTTTTCGTGCACTCTTATCGCCACATTTTTGGGTCCCAAATACAGATCGATGTAACTCGCGAAGTTTTTCACTTTGAGTGAAACACCGTTGAACGACACTTTGATGTTGTCGTCGGTCAATGCACAAATATCCAATGTTCTTTTTAAAAACAGGGATCGAATGTCGTTCGTCATCGAAATGCCAAATCGTGCATAATCCGGCCGAAACATCACACGCATGTAAGGCTTCGCCGTCTTGGGCACTTTTTCAATCAGAGGCGCGTGAATTGCGGTCAAATTATCAGTAAACTGTTGTGTGTACCGAAGTTGTCTCCGATGATCCACAGTTTCAATCTGACCCCATGTGGACCACACCAACACCGCTTTGAATCCATAGCCGTTTTTACCGCCTATGTCATCTTCTTCTTCGGTGTTGAAATTCCGACCACTTCGCAAATGCCCGAAAATCATTTCAGGAATCCAAATTTGTAATTCGGGATGTATCGCAACATCCAACCCATCACCGTCATTGAACATGGTAATGACTCCTTCTTCGTCGACAGATATGTCGATTTGGGTGACATTTTTTTTATTTGCCAAGGTCGAGTTTTTCATGCGAACACTGTGGTCACGGCAATTGACAATTCCTTCGTCAAATAATTTATACAACCCAGGGTTATATTCCATTTCTTTGTTCACGATTGAACTTGCACTTTCGCCTAACTCCGCTAACTCCGAAATAAACATCACACCGCGTTCAGTGTGAACCGAACCGATGTAAGTATCGGGACGTATCAACACGTGTTCGATGTCGGATTTTTGTTGGTACGTTTCGGTTAAATATTGTTCTTCGGTTTTCATGCTTCGGATCGTTAACTAAAATTAACTAGTTTTATTTATTTCAATTTTCTTTTTTGTGTAGTGAGAGAAATGGCAAGAAAAAATCCATTTCGATTTTCCTTTTTTTGGTCAATGATTTTTATTGTCGTCGCTGGCATCTGGTTGTATTTTCAATTCTTCTCTCGCGTCGAAGGATTTAAGACGGTGGCACCTGATGCCACACCGGCGGAATTAATCGATGTGGTATATTACATTAATTTGGACCACAGAAAAGATCGCAATTCGCAGTTTCTCAAGGAAATGGAAAAAATATCCATGCCCACCGAGAAAATAAAACGAATATCGGGCGTGTATTTAAAAGAACGCGGACATTTGGGTTGTTCTCTCAGTCACATCAAAGTCTTGGAAGATTTCATCGCATCGGACTCTTCCATCCAAAATGCACTCATCATGGAAGATGATTTCGAATGGAGTCAACCTCTGCCCGTTGTTCAAAAAATACTACACGATTCTTATTCTATTCCGGATGGTTGGGACGTCTGCATGGTTGCTGGCAGTGAACGCGATGTTGTGAAAAGCGAACACTCTTTTTTGCGAAAAGTCAACGCCTGTTCCACTACGTCGGGGTTTTGGGTGAACCGTTCTTTTGCATTGACGTTGCTGCGAAATTTTAAAGAAGGCGTCAAATTATTGGAAAAAAGTTACAACGAAGGGACGAAAGAAACGCCGTATCGGGGCGAATTTGCGGTGGACCAATATTGGTTTTCACTACAGAAATCTACGCCTCTTTGGTTTATCACGGATCCCAAACTTGGCAAACAACGTGAATCATTTTCTGACATCGAGAGAAGTATGGTTGATTATCACATTTGAAATTTTTGAAAAACAAAAAAACAACTGTGGTCAAAGTGAGTGAAAAGAGTAGAGTCTCTGCGTTTGCTTCCGCAGCGATTATTTTAACACGTACTCGTTGTTTCCAAGCAACATTTTATATTTTTCTCTCACCATGAACACGGTTTGTTCCTCATAATATGTGCCTTGCACATCTCTAATGCATCCCACAATGTACCGAAAAATTTGTAGGCGAAAACAACAGAAATTTTCAGATTTCAAATCGTCTACTGTGATGTGCTGTAGTTCCATTAATTTTGAAATATTTTGCGAATAAAACTTATTACAAATGCGAAGAATATCACGGTAGTTTGATTCATTGTCTTCCGGATTATTGCAGTTATCGATGTGTCTTAAAATGTCTTCCCTGAATGTAGTCTGGTAATTTCCGTCGGCATTGTAAGTGCAATCTAAATGTTCATTGATGATAATATTAACATCGTCTGTCATGGTGGAAAGTGAGTGAAACATTGTTGAACGTGAGAGAAACAATGTTGAACGTGAGTGACAATTGTGGGGATTAAATTTTTCAATTTCATGAACAAAAAAGACAATATTAAACATAGTGTAAAATATTGTCTTTTCGTTTTTTTCAAATAAAGGTTTTTTAAATAAAGAGATCCGGTTCATCACTAGAGGTGAACTTGAGAATCTTGTCTGATTCTGTTTCTGAATATTCTACTGGTAGTTCAGTGGGGGATTCAGAATTTCTTAAGAGATTTTTTAAATTTTCGACGGATTTTTCAAAACGATTTTTCGGTTCGATTGGGTATGCGTCGTGTCTTTTAAAACAACGGTTGGCGTAATGTCCGCGTTCATCGCAATGCGTGCAAAGAACCTCCGCTAACGTTGGGCAAGTGTTGGCGGTGTGTCCCATGTCTTTACAAAACCCACATCTAAACATCGCTGGGTTGGCTTGTTTACAAAATGATGGCGTGTGTCCTTTCACTTTGCAAATTGTACAAATGGTGTTGTTCAAATTTGGGCAAATTATTTCGGAGGTTTCGTCAAATGGATCCGCACGAAAGTTATGCGGCGGATATACGACTTTCTTTGGTGCACGGTAGTGTTTAGCGTTCTTCTTTGCGGACTGTTCGCTGCGCGAACGAGGGAGTCGTGAAACGACCGACTTTTTACCGTCAAAATCTTTGTCCTTGTCACAATAAATACAAAACGTAGTTGTAAATTGGAGCACAGGAGCAGAAGGGACGGCGGGGGCGGCAAGAGGAAGAGTGGTGGCACAAGGGGAGCAAACGGTAGCGGAGAAAGTTGACATGATTGAGGCTTTTTTATGGGTTAAAAAAACTGGGAAAAATAAATCAATTTTTTGGGGGGGACACCAATGTTGGACTTATTTTTCTAAATGGTCAAAGTCAACCCAAACGTAGATAATAACTTTTTGGTTTCGAGTAATACTTTTTTATTGTTGGTGATTTCGTTGTTCGATAATCTTCCGAATTTAAAAGTTAAATCATTGTCTTTGTATTCGTCGTATTCAGAATTATATGTATAACCAATTGGTGGATGACTTGCATCGCGCTCTATAAAACTTCCAAAACTGTTTATTGCAATTTCATTGTCAAACGTATATGATTCAATATCAATTTCCAAATCCTTCGATAAAGTAAATTTGTCTAACACTTTTTTTGAATTAAAATTCTTTTTAGTATTCTCATTCATTTTAATAGTTATTCTATCCTCATTTTCTTGATCTAACCAACCATCCATTATCCAAACATTATCTCCTCTCGATTCAAATTGTTCATATTTATTGTGAAAATGCATACTTAAGAAACCAAAACTGCCATAACTGCCATTTAATTCTGCTTCAATTAAACATATTTTAGCTATCCCAGTTTCCTGTTCAAAGTGACATTCGATGTTTGTAATTTCCCAATGTGTTGGCGCCATTTCATATGATTCAAAATCGGAAGAATATGAATTCGCTTTCACAGATTTTTTGGACGCAGTTTTCCTAGATTTTTTGGACGTCGTTTTCCTTGATTTTTTAGACGCCGCTTTTACAGATTTTTTGGACGCAGTTTTCCTTGATTTCTTGGACGTCGTTTTCCTTGATTTCTTAGATGCTTTTTTTAAGCCAAAAAAATTCAACCACGCCATGTATTAGACATAGGAAATTCTGTTGTGGTGGGTTTCTCTTATTTCAGACATCACAGGAATTCTTTGATTTAGTTTACTAAAAATAAAAATGCGATAGGCTTCTTTATGTAAATCAATGGTGTGCTCATTGATTTGATAAAAATTTGTAGTGTCGTAAAAATATCCATGACATTTTTTTTTTCGGCCGTTAATCAAAATAGTGTAGTTGTATTCGTGTAAATATCCTTGCATGAAACTTAAAATTGAGTTAGCCAAATTCTCACATGAATCGAAGGTTAAAAACTGGTAGTCACTCTGACGATGATATTCAATTGCCCTGATGACTTTTGATATTATTTTTAGTTTATTTTCATAATTTATCTGTCGATTCTTATTCATGATTTGTTGGTTTTCAACCATTGTTGAGTAGTTTTCATCCAATGTTTGTTGGGGATTTTCGTCAAATATTTGTTGATTTTCATCCATGATTTGTTCATTTTTATCTGTGATTCGTAGGTTTTCAATGAAAGTTTGCTTGGTTTGATTCATTTTTTTAGAGTTAAAAAACCCTAAAAAAATACTCAATTTTTGGGAGTAAACTCAAACAAAAAAGAGAACCCCTGTGGTTCCTTCTTTTGTCTCAGTCGCTCGCTGGCGCTCGCTCCTTCTCACATGGTTTTTTGTTCATTTAAAAGTAAAATGTGGTGAGCTTCTTTGTGTAAATCAATCGAATAATCGTCAACTGGATGATCGTTAAATGGATCATAAATAAAAGTGAATGTGTGCATCAATGAAATCTCTTGTTGTTGCGCCGACACATGCAAATACCCTTGCATAAAAGTTAAAATAAAACAAGCCAAATACTCTGAGTCGCCGTGTGATAAAAACTTGTAGTTACTTGGACGGTGCATTTTTATCAAATGTTTGATTCTTGCAATAGTCATAATTTGTTCACTCATTCAATGCTTTTTGTGGTGTCAAAAAAACAACAAAAAATAATCAATTTTGGGGGCTCGGCCCCCCATCCAAAAAAACAGTCGGAAGCAACGGAGTTGGCTGCTCCGCAAACAGTCAGTCCGGTCGACGGAGTCAATTTTGGGGTTATTTTAATACGTGTTGTGAAGCGAGATGACAATATTCCGGTTTCAATGCAAATTCAAAATACTGTTGCTGTTTAATTAACAACGTTTCAAAATATTGTCGCGTTGGAGTATTGACATGATGATTAAAATTATTATGTATACAATCATCATGCGTACCGCTAATCATTCCTTCCAAATTTTTCAGGCCTTGTAATTCTCCAATCAATTCGGGATGTTCTTCAAATAAATTGTCCATAAATGTGTTTCGAACATGGAGGGTGTAATGCTTGCCCCAAATGTGGTTATGATAATGTAATTGTGCATTTCCGAAAACATTTTGATACTCGTAGTCAACGTTTATGATATGCGCAATTATAAGATATTCGGTCCGTATTTGTTCTTCCAATTCTTGTTGTTCTCTTTCAACTTCTTGTCTTTCTTCTAATTGTCGTTGTTCTTCTTCCATTTGGTGTGTGTCGGGACAACAAAAAAAGAATTTCAATTTTTTGGGTGAATTTTAACCACAGTTTTTTATTTTAATGTCTGATGTGGATAAAGATAAAAGTATTCTGGTTTCAAGGTGAGTTCAAAATATTTTTGTTGAACGGCATACACATTATCAACAATTGCGTTACACGTTTTGGGGTCATCACCAACTGTCCAATACTCATCATGCGTACAACTACAGATGTCCTGTAAATTTTTCAAACCTTGTAATTCATGAATGAATTCGGGATGTTCTTCGAATAAATTGTCCGTGAACGTTTTGCTTTTGTTGACGAAATTAGCATAATCGATGTGGCGCATTTGTGGGTACCACACAGATCTATTATAATGCTGTTGTGCATTTGCAAAAACATTTTCATACGTATAATTTGTGTTAAAAATTTTTGTGAGAACCGAAAATTCAAATCTCAATTGTTCATCCAACTGTTGTTGTTCTTCTCGAAGTTGTTGATCTCGCATTTCATAAATGCGATCAATTTCTTGTTCGTTTTCCATTTTGACCGAAGGAGTGAGAGATAGATTTGTTTGGGGGGTTCCAACCGACAACAAAAAAAAGTCAATTTGGGGCCTAACATTCAACTTCTTCAAAACGAATAAAACGTGTTTCTGAAACTTGGCAAAGACTGTTGAACGAATGATTTACCTGTAAAATGTAAGGATGAGTAATTAATTCGCGCAATTCGTTGTCCCAACAATATAATGTGGTTAATTCAGAATGACTTCCCAAATCCAAAATTTCGATTTTATTTCCCGAACAATCTAAATATTGTAGATTGGGCATGTTTTCTGTCTCCAACTCAACAATGTGATTTGTCGCACACATCAACGTCTGTAGTGTTTCAGTGGCCGGAATGTCGAGATTGTCGAGTCGATTAAAATTGCAATTGACGTAGACAACTTCATCCGGCATTAAGAATTCTTGAATAAGATTGTTGAAACAAATGATAGTTCTTAAATTATCACAGTCTTCCAAATCCAATTTTTCCAACAAGTTGTTGGAACAATCCAAAAATTCCAATTCGGGGCAATCGATATACAAATCGATTAACAAATTATTTTTACAAGACACATATTTTAAATTTGGACAACAAGATAAATCTAACATTCCACGCAAACCACAGTTGTCTACAGTTAATTGTTGAAGATTAGGATATTTTAATAAATCTAACGCTTCATCGGTAAGGTGACGATATGATATAATCTGTGAATCGGGTGTATTATTATTTGGGCTCATAAAATGATGGTAGACTTTCGTCACATATTTTTATTTCAATTTTTGGGGAGATGAGAGAATCCAGTAAACGCGACAACTAAAATGGGAAAATATGCAGTTAATATAAATAAACTTCTGTAATGAAAGTTATTCGGTCATTGGAAGAAGCCGAACAGTTAGCACTTCCTTTTCTCTCGCGTTCATCGAAGTTTCTCTCGCGTCGGTCATCGCGTGGCAGTAGCGACAAGACGTCTTTTCAAAAAAATATTTCCGAAGGACCGTGGGAGATGACCACAGTTGCTTTAAAAAGAACATTGAATTACGTGTTCAATCATTTGCATTTTGCGTGTTACCTGTTGTGTTCAGACGGAAACCACATTGAGTTCGCCAAATTAGAAAACGTGAAAACGTCACCTCAATTAAAAGAAAAATTAAATTTTGAAATTAAAAAATTATCTACCAACACCACATTGGCTTTAGGGCAAGTCCAGACGATTAAAAATTTTGTGAAAAACACGCCCAATTTACGGGTGTTGCAATGCGTATTGAAACCAATCTCGGACATTCCCACAACGTCTTCCGAATATGAGGATTTTTTTAATAAACTGTTGTCCACGTCAGTGGACAAAGGAGGAGAGAAGCGACGACTGTTGTCCTCCACGTCAGTGGACAAAGGAGGAGAGAAGCGACGACTGTTGTCCTCCACTGCAATTCCATCGGGAGTGTATTTGTTAAATTTGACGGACGCACATTTGCTGCGTCGGGACAACACCGAACCTTTTTTGATGTACCGCGGAAAACCGCCACTGTTACCGGAAGATTTTAAAGACCAGCGTTTTTTGCCCATCTTGAGTTTGTCGGGCAACGAAAATTATTGGGACATTCCGATCCCCAATTATGATGACGTCGATTACGTGGAAGGAAGAAGTTCATACGACATCGGGGATTTCACGACAAATTGGGCAGACAAGACCAAAAACGTGGCCGTGTTTCGGGGCGGTCCCAGTGGTTGCGGATACACCACCGAAACCAACACACGAATCAAATTGTCGACCATGAAATCGCCCCTGTTGGATGTCGGAATCGTCAGCAACAAGAAAACGATTGATTCCCAATCCATCCGGTTCGACCCAGTTCATGGACTGGGGATGATGAACACGGGGTTGGCGTCAGTTCCGCGATTGTCTTACGTACAACAGAGTCAATTTAAATATATTATTCACGTCGACGGAAATGTGAACGCGTATCGATTGGTGACATTGTTGGCTACAGGTTCTGTGGTGTTGAGAGTAAAAAGTGTATATCTCTCGTGGATAGATTCTGTGATACAGCCGAAAGTTCACTACATATCTATTCGTTCTGATTTGTCGAATTTAGTGGACACTGTGAATTGGTGTCAAAATCATCAGGCGGAGTGCGAAGAAATTTCGGTGCGCGCGCAAACATTGGCGCGGCAAATACTCACAACAGAATATATACAAAATTTTGTTGTCAATATGTTCCGCAACTTGCGGGCAATTGGGAGAAAATCGTCAAACAAAAGCAGCGAGAGAAAATCGTCAAACAAAAGCAATTCAAGCAGTGGAAGCGAGAGAAATGCCACCAATGAACGCGAGAGAAAATCGTCAAACAAAAGCAGCGAGAGAAATGCCACCAATGAACGCGAGAGAAAATCATCAAACAAAAGCAATTCAAACAGCGAAAGCGAGAGAAGTGACGTCGAACCCAAGAAAAAGTCGGCGACGACACAAAAGAAGAAAAAAAAGGCAGCGGCAAAAAAAAAAAATAATAAAACATTCAAAAACCCGAATGTGCCGTTTATTCCCTTCACCCAAGAACGAGACAAATGTGATAACATCAAAGCACAAATTACAGAAAAATTAAAAAAGAAACTTGGACAGTTCGCGTAGCGAACGAGAGCAGTCGAGTTCGCGTAGCGAACGAGAGCAGTCGAGTTCGCGTAGCGAACGAGGGAGCAGTCGAGTTCGCGTAGCGAACGCGTTTGAATAAAAGGAACCATGAATGTGGCAACCTTCGGTTGCATTTTTAAATGTTGTTGTAATATAACACACATTGAATGGGAAAAACTGTTTGCCAGACCCGAAAAAGAAAATACCGGTCAAAAAAGGCGTGTAGTCAATCGCGAAGAAGGAGAAAGACAAAAAAGGGCGGTAAACCCGCGCCGCGACGGCGGCGACAGACGACTGTTCGCAAGCGACGTCACCGCCTCCTAAAAGGAGGGGACAACAGTCGCTCGCGGACGCTCGCTCCTTCAAACAAAAACGCCTGTAGTCCAAACTCCACATCCACCACAGGTTCTTGTCTTCCTTTAGAAGTTGTCAAAAATGTTCACAAACAGATCACCGAGTCTCTCGGGGGCACTCCCACTTCGAACATCCCACTGAAAATGTGGAACGAACTGAGAGAAAAGTTAAAATGCAAAGATGAAATCTGTGTGGTGAATAAATTAAAAGACAAGGCGTTGAAAAAAACAATTAAGAAAACGTATTTTAAACCGGAACGTCCATCACAGTGGGCCAAAAACCCCAAACTGTGGTTATCCAATTTTGACATTTTGGAGGTGTTGGAACAATATGGCCGCGCATATCCTTCTTTTCATTTTATCGGTCCATCTCCCATTGACTTCGATGCCAAAGTGAACGGCAAATGTGTAGAAAATGATTTATGCAACTTTGATCTCTCGCGAGAGAAAGAAAAGGGATTCACCACAGTGGGTATTATTTTCAATTTAGACAAGCATAATGAAGACGGCTCGCATTGGGTTTCGTTGTTCATCGACGTTGCCACAAATGTGGCGTTTTTCTTCGACAGCGCCGACACAGTCATCCCTCCTGAAATTAAAACTTTGTTAGATCGAATCCCCAATGTCACCATACGTCACAACACTGTTGAACATCAGAAAGGAAACACCGAATGTGGTATGTACAGTTTGTATTTCATCATTCACATGTTGATGTGCAGTCACGAGGGAACAAACTGGGGTCCGCAAGGACAGAAGGAGCGAGCGCAAGCGAGCGACTGTGGTGACTTTTTCGAAAACCATTTTAACAACAAGGGGCATATTATTGACGACAAAAAAGTTGAAAAATACCGAAACATATATTTCATTTAAGAACAAAAGAGTTTGACGATTTTATATTTTCGAGAGTCCATTCGAATTCATAGACAAGTGGATTGCCAGCACACCACAGTTCTCGTAATGAATTAGGCAAATAATCCAATGTTTGAAGTTGATTATCTTCGCAATTTAACATAATTAAATTGGGAGGCAAATTTTCGAAATGGGTGATTTGGTTTTTATAACACCAGATGTGTGTCAATGTGTTGGGCAAATTTCCCAATGACGTCAACTGATTGTTTGAACAATCCAACTGTTTGCGGAGCAAACGAGGGAGTCGCCTTGCGGCGACCGACAGTTTGAGATTGGGCGGCAAATCCCCCAAAGATGCGATTCGATTATGGGAACAATTTAACATTGTTGTTGTGTTGTGTAAATTTGGTGGCAACTCTGTTAAATTTAAATTGGACAAAATCACAAAATTGTCGGAACGATCTCTGTCAATATTGATAAACATTCCTGTGCTAATCACAACATGAGTTTCTTTGTAAATTCAATTTTTCTCTCAAGATTTTATAATGAAGATTATAAAATTTTTTTCCGACTTTTGTACATCCGACGTTTGCATAGAACGGTTTTGGTGTCCGAGAGATAATGGCGATGTTATGTTCACGACAGAAGAAAATTATACACACGCTGTGATCATCAATCAAGCGATGCCGAATTTAACGGTACCTCGCCACTGTGTCATTGGACTGGCTTTTGAACCCCGACCTTTTCTTCAACTTACCCCCCAATTTATTCATTGGGCGCAACGTCATGTGTCTGTCTATCACATCGGCGACGCTTCGGGGCTACCCTTACCATTTCGGGAAGGATTCGCATTTATGTGGCATCTTCCGGCAATTTCTCTCACCCCTCCCGACCGACCACGACAGTTTTGTTCGATCATGGTGAGTCAAAAAACGTTTGCAATTGGACATCAATATCGGCATCATCTTGTAAAGGCCATTTTGAATTCTTCTCTCCCTATTGACATATACGGAAGAGGCTGTCGTTTTTATGGAAATGATTCTCGACTCAAAGGAGAATTTGAAGAGAACGAGAGAACAATGTATGAAAATTATCATTTTCACATCGCCGTTGAAAATTTTTCAGAACCCCATTACATCAGCGAAAAAATATTAAATCCTTTAATTTGTGGCACCACACCGATTTACTGGGGGTCTCCTCACATTGCCGAATATTTCCCCGATCAAGTGTTGACGTTGACCGGAAATTTATCGGAAGATTTGCAATTTATAAAAAAGGTGTTGTTCTCTCCTGAAAAATATCGTCGGGAGTCAACTCCGTTGCTTCCGTCTTCGACGGAAGAGTCAGCTAACGTTTCTGAAAAAATGGACATTCATCGTTATTGGACCACACTCTTCCGTCATTGACGAACATAAAATTCTGTGGTGTGAGAGAAAAAATTATGTAGTGTGAGTGAGAGAAAATTCTGCGGTCGGCGGAGGTCCGTGTATGTTTCGCGAAAGGGTGTCGAGGTCCCTCGGGACCTCGGTGCCAGAATAGCGCGAACCCCCTCCACGAACTCTTTCGCCGACTTTTTCTCTCGCTTTCAAATTCACATTTCAATTCACAAAATTGATTTAAAAACCAGACATGTTATATTTCACAACATGTCTTTCTCTACACTACGCCAGTCCGAAACCGTTTACATCACAAATCTGTTAGCAGAAATTAATGTGGTGTTGACCAGAGTATTTACAAAACCAGCCCAAAAAAGCATTCATTGGATTTACCACAACGACAAATTAAATAAAAGAGTCACATGGGTTTTTGAAGAATCCAATCCTCTGATCATGTTCACTACAGATGTTACTGATAAACTGCTGTTTGACATATTCAGAATGTTGTTTATTTATTTTCATTCCAACAATCGATATTTAATAAATTTCACGGAAAATTATCCCAATATTGATAAACGTGGCATCAGTGTTGATGTTGTCAACATTTTGGATATTTTGTTTGAACAATTCAGGGAAATTTCGGATTTATCAAATGTCAAAGCAACATTTCGCAATTCAAAACAAAATTATGGACATGATGCCGCTGCGTTTTCATACATCGGATTTGAAAATAATGTGGACAGTGACGACGACAACGACTCTTCCGTCGAAGACGGAAGCAACGGAGTTGACTGTTCGCGCAGCGAACCCGAACTTGTCGCGGAAGTGGATTTATCCGGAACCGAACCAGTGTGGTCATTGTTTCGAGGTCAGTCTGTTGGCGCTCCCTTGATTACTCTTCCGTCGAAGACGGAAGCAACGGAGTTGACTGATCTGAGTCCAGCGGATCTTGAGAGAAACGATGAAAATTTGTCGATTTCTCTCGATTCTTCTTCGGTGTGGACGGCTGCGATGCCCATTGTGGAAAAATTGACAACATGTGATTTTCCCATTTTAAAATTATGGGTCAATCCCGAATTTCCGGATTTAGTCAGATGGTACCAAACCCAAGTTGTAAATCATAACATCAGTGTTGTGAATGATTTATACAACGCCAATTCCGGTTTTGATTTGTGTTTTCCAGTGAACACAACCATCTCTGCCGGTGCGACTATGTTGTTAAATATGCAAGTGAAAGCAGTGATGACATACCACGACAACCCGTCTGCCTTTTATTTGTATCCGAGATCAAGTATCTACAAAACTTCATTGATGTTGGGAAACACAACAGGAATTATTGACAGCGGTTACCGTAATTATATTCATGCGTCGTTTCGCGATTTAAAAACGGGCTTTGACATCGTGGAGTTTGACCGGTTGGTTCAAATTTGTCATCCTTCGTTGTTGCCGATTTTGGTCGAATTTGTTGAATCGCCTGATGAATTCACCGAAACCACACGAGGGTTGGGAGGACTGGGATCAACCGGCAAGTAAATTGGAAGAGAAAAAAGAAAAGAGAAAAAAAAGGGAAAGGAAGGGGGGGGAAATTGATTTTTTTTGTCCATTCAAAAAAAAATCAACTGAGAGAAAAATGACAACAACCCATGTTATGTATTTTGACGGATGTAGTAAAGGAAACCCCGGAAAAGCCGGCTGTGGTGCCGTGATTTATGAAGTGCCGTCCACCCAATTGAACACAGAAGATGAAGTTTGGGCCGACTGCCAATTTGTGGGAACTCGCGCCACAAACAATGTCGCGGAATATTCCGGATTGTTGTTAGGACTTCAAGGTGCCCTCGGACTTCGAATCCGAACACTTCACGTTCGTGGCGACAGTTTATTGGTCATCAATCAAATGAAAGGAACGTGGGCCATCAATAAGCCCCATTTGAAAAAATTACAGGAACAGGCGTGCCAACTCGTACAACAGTTTGATTGTGTCACCTTTGAACACGTGCTCCGGCAATTCAACACAAGGGCAGACGAACTGTCGAACGACGGTTTGATCAAACGATGAGACGGTCAGACGGCCCGTTTTTTTGTTCGCAACGTATTGTAAGATGGACATCGACAATCGACAAATAAAAATAATCCTGTTGTGGATTTTGATTGGATTTATTGTTTTTTTAATTTACTACAATTGGTTTGCGCCCATTTGGGAAGGATTTGTGGGGAATTCATATCCTTTAGAAATTCAAAATGTGGCGTCGGCTCGGGCCAGTCTTCCGCTTGTCCAATGCAGTATCAAAGCGTCCTATAATTCGGCATACGACGGCAGCAACATCACCACAGATGCTTTGCGTCATGTTCTCTCGCGGGGATGTCGATTTTTGGATTTTGAAATTTATTCGATTGACGAAAAACCTGTGGTGGGTTATTCGACAGATCCGACGTACAGTTCTCTCACAAGTAGCAACAGTCTACCTTTTCAAACGTTGATGGAAACTGTGATCACAGATGGATTCGGTGGGACGGCACCCAACACGAGAGATCCGGTGTTTATTCACCTTCGCATAAAGACGCAATGTCATTTAGGAAGTTCCGGAACATCTTCTTGTGAAATTTACCGTCAAGTTGCCGACATCTTGCAGACCGCCTTGTCGTCGCGATTGTACCAAGATGATCAGGGAAAAGCCATCCCAGTGGATGGGTCCACGCCTCTTTCGGACATTGCCGAAAAGGCGATCATTGTGATGGACGCTTCGATTAACCGTGACTACAAGAATTTGGGCAAATGTGACGTTCCGGCCGACGCCGCCACCGCCGCAACCACCTGCATTTCTCTCAATCATTTAGTAAACATTGAAACGGGGGGCAGTGCGTGGAAAAAATTTAACTACAGTGATTTCTTGAACAAGACGACGAACACATTGGTCGTGGATTCGCATGACGTTAACATTGCCGAGCCGTCGCAGGGCATTTTGACATTGCAGGCGGTGTTTCCGGACATGCCTAAAAATGTGCAAAATTCGATTTTTCCTTTGTCTCACATGTTGACATATGGATGCCAAACCGTGTTGTACAAATATTACAACGATGACGACGCTTTGCACAAAGCCGAAGATTTATTCAACGAATACAAAACGGCGTTTGTGCCATTGGGATTGGTGGCGCACTATTTGGGACAGGATAGTTCAAAATATGCATGAGGGGGGGGGGGTCTCTCGAAAAATAAATAAAATCGTGTGATGAAATAATAAAAATGCATCCGGAAGTAATCGCAGCATTTACAATGATTATTCCATCATTAGTGTCTCTTTATTGGATTTTAAATGACGAAAATTTATTTCCGACACAAACTAAAATAGCTGGATTTGGATGCATGATCCATTTTCCTTTTAGTTTCATGCTTCATATATATCGGGCTTATGGCAAAGATCCTCAAATGCGAACACTGTTGTATAAGTTCGACGTTTCGTTCATACATGCTCATGCTTTTCTTCAAAGTTTCGCTTGGGATTTAAAATGTAGTGTTTTTCAAATAAATTATCACTTACTGTCAGTCGCATATATTTGGCATGTTGATCCACTTAATTATCCCACAACAAAAAGAAATATTGATATAAATACAGCCATTGGTGTTTTTTGTTCTTTGTTTCCAATGAAAAATAGAAATTTTTATTGTTATATTTTTACATTACTTATTTTTAGTGTCGCTTTTATGGTCCATTCGCAAAAATTATGTAAAGAATATTCTTCCACTATTTTTCATATTTTGTTAGGGGTTCCCCAATATTTACTTATGCGAACCACAAACTTAAAATAAAAATTGATTTATAATTGCCCATCACAACAAACACACAACAATGGGCAGAAGAAGAGAAGTGTATATTCCAAGTCAAAGAATTGACCCATCGCCACAACAAGTGAAACAAATTACGATGACCACTCAAATTACGAATGGAGTCGGAGTCTCTGAATCACCTGACAAAGTGGTTATCCGTACTTTAACTGAAACCAATGAAAAATTGGTCGAACAATTAAATGATACTCGAAACAAATTGGACAAAATTCAAGAAAAATTGATAACACTTTTAGAAGAAAAAAATCAAAATTTCCTTGACGGTCAACAAAGTTAAATCGACAAGATGACCACATAATTTTTTTTGTGAAGAAAAAAGGCGACCGACCGACTGTTGTCCACGAACGTGGAGGAAGGAGCGAACGCTAGTGAGCGACTGTTTGCGCAGCAAACGAGGGAGCAAAGCGACCGACCGTTGTTATTTCAAAATGTAGTCAGATTCTTCGATAAATCGATCGTGGTATTTGGTTTTGAATGTTTCAAAATCTTCACGATAGTATATTTCAGCGAGTCCGGTGTCAACATCGATAAATTGGATTTTTTGCAATGAATCATGCAACCGATCAAAATACATTTTATTATCACATTGAATAAATATTAATGAATCTGGCAAATGATGTAATTTTGTGATTTTAGTACCTGAACACCACAATATTTTTAATGTCTGTGGAAAACAAATGATGTCTTCAACATCAGTGCCATTACATATTAATCTTTCTAAATTAACATATTCCGACAAATCGACAACTCTACCTGTATTTATTCTGCGCAACCATAATATTTTAATTTCTCTGAAATCAGGGATCAAAATTGTGCGATTTCGTAAATTATATGATGTTTGTGTCACGGGAAAATGGGGCGGTTTCAACATAGCTGGGTTTGGTTTCAACAACATAGTTGAATGTTTGGTTTGCAAAGTAATGTTTCAATTTTTTTCTCAACAGTCAGTCGCCTCACGGCTCCCTTGGTGAATAAAGTTCACAACAAAAAATCGCTGTTGTTATTTCAAAATGTAGTTAGATTCTTCGATAAATCGATCGTGGTATTTGGTTTTGAATAAGACGTTAATACCATAATCATTTATATAAAGTTCGTTGGGTTTATTGAGTTGATTTGTTGTAGTATCCCTACAACCAGTAATGTAAAGGGTATGTAATGAATTGGGCAAACGATCAAAATACATTTTATTATCACATTGAATAAATATTAATGAATCTGGCAAATGATGCAATTTTGTGATTTTAGTACCTGAACACCACAATATTTTTAATGTCTGTGGAAAACAAATGATGTCTTCAACATCAGTGCCATTAATTATTAATCTTTGTAAATTAACATATTCCGACAAATCAACAACTCCACTGATATTTCTTCGTGTCAAAAGTAATGTACGAATTTCGCTGAGGTTCGGGACCATAATTGTGCGATTTCGTAAATTGTATGCAGGTTGTGGTGGCACAGGAAAACAATCTGATTTTAACATAGTTGAATTGATTGCGATCTACAAAATAATGTTTCAATTTTTTCTCTCAAACAAAAAACCCTCGCTGTTCGCCGAGGCGACTATTTCAAAATGTAGTCAGTTCCTTCACTAAATCGGTCAGGGTATTTAGTTTTGAAAAGGTCAAAATCTTTATAAAAAGTAGTTCCACTCCCTTTTACTAAAAACAGCACTTGCAACGAATCGGGAAACCGATCAAAACACATGTTATGATCACATTCAATATGCTGTAACGAATTTGGCAAATTACTTAATTTTGTAATTTTATTTTTATTACACGACAAACCTATTAATGTTTCGGGAAAATTAATAATTTCTTCAATCTCATTGTTGCTACAATGTAATGCAATTAATTCAGGATATTCCGACAGATCTAAAACTCCTTTTATATTTTGATTTACCAAATCAACTGTAATTAAAGTTTCGTTCATTTAATAACTACAGTTTGTCTTTAATAAATTCAATTTTTCTTTCTCAAACAAAAAACCCCCGCTGTTCGCCGAGAGCGACCGACTGGTGACTATTTCAAAATGTAGTCAGTTCCTTCACTAAATCGTTCAGGGTAGTTGGTTTTGAACATATCAATATTTGCATAATAAGAAATAGAGTTATCATGCGGATTGATTAATTCCAACGATTTCAATGAATTGGGCAAACGATCAAAACACATGTCATAATCACACCGAATAGTTTCCAATGAATCCGGTAAGTTACTTAATTTTGTAATTTTATTGTTTGAACACGACAAACGTATTAATGTTTCTGGAAAATTAATAATTTCTTCAATCTTATTGTTGTGACAATATAATGAAATTGATTCAGGATATTCCGACAAATCTAAAACTCCTTTTAGATTTTTATATGTTAGATTTTTATATAACAAAATCAAACTGGTTCTGGTTTCGTTCATTCAACTGTTTCGTCTTTGAATGAACAATAAATTCAATTTTTCTCTCTTTCAAACAAAAAAATTGCTGTTGTCCACGAACGTGAGCGACTGTTGTTATTTCAAAATGTAGTCAGTTCCTTCACTAAATCGGTGAGGATATTCGATTTTGAAAATGTCAAAATCTTTGATGTAATAAACATCACCATTGTGCACATTGATTAATTCCAACGATTTCAATGAATTGGGTAAACGATCAAAACACATGTCATAATCACACCGAATAGATTCCAATGAATCCGGTAAATTACTTAATTTTGTAATTTTATTGTTTGAACACGACAAACGTATTAATGTTTCTGGAAAATTAATAATTTCTTCAATCTTATTGGAATGACAATATAATGAAGTGAATCCATGATATTCCGACAAATCTAAAACTCCTTTTATATTTTTATATGACAAAAACAAAGCATTTGGGGCCAACAGGGGTTGTATCATTCGGCTCTTTCGTCGAAGACGGAAGCAACGGAGTTGACTCTTGTTGGTTCGTCTTTGAATGAACAATAAATTCAATTTTCTCTCGGTCACCGTATATACCGCGCGGTTTTCGAAAACGAGTCCACGAGAAAAATCATACCGATGCCTAAAAAAGTGTACATCATAAATTCTTCACCAATGTGGTTTGTCTTGGCATTTTGCTGTTCTTCCATCAAGTGAATTAAATAGTTTAATTTTTCGGTCAATTGCGAAACGTCGGAGGAAGAAGATGCCGCATAATAGGGTTTGGGGGCAATGGTGGGAGGTGCCACATACGCTTGTTGATACATTGAAAAAGAAGGATCTCGTTGATATCCTTCTGTTTCTTTTCTCTCGGGGTCGACTTTGGGTCTCTCGCTTTCCCCAAATTTGGGTCTCTCGCTCGGCGGAATTCTTTGATTTTGCGGATGAGGCAACGCCGGATAAGAAGCCAACAAACTCTGTTGTGGGAGTTCAAATGCTTCTTCGTCATCGTCGGAAAATTCATTGTTATTTTCGGTCAATTTTTTGAGAATCTTTTCATTGTTCAAATCATGGTGCTGCTTCGGCACAAAATCTGTTATGGTGGGTTTGCCAAGAGTGGACTGTCTTTTTTCTGATTTTTGAAATTCAGAATATAATAATGTCATGATGACCTAATTATACCATCATGAGATTTTATTTGATGATGATGTTGGTCGAATCAAATAGCCATTTTCCTAATACCACTAAATAAAAAGACGTCGCCAGACTGGAAAACAACATGGTGACGCGAAATAAATAAACCATGTCGGCGTTGTTTTTATAATTCCACAGTGTAAACACAATCAATATTGCTAAACAAATAAACCATGAAGTGAAGAATGCATACGAATCTGTGATTGCTCTATTTTGCATAAAATGAATACCCAAATACATTGACATAAAAAATACCGCCAACCCCCCTAAAATTACTCCACTCACTGTGTCCCATTCTGTCATCAACGAAACATTCAAGAATTGATTGATCATTCCGATGGCGAGCAAAATACTGTCTGTCAATAAGAATAAAATTTTAAATAAATAAATACTTCGCGTCTGTTCTGGATATGTTTTTATTATGTCAAGTTTTATTTGCAATCGAATGATTGCCCAACTTAACCAAAACAAAGCCATCAATACCAAACAACCACACATCAATGCCACATACTGCACACCTGACCAAACTGGGAACGTCTGAAATATAAAAGCGAACGAAAAGAAATGCCAAAACAGCAACAAAACCCAAGCCATCCACTGCAATGACGCATTTTGCAACCAAAACACAATTAAAATCCATGTGGTGATGATGATCAACCAAGTCATGCGAACGTTTAATAACATGAATGAACTATATTTCGGGGACAATTTAATTTTCTTGGAGCCGCTTCGCGGCAACCGACATAAACAGTTTCCGTATACTTACTCCAACACCATGAAATGGGTAATCGATTGTCGTGAACATGATTTAATTCAATTGTTGCAAATGATCACAACAGAGCCGTCTTTGGATTTCAAAGTGGCACAATTGGAGTTAGGAGACATTACTTGTTCCGACGAAGAAGACAACACGATTCTTATTTTTGAGAGAAAAACAACGGCCGATTTGTTGGCCAGCATCAAAGATGGCCGATACCGCGAACAGTCCCATCGTCTTTTGCACGCAAGTGGTTTAGCACCACATCAAATCATGTACATCATCGAAGGATCCACACGACATTCGGAATCTCAAAATCAACAAATTACATCTGCGATGGTTTCGTTAAATGTATGCAAAGGCTGTAGTATTATGCGAACGAATTCTCTCGCGGACACCGTCAATTTGTTGGTCACCGTTCAAAAAAAAATAACGCAATATGGTGTGGTTTCTTCTCTTGGGCAACCGACCGAAGAGCCGGCAGCCTATGCCGAAGTGGTGAAAAAAACGAAAAAGAACAATCTCACCACAGAGAATATTTCTGTGGTGATGTTGAGTCAATTGCCCGGTGTAAGTGCCGTCATGGCGGCCCATTTGATGAAACCGTTCGGATCGTTGTTTGATTTTTTGGAAAAAATTCGGACAGACGCGGACTATCTGGAAAATTTTCGGTACATCGACGACAAAGGTAAGCGACCGACGAAAAAATTGGCAAAACCTGTGGTGGCAGCCATTCGGCAATTTTTGCTGCCGCCCGCGCCCTCGTCCTCGGGGCTCACGCCCGCTTCTCCTCTTCCTGTTCCAGAAAAATAGGAGGAATTAAAATGTCACTGTACCCCAGCAGTTTTTTATAACACTTGTTAATTGTCACTTCACTGACATCCGAATATCCTTGAATTTGTTTTTTACCGATGCCGAGATTAAATTTTATGGACACAAAATAAATAATACCAGATGCAACAGCGTGTGGTGTGATGTCATCGATCAGATTAAGTTGATTTATTTTGAAAGAAATGAAAGTGGCTAACATGGTGAGTTTGCTTGGAACGTTGAGAAAACTACAGAATCTTTCAATAAAATCACTCGACGTTATTTTATTGTTGGAAGCAGTATTTGCGACGTGACTGGGGTTCGCGTCAGAAGCGACGCGACGACTGTGGTCTAAATTTCGGTCGATCATGTGCAACATGTCGGTGGATTTGGTGCAACCTTGTGTGGTTGCATTTTTATCCAACATGAATATTTTCGAGATTTCGTGTGCCGTTCGGGGATACCCGAGTTGTTTGCATGCGTTGTAGATAGCGGCGGCTTTGATGGCGTCGCGATTTTCTCCACGAAACATTTGTTGTTCTGAAAATTGTTTGTGCAATTCCATCGCCAAATCGATGATCACTTTGTTGATGCCGGCGTTTGTCGCCATGGTTTGAATGAATTGAAATTCATCGTATAATGTTTTTTCTTTCTGCGGCATGGATTGCCATTCTGTCCATTTTTGAATTTTCCGCATTTCATATGAACATTTTGAACCACAGAGAACTTTGCATCCCATCGACGATTCGCGCAACAGAGGATTCACCGGTTGACCACATCGCGAAGGATCTTTGCTGTTCTTGTCGTCTGTCCCGTAGAATTTCCATTCGGGAGAGAAATCCAACGTCTGAGAATACAAAATATTACATGTGGTGTTGGAACAGGCTTGCATACCATCTTCCATCAGAATAATGGGTTCGTTGCATTTATAACAGAAATATTTATATTCTGTGTCTTGGGGATTTAACACTTCTTCAAGTGTCATTTTTTTAACATGAGGAACATTGAATTGCGCTTTCAGTGCGTTTTTTACGTTCATCATCACAGGGTGGTGTTCTATGGTCTGGTTTGTTTATTTCAATTTTTAACGCTCGCTCCTTCCTCCACAACAGTTTGTATTTTAATTTCACATGAGAGAATAACAAGACATTCATAATGGCTGCTTTATTAGGAAAATTGGGGCAATCTGTTATGTCCAATCCTGATTTGATGAAACAGGGCACAGATTTTATTTCAAAAAACCCTGATTTGTTGAAACAGGGTGAAAATTTATTGGGATCCAGTAAAGGCAAAGATTTAATGTCGAGCATGGGACCTGATCTTTTATCAAAATTTGCACCACAAATGGGATCAACTGCTCCGACACCAGAAGTCGTTTCCTCAGGACCGGACATGTCGATTTTAGATTTAGAGAAAATGATCGACCGTGTGTTCGAAAAACACTTCCCGCTTCCTGAAATAACACGGATTATTGAAAAATATATTCAAAAATTGTCGGCAGATCCGATGACTCTTTCCGGTGTTCAGCGGGCATTCACTAATTTTATTTTTAAGTTTGTCAACACGGCATCATGGACTGCCACATTTAAACAAAAAACCCTGTGGTTTCTCTTGTCGTTGCCTTCGGTTCAAAATTACATCAATCAACTTCCGAGAGAATCTTTTTTTTCCGGAAAATACATCGACGTGCTGAAAGCACAAATCGAACATGTGATGGATCAAAAAATAAATGTCGCCGAGCGACAACCAGTCAACTCCGTTGCTTCCGTCGAAGACGGAAGAGTAGCAGTAGCAACAACAGGAGGAAGAAAGCGAAGAAGAAAAGTGGTCGGTGGCGCCGACATAGATCCCATTCAAAAAATGATGGAAACAAAAGTAGGACGTGTGATGGATGTGGATCTTCCCCAAGAAAAACTTGTTGAATTGTTTATGCAATATTTAGAAAAAATATTAAATCAGGACAATGTGCAAGTTGGGTCGTTAAAACAAACCATTTACAAGCATTTAGATGGATTTATTCACAACATATTTAATGCCCCTTTTTTCAAAAACGACGAAATCGCTTTGGTGTTTTCAATGATACTTCTCTCGGACCCTGACATTGAACGCCCTTTAATATTGGCTTTTCAAAACAGTGTGAATTTACCTTCGGCGAACGCCCCCATATCCTCTTTTATACAACAAGCGTTGAAGGAAGAAATGGATAAAACCGTGTCTTTGAGTTCGAGTGGAGGAGACAAGTCCACGTCGGCAAAATTCGGCGGCAGTCGCAGTCGGTCGCTTCGCGGCGGCTCTTCCGTCAAAGACGGAAGCAACGGAGTTGGCTCCCTCGTTCGCACAGCGAACAGCCGAAAAAGAAAACGGTCGACAAAGAAAAGAACAAAAAAGCGGATTTCCAAAAAATAATGTCCGATGACATTGTATATGTATCCGTATTTTATTGAATTTTTAGGATCTCTCTTTTTTATCTATGTAGTGCTGGCTACACAAAACATCATTGCAATTGGTGCCGCTTACACCTTGGTTCTCTTGCTTGTTCACAACATTGCTTTCGGATATTTAAATCCAGCCGTCACCATTGTCATGGGGTCGTTGGGGAAAATAAAATCACACGAAATCGTGTTGTATTGTCTTGCGCAAATAGCGGGCGGATTGATGGCACTCGAAATATTTAAACGCTATAAATAAAAAAACCCCCCGACCGATTATTTCAACACATAGGTTGTATTGGAATCGGCGACATATTTCCGAATACTATTTAAATTGATTTTATAAGGAAGAATGCCATCATATTGCAAATGATTGTAATCACAGTTTAAACGTAACAACGTGTCTGGTAAACAATCCAAAGATGTCAATTGATTGTTGGAACAATCTAATCTCTCCAATGAACTCGGCAAACTGTCCAACGACGTTAATTGATTGTTGCTACAATACAACGTTAGCAACGTTGCAGGCAAATCATCCAACGTTGTGAGCCGATTATAGTTACATCTTAAGACTTCAAGATTCTTAATATGTGATAAGTCTAAAAATGTTAACGCATTATGATCACAATTTATACGAACCAATGTGGTGGATAAACACATTTTCAAAACAATCAGTTGATTGTATTGACAACTTAACTCTATTAAATTCGGCGGCAAATTGCACAATGATGTCAATTGATTATTGTAACACGACAATATTGTTAACGTCTCCGGCAAATGATCCAATGACGTTAATGCATTGAAAGAACAGTATAAATGTGACAATGAGTTGGGCAAATGGTCAAGAGAAATTATGTGATTGTCTTTACAAAATAAATGATCTATGGTTTCTGGCAAATACTCCAACAATGTGATGGCATTGTGGGAACAGTTTAATATTTTCAACGTGGGCGGTAAGTGGTCCAACCATCTGATTCTATTTGAATCACATGACAAGGTTGTCAGCGCGGGCGGTAAATAGTCCAACGTTGTTAATTGATTATTACAGCAAAACAATATCTGCAATTGTGGAGGCAAATGATTCAAAGATCGTATTTGATTTTTGTTACAATTTAAACTGACCAATGTGTCCGGCAAATTTTTCAGAGATGTAAGTTGATTGTAACTGCAATCTAAAATTTGGAGAGATGAATACGCCGTTAAATCCGGCAATTCCGTCAAGTCTCGTCCTGACAAATCTAATTCTGTGATGTGACCGACTTGCGGAATAGGAATGGGTTTGATGCGCTTCATGGGGTTGTTGAAAAAAAATCACGAGAAAGATGAATTCAATTTTTTATTTAATCACAGGAGTTTGGTTTTTCACTACATAGTCCCTTATGTTTTTCAGTGTGGGATCGAAATTATATTCTAATTGGTTTTCTTCACATCTTAAAGAAATTAAACTTTCCGGTAACTGATTCAGTGATGTAATTTGATTCCACCTACAACAGAGATCGCATAATTTATCGGGTAAATTGTCCAGAGACGTTAAAATATTTACGGCGCAGTATAAATGTGTCAACGTTTCCGGTAAATGATCCAACGAAGTCAATCTATTTATATAACAAAATAAACATCGTAATGTAGGAGGCAATCGATCTAGTGTCGTAATTTTATTGTCGGCACAATCTAAATCCACTAATGTGGAAGGCAAACAATCCAACGAAGTCAATTGATTCCTAGAACAATTTAATAAATTTAATTTGGACGGCAAATGGTCCAACGTTGTCAGTTGATTGTTAGAACAATTTAAATATTTTAGTGTCGGTGGCAAATAATTCAACGATGTTAATAGATTGTTGTTGCAATTTAATGTTCTTAGAGATGTGTAATGCGTTAAATCAGGCAATTCCGTCAAACTTTGATAGCTCAAATCCAATTTTTTTACAAATTGTTTGTTCAAATTCAAAACAAAATCCATGTCAGTGAAGGAAAAGGGAGAGATGACTGTTGTGAGTTGTCGAAGAAAAAAAAAAATCCGGTTTCAATTTTTTATTTAATCACAGGAGTTTGGTTTTTCACTACATAGTCCCTTATGGTTTCCAGTGTAAAATCAAAATCATATTCCAGAGGATTGCCCTCACAGCTAAACATGAAAATTGTTTGCGGCAAATTGTCTAACGATGTCAATTTATTGTGATCGCAAATTAATTCAATCAAAGTAGGCGGTAAATTGTCCAAGGATGTCAATTGGTTATGAAGGCAAATCAATTCAATCAAAGTGTGTGGTAAATGGTCCAAGGATGTCAATTGGTTATTATGACACCACAAATGGAGCAAGGCATGTGGCAAATTATTCAAAGATGTTAATTGATTTGAATTACAGAGCAAGATTTCTAATGTGTTCGGTAAATTGTCAAGTGATGTGATTCGATTATTCCAACAATTTAAAAATGTTAACGTCGGAGGTAAACGGTCCAAGGATGTTAATTGCATAGTTTCACGCATAGTTTCACACCATAAACTGGTCAAGGTGTTTGGTAAATGATCCAAACATATTATTTCATTTTCTCCACAAGATAGTTGTTCTAATTTGGGCGGTAAATGGTCCAACGACGTCAATTGATTGCTCTGACAATATAAAATTGTTAACGTGGGCGGTAGATGGTCCAACGCGGTCAAGTTATTTCGATCACATAATAATGTTTGTAATTTTGGCGGCAAATGGTTCAACGCTGTTAATTGATTGTCATTACAATTTAAATTTATCAATGTCGGCGGCAAATTATCTAGCAATATAAGTCGATTACCGCAACAATCTAATAATTGAAGAGACCTGTAGTGCGTTAAATCAGGCAATTCTGTTAATCCTTGATCCGACAAATCTAATTCGGTCACGAATCGTTTGTGGAAATTTAAAATAAAATCCATGTGGTGAGTTGTCAAATAAAAAAAATCCGGTTTCAATTTTTTTATTTAATCACAGGAGTTTTGTTATTCACCACATAGTTCCTTATGTTTTCCAGTGTGGGCTCAAAATCATATTCCAGAGGATTGTCGAGACACCACAAGTTTGTCAATGTTTGAGGTAAATTGTCCAAGGATGTCAATTTGTTACCGTCACAATACAATTTTAATAATGATTGTGGTAACTGATCAAGTGTCGTAATTTGGTTCCAACAACAAGCAAGACAATACAGTGGAGAAGGCAAATGATCCAACGATGTCAATTTATTGTTCCAACAAAATAAACCTTTTAATGTGGTCGGCAAATCCTCCAACGATGTCAGTCGATTGTTACTACACTCCAACATAAGTAATTTTGGCGGTAAATTCCTTAAAGATGTCAGTTGATTGTTATCGCAAATTAAAAATATCAGTGTTTGTGGCAAATGATCCAACGATGTCAATTGGTTGTTACTACAGTGTAATGATACAAGAGACCTGTAGTGCGTTAAATCAGGCAACTTCGTCAATCCTTGATTCGATACATCTAATTCGGTCACAAATCGTTTGTGAAAATTCAAAATATAATTCATGTGGTGAAGTGAAAAACAAAAAATCGGGTTTCAATTTTTTTATTTAATCACAGGCATTTGATTTGTCATTACATAAAATCGTATGTTATCCAGTGTGATATCAAAATCATATTCCAAAGGATTGCCACAGCAATCTAAATAACACAATGTTGTAGTCGGTAAATTGTCCAAGGATGTAATTCCATTGAACGAACAATGAAGAATTCTTAATGTGGGCGGTAAATTGTCCAAGGATGTTAAGTAATTTTCAGAACAGAATATTTTTGTAATGTTGGGAGGTAAATGGTCCAATGATCTGATCCGATTGTCCCAACAATTTAAATGCGTCAGCGTTAATGGCAAATGATCCAACAATGTGATGACATTGTGAGAACAAAATAGTTCAGTCAATGTGGGCGGCAACTGATCCAACGTGGTGACTCGATTGTTATTGCACGCCAAAAGTGTTAATGTGGGTGGTAAATGGTCTAATGTTGTGATTAGATTATTTGCACAATGTAAATATGTCAATGTGGGGGGTAACTGATCCAACGACGTCAATTGATTGTTGAAACATAATAATTTTGTTAATGTGGGTGGTAAATTGTCCAATGTAGTTAATTGGTTGTAACCGCACTTTAAAATTTTTAGAGACCTGTAGTGCGTTAAATCCGGCAATTCTGTTAAATTTTGATTCGACAAATCCAATTCGATCACGAATCGTTTGTAAAAATTCAAAATAAAATCCATATTAGCGAGAGATGATAATAAAAAAGTTCACAGACACACAATTCAATTTTTTTTATTTCAACACAGGGGTTTGATTATTCACCACATAGTTCCTTATGTTTTCCAGTGTGGGTTCAAATTCATATTCCAAAAGATTGTCGGCACACTCAAAATTGTAAATTGTTTGCGGCAAATTGTCAAGGTGTGTCAATTTATTGTGATTGCAGAATAATTCGGTCAAAGTAGGTGGCAAATTGTTTAAAGATGTAATTTCATTGTAGTGGCATAATAATTCGCCCAAAGTAGGTGGCAACTTATCCAAAGATGTCAATTGATTATTGTGACACCACAAATGATTTAATGTTGGAGGTAAATGGTCTAATGTTGTGATTTGCGTATGATGACACCACAACCCTTTTAAATTTTCCGGTAAATGATCCAATAATGTCAATGGATTTTCTCCGCAATACACTGTGTTCAATGTCGGCGGTAAACGATCCAACGTGGTGATTCGATTGTTCGAGCAACATAAATCAATTAATGTGGGGGGCAATTGATCCAATGATGTGAGTTGATTACAATGACAAAATAATGTTGTCAATGTCGGCGGTAAATGGTCAAACGTGGTGACTTGATTATTCGAGCAACATAAAAATCTCAATGTGGGTGGCAAATGATCCAATGATGTTAATTGATTGTTTTCACAGTACAAAACTTTTAATGTGGGTGGCAAATGATCTAATGATGTGAGTTGATTGCGATTGCACCACAAAACTTCTAATGTGGGTGGCAAATGATCTAATGATGTTAATTGATTGTCCCCACAACGTAATATTTTAAGAGACCTGTAGTGCGTTAAATCCGGCAATTCTATCAACCTCTGATTGCCCAAATCCAATTCAATCACAAATCGTTTTCTGAAATTTCGAATAAAATCCATGTTGGACTGTGGTGAGTGGGGTTAAATAAAAAATTCAGTTTCAATTTTTTATTTCAACACAGGCGGTCGATTTTTCACCACATGATGATTTATATTTTCCAGCGAGAAATCAAAATCATAATACAGGGGATTGTCATCGCAAATCAAGTTATCCAAAGTTTGTGGCAAATTGTCCAACGATGTAATTTGATTACGGTAACAACTTAAATATGTTAAATTTTGCGGCAAATTGTCCAACGACGTCAGGCGATTGTGGTCGCAACCTAACGATTCCAACGATTGTGGCAAATTGTCCAACAATGTCAGATGATTGTGGTGGCAATGTAACGATTTTAACGTTTGTGGCAAATTGTCCAACGATGTGATGACATTGTCGTCACAGTTTAATGAAATTAAATTGAGAGGCAAATGATCCAACAATGTCAGCTGATTGTTGTCACAAATTGCCGACCACAACTGTTGTTGTGGTAAATGGTCCAACGACGTGAGCTGATTGTAGGAGCAGTCTAAATCAAACATAGTTTTTGGCAATCGATCCAACGATGTGAGTCGATTGCGGGAGCAATCTAATTCATAAACACGTGTTGGCAATTGATCCAACGATGTAATTTGATTTGAATAACAAGCCAACCGTCCTAATTTGGATGGCAAATGATCCAACAATGTAAGTTGATTGTTGTAACACTGTAATATTCTCAATTCGGGTGGTAAATAATCCAAAGATGTGAGTAGATTATAGTTACAATATAATTCCATCAACGTGGCCGGTAAATTGTCCAAAGATGTCAACTTGTTATGATCACAACGCAATATTTTGAGAGATGTGTAATGCGTTAAATCGGGCAATTCTGTTAAATTTCTAAATGATAAATCTAATTTTTTTGTGAACTTTAAATGATTCAAGATTAAATTTTCTTCAGGTTGATAAACGACGATTGCAGTTTCATCCATTTGAATTTAAACACAACACGTTTTAAATTCAATTTTTTGGGGGGTTTCACCCCCCATGACCCCCCCATTCCGGTAAATTCAAAAAGATTTAATTTTTCGGGGGGGTGAGTAAAATTTCCGAACATCACTGTCCACGGGAAATTTGCGCCAAAAAAAGGAAGGCTGTTTGCGGATAAAATCGACATCGGTTTGCGTAACCTCGCGATATGATTTCGGATTTTTAGAGAGATCGTCGCGGATTTCTTGAAGTTGTTTTATTTTCTCTCGCATCACCACAGTTAAAAGCCCCATGTTGTGTTCTTCCGAATCGTCGTATATTTTTTTTATTTCTTTGTTTAATTTCTCTCGTTCCGCTTTGACGTAATCCCAATTGTCGTACGTAATTTCAAATGATTGAATGTGGTCTTTGCCTGCCGTTGGGTGCAACAGTGTCCAGAAAAATTCGTCGCCGACGTGCATGTTGTGAAAAAAGGTTTGTTTTTTTGCGGGCAATGCTACCATTTTTTTTGCGTGATATCTCGAAATACAAAACCGCGCATAATGTTTGATGAAAGGTTCCATCATTTTGTAATTGGGCTGAGTCTGGATTCTTTCTTTGATGTCATAGGGGGACGGTTTCATGAATCGCAGATAAGAAGTTTCGACAGGATTTCTTTGCAAAAATAAATAAAAAGCGTCCAAGTGTTGGCACGGCAAACAACTCTCACTGATCGTCACCATCTTGTCAATCACCGGCGGCGTTCCTTTTTCCTTGACCACAGTCACTTGCGTTCCTTTTTCCTTGACCACAGTTGATTTTTTGGGTTCCCATTTTAGTGCCGCGCGCATCAACTCAAAATAAGCCTCTGTAATGTGACCCCACGCTGTCGGCACGGTTTTGACTAAGTTTTCACGTTGCCACGGAACTGTGACTGCCTCGGGCGTCTTTGCGTGACAAAAAATGTGGATTTTATTGGAAAATTCGGAATTCTCAAAATAGCGTTGCCAAATGTCGGGGAAATGGACATTATCTCTCGTTAAAAATAAAAAGGCAACATGGATGTTGTGTTTCCACGTGGATATCGTGTTGCCCTTTTCACCAAACAATGTGATGACACTCCAATCGGGGTCTAATTGCATCACATCTCTCACAACTTCTTCTGTAGACTTTTCTAAAAAATTCCAAATAACCGGAACAATTACATCGGCCATTGTTATGATTTGTGATGGTATTTTGTCAACGGCGACTGCGGAGATAATCACTACATTTGTGTTTTTGGGTTTAGTAAACGTGTTTGTCTCTGTTCCGTAAATAAAAATGGACCACTCGGTCGTTTTCGCGGGGGCTCGATTGTTCGGAAATAAAGTCATCGTTTTGCGAATAAAAAATCCATCCGGCGGTGCCGGAAAAGGCCACCGACTCCAAATAAACGGATGTTGTGAAACGACAGTCTTTAACCACAGAGTGTAAATGCAAATTTTATGTCGAAAAGAATAATTGGGACGCTTCCAGCGAAGTGCCGACAGGAAAAAATATTCGTCGGCGGCTCCGGTGAGTTGCGCCTTTTTATTCCAGAGTGAGAGAAAAACTGGCATAAAATCCGAACTTATTTTTAAGACCGTCGCAACATCTGAACGATTCATGATCCACCATTGTGACGTTTTGAATAAATTCGGAACTGCCTGTTGTTCACTCACCTCGAACGCAGAAGACGGCGCTTTCCCTTTTTGACAAAATGAGAGAATCGTCGCCAAATCAACACACGGATAACTGTCGTGCGACATCAACATGAACCAAGAACATTCTGTAGTGTTGAGGGCGCAACGCATGAGCGCTAAAGTGGCCATGACAATGGATAGAGTGCCCCATGTGGTTTCGACGAACTCGGGAATAATGTGACGTTTGAAGAAAGGGTCGGTGACTTTTTCCGGAAATTTGGCGTGAACAAAAAAATGGGCTCCTTGCATTTTATCTCTCACAACATCACCGTGCATCATGTCGCCGTATGTGAGACATAAACATGCCAATTTGGGAAGGGGGGGTGTCGATGTCTTTCTTCCGGTTTTTGTTTTCGTCTTTCTGGTTCGGGTTTTAGATTTTGTTTTTGTCTTTCGAGTTCGGGTTTTAGATTTTGTTTTTGTCTTTCTGGTTTTCGTTTTTTTGAGAGAAAAAACCATGTGGTTATATTATACTTCGATTTCAAATTAAAAAATGAATTTAAAGTCATCCTAACATTCATCACACATGAATCTAGCCCACATAATAGAAAACACACATGTCGGTAAACCGAACAATAAATTTTACGTTTCTGAACATAGTAGAGCACAATCTGTTACACATTACATGCGTTCTGAACATAATGTTGGATTTTATTATGTGATGAATTATGATAAAGAATGCAAGTTGCTTGATGTCGATCAAGACACATTTTTAGAGTTGTCGATAGATGAAAACCACCGTCATTTTCATGTTAACGACGGCGGTCGCCGTGGCGACGATTACATTCCAAACGAAATTGAACAATCTTTGTTCAATAAATTACATGATGCAATGGTCATGATGTATTCCGCACACCCAAATGAATTTCAAGAGTTTTGTCAAACTTTTGAAAAAATCCGTCCCGTCTTAACGCCCCACATGATTGATTTTTATCAATCAATCCAAAATTCAATAAGTGGTGAATATGTTATCAAATAATCGTCGCCGCAAAACAAAAAAAACTACAGAAGGTTCATCATGCTGTTGGAATTATTCCATCCAAGTAACACAACTGGTCGCGTGTTAAATTCATAATTAAGTTTTTTATGTCATCGCTAAGATTTCCTTCAGATTCATCTATTCCTATTCTGGAATTTTTTTTTATTAGTTTGTTAAAACTAACGTCGAATTTTGTTTCGACGCACTCCACAAGAAATTGGAACATATTAACGCCTGATGTTGTAACAATAAGCCTGCCGTTGAGTTCTTTGATGAACTTATCAAAATAAGTGGTCATTTTGTGATACGTTTGCATTTTTTCCAAAAATGCAACCGAAGGTTCCATCAATGTGTCCTTCGGACACATCACATCGATAGGCGCAGAATATCGGCCTGCGACATGGCAGTCAGAGTCAAAAGAGTGCTGGGTTTCAAAATCGTCGTTCATTTTAATTTGATTTCCAAAAAATCAAATCAAAAAAAAAATTTCAATTTTTACCTGTATCCACCCACATTGGCTGAAGTGTGCACAACATCTGATCTTTCATATTTTGGCAATGGTGGAAATTTTAATGTTCCTTTTTTAATTCCTAAAAAATACAAATCTTTTGAACCAAAATTGTAGTAAGTATCCCACACCGAAAATAATTCATTCAAATTTAACACATCGTTTAAATCAACTTCCGTAAGATTTTTATAATAATCGACCATGTCTTCCAAATTGCCGATGGTGCCGTAAGAATCATTTGGAAGACATCTTCTTGTTCCGTGTTCTGGGCGATTTGTGGATGCACATGTGAAGAAAAATAAACCGTCCGGTTTCACCATGTCGTAAATTTTTCGGAAAGATTCAACATATTCAGGGTCATGTTCGAAGCATTCTGTTGACACAATGGTGTCAAATGTTGCATTTTCAAAAGTCAAATCTTTGGTTTTCGACACCACAGTGACATTGTTTGCCGGAATCACATCATTGCCGTGATATTCGCAATTCCTAAATAAAAACGAATTGTTGCCGTTGATGTCACCTGAACCGACATCTAAAACTAATTTGTTAGAAAAGTAACGTGGCAATAATTGTTGAACAAACAGTGTGAAATCTCTCGCTTGTCCGTGCATCGATACACTTGGTTTATATTTTATTTTCCGCTACTTTGACGCGACTCTCTCGCTCAATAAATCGACACACGAAATATGAACATCTTGAATCTCCGCTTTTTTAATTTGCGATTTTATTTGTTTTTTGTTGAACAACAAAACATCATTAATCCGAACTGTCATCATTGAACTTTGGTTCGCCCCCGAGTTCGGTTCTATTTTTATTCGGAACACATTTTCTTTTTTTCGGTTGAACAAATAATAGTTCCATTTCATTTTGAGAGATGATACTTTGTTTTTTACGTTCGTCAATGTGATCTTACTGTCGCCAATAACAAGATTAAAAATGTCGTCGAGTTGAAACAAAATGTCGTTGTATGTTTTGATCCGAACGCAAATTTCATTTTGGTTGGCGATTTGTAATTTTCGAAATTTAATTTTAAAATCCTGTAGTTTCAGTTCTTGATAGAGTGGATTGTATTTCTGGTAATTGAAAATCGTTAACCACAGTCTCTCGAAAATAAATCCAGAATCGAAATTATATTTTTTGTCGTCCTCTAACAAAATTTCCATCAAGTTTTTGTAAAACGCCACAGAGTGTTGTCGAATTAAATCCCGATGCACAGCAAAAATGGCGGAGAAACAAAATGGGATGCAAAATTTATTCGACAGCGGAATCCCGTATTTCGATCTAATCAACTCGTAGAAATTACTACATTTTATTTTTTTCAAATACTCATCAATGTAATATTGAAACCAAGATATCAAAAAATAATGCGGATACACAATGTTCATCGCCGAATCCAAATACACCACATTTATTCTTTTGTTTTTTATCCAATATTTCTTGTCGTAATAGTCCTCGCCGACGACCCCATAATACGGCAACTTTTCGATTTTATTTTTATTGAACGCAGATTCCGGAGAATACTGTAGTGTCAAAGGTTGAATGGGTTCGAATAAATCGACATGTTTCAACAGTGCCAATAAATCGGGACTGTGCATAAATGGGTCTCCCTGAGAGAATACGGTCATCTCAGCCAACCTGTCGTAATTTTCAATGATGTGGTGCAAATAGGTGTGGGTTTCTCTCCCAATGTTGGGAAGGGTCAAGACCCGTCGCTCAGGTGTCTTTGATTTTTTGACAGAACGATTTCGTCGCTCGGGTGTCTTTGATTTTTTTTTGAGAGAACGGGAGCCGCTCGTGAATGATTTGCCTTTGTTGTAAATGGTCACATTCATATTTGTAATTTCATTTGCCCAATCTACATTTTCGGCATATCTGGCAATGACAATTTCATGAATCATTTATATATGTGTCGACAAAAATCTCTCTGACGTCATTAAGTGTCCGTCAGTGTTTTCAGATATTGACTGAGTGTAAAATTTTGTTGTTTCGATTGCACCATTTCGGGACTTGCGGGAAATTTGGGAAAAATCATTTGATATTTGGGATGTATTGTTTTCAACACGTTGTCTTCAGAAGGACTGCGAATATAATAATAGGTTCCTTCTGTTGTGATACCTTCGCGACTGAGAACAACCCATTCTTGTGTGACTGAGAGATGTTTAAATAATTTAAGACCATGTCCGTTCGCGCAAAACAACACAACAGGTAAATCCATGGCATCTGCCAAGATCCAAATATCCAAATCTGTGATGAAGTAGGATGGATTTGTGATGGCAGTTTCAAGAAATATTTTGTTAAATAATGATTTCTGTGCTTTTGAAATTTTTTTGTCGGACCACCAAATGTATGCGATAGTCGGATAATACGACGACCATGATTTGTAGTGTTCAATCAGCGCTGTTTTGATGTCGGCGATGGTGATCGTTTGCGAAGACGTCGTTTTGGAACTCAAATGTGTGATTCCCAATTTTTTAAAAATGATCAACAACACTTCGAATGTGCACGCCGGATTTTCATGTTGAAACACCCATTCTTTTCCTTCAGGAGAGAAGAATTGTTTCCATTTGGAAGTTTGAATATTTCCGATGACATCGCCGATGGACACTACACAGTCGCTTTGGTGGTCGGCATCTGTACCATCTTCTGTGTTGTTGTCGAAAAAGATGTCCGAAAAAGATTGCAACATTTTTTGGGGTCTCGCCATGTCATAAGTGATTGTCGAGATGTATTTGTTCTTGTCCATGGGATGCAAATCGTCAAAGTAGGTTGTCGAGTCTTTGTTCTCTCCTAACAACAAATGTTCCACCACGATGATTTCATTTTCATTTATTTTGTAGTCAATGTCCATCAGTTGAATTGTGTTTTCAAACATGAACAGACGGATGCGATTGAAGCGAATTAGTTCATCGGCCAATCGTATGAAATACAGTTGTGAATTGTCTCGATTGGCACCATCCCCCAACTCGACCAAATGATTTTTTATTAAATTCAATTGACACGTCGATTGGTTCATTTTGCAAAATGATTTTTTCGAACAACTGTCTTTCGACAGGGCGTGACACGATGTGACTTCTTCCAGTGCGTCCGGCGCATAATCAGAAAACACAATGTGGTCCTTTGTCAGATGTCGCAACGATTCGATGACTTGTTTTATTTTTGTGCCATACGGGAGAGATGAGTCCAACATCGCCAACAATTGTTTGCGTTCTTTGCGAGTTTCATATTGAGACAAGATGGTCCTGATCGTCAATCGAAAGGTTTCGAACATTTGATTTTCTAATAAAATCATTTTGACCAACCGTTTTCGCTGTGGATCTTCTTCTGTTGAAATGGCTAACAATTTGTCCAAAATAGAGTGTGACGTCTGTTCAATCAATTGCCATTTTTTATGCTTTTTTTGCATCCGTTCTGGTTCACAGCCAATGAATTGATTGGTTTCTGTCAACACTCCCACAATCCATTCTTCGTTCGTCAAGGAATGTTTTTCGAACATTACGTACACCGGATTACATAAGATTTTATGATTAAACAATGTGATGACCGCCGACAGACCTTCGATGGTGTTGTCGAAAGATTGCAAGAGACGTGGGTCGTCCATGTAAATTAGTTGCGGAATTTGCGGCACCAATTCCGAAGGATGAACTGGAATGTAGACGGGGTGTTTGAACTGAGACAACAGGATCAAAAAACCGATATTTTTTTGATAATAGTTAATGATTTGTGCTATGATTTTGCAGGAAGTTCCGGCCGAAGACAGAACAGGTAGCATCTGAAACGACAACATGTTTCTTTTTATTTGCGACGTCAAACTTGACACGGGGGTGCATTTGTCGAAAACATTTTCGTGTATTTTTTTCAAAATCTGAACGAGAGATTCCATGTTCATGGTTTTCAATTGTTGCAGATGAAATGTTTTGGTGTATATTTTTTCGGTTTTACTCTCGAAATAGATGCACAGGGGTTCGTAATACTGATTTTGTTTCACCAAAATAATGGATTCGTTGTGTGAATCATAAAATTGAGAAGAATACACATTGGACGGACACAACAGTCTCAACGATTGACTCTTGTCTTCTTGTTCAAGAGAAAACAAAACCAAATTTATTTTTCGGTAAAGCAATTGGGGGTGTTGGTGTGTAAACAAATCCCAGAGATACACATGACTCTTGGGAATCGTAGGGTCACGCAGATAGGCTATGAAATTTTCATAAGATGCCAAGGTTTGCAAAAACAAATATGATTCGTCGACGTCTGTCATGTCGAGTGAGAGATAAAAAAGACTGCCCGTCCAATGCACCACATGTTGTTTTGTTTCTGTCGATATTTCTTCTGTTGGTTTGAAAATAGAAACCAGCGACCCGTTGTGAAATTTAATGAACATGTCCAAATCCAGAATTTCGACAATGTGCTCAATCATTTCGGGCACTGTGAAGGGTTCAAAACCTTCTGTGGTGGCATGCATGTAATTAAAAATATAGGTGTAACAGGCTAAAAATGATTGTGGGACAGCGTCCCCCGTGTCGACACCGTAACGAAAAATGCTGTGCATGTCGAAAGTCGGCGCTTTACCGTTCATGTATTTTTGGCGATCCATTCCGAAAAAAAGTTCTAACGCGGGAGGCAACAGTCCCAACCGGTCTTTTTCCAGCGGCATTTTTTCGGAAATGTAATTCGAGATTTTTTTAGCGACAACATCCGCCGCATCATTTTCGTAACAACAGGGCATGGGTTTTCCTTCGTTGTTTTTGATTCCTTTCAGGGCTGGAATTAAATTTCCTTTTTTGTTGTGGGGTGTGAACTCGTAGACATTTCCGTTCTGCTTTTTTTCATTCGCCCGTGTGATGACTTTGTATTTTTTGCTGTCAATGCCGGCTTTTAATTCTTGTTCACTCAAACTTCGATTTTCTTGAATCGACCAATACCGCGGACAGACAAAATAAAATCGCGTCTTGTCGTCGTACTCGTACAACAGAGATTTTTGGTATGACGTCGCATTCCATTTGGTGTCGTGTTGGTCGATGTTGTCTAATTCTCCTTTGTTTAAAATCACAGGTTTGTTATCTCCAATGCACTGTCTCGAATATTGTTCATTCGATTTAAATAATTGGGGGGCCCGTTTTTGCAATTGCTTTAAAAACATGGTAGACATTTTTTTGGCGTTGCCATTGGGCAACACTTCTGGTTGCATGACTTCGTCATCTGCATCTGGAGTAGGTTCTTCATCGTCGTCGACGTGAGAGAAATATCCGATTTTTTGGAAGGCCGGCGACGACGAATCCGAATCGTCGCTGTGTTGACTTGAACTTCGACTTTTGGACGGCGGTGGTGGCACCAATGCTGGCAACACGGGTGCCATATAAAAATCTGTGATGAAAGATGAAAATAATTCGGGATGTTCTAAAAAAGCAATGATGCCTTGACAACAGGATTGAATGAATGGTATGTAGTTCAAATTATAAATCATGGTCATCGTGATCGTCAATTCTTTTCTCTCGTCCAATGAAAAAATGGTGAAAAAGCCGGGCGACTCTATCGCCGTGTTTTTATCATAATCAATGATCGCATTTTGAAAAAGATGAATGGCCTCGGGTTGTGTCAAATAGGGAAAATGCAATTTGAGCCCTTGGACAATTTTTTTTTCCATGTCCAAATCTCCCGAAAATTCTTCAATCTGTTGTCTCAAATACAGCGTTTTTGCGTCGACGTTTTCGAAATCCGACACATTTTTATAGGTGGCTTCCATTTCATTCGAGAGTGAACTGATCGGAATAAAAAACAAATCTAAAATCCCCTGTTGTAAAGAACTGAGAGAAACCGCCTGATTCGACATTGAAAATTTCCAATGATAGTTCAGATTTTCCAAATGAACATTTTTTTGATAAATCGACTCAAATTGCGGAATTTGAAATCCCGTTTTTTCCAACGATTCGTTCACAATGGTAATGATTGGCTGCACCAATGTGACCAATTCAGTTTCTAATTCTGTCACTGTCACCCCGCGTTTTAATTTTTCGGAATACACCGTCATCGTTCCGTTTGTTTTAAAATCCACAAAGAATTGCAACATGTCTCTCACAAAGAACAGTGTGATTTTACTTTTGCTTTTTTCCACATATTTAATATTTATGCCTGTTATTTTTTTGTATTTTTCCAATTCACGCCAAATGCGGAAAATCATGGTTTTGCCCAACTTGGGGATTTTTTTGCCGTTTGTCGACATTCCATCACAGAACAATCGAAATGTATTTTCAACTGGAGTGGGGAAATAAATCAAAGGAATCTCTGTGGTGGCGTGTATATTTTTGAATATTAATTCCAATGGAGGAATCGGAGTTGTCGATTCTGGCAACAGATACAATGTGAAACCGTCGATCCCTTCAATCAAATTCTCTTGGTGGACGCCCTGCGAGAGAATGTGATCAAACGCTTTTCTTTTTTTCCACGGCGTCGTGTTCCACTCCGGAAAAACAACTTGAGTTCGGTGTTGTAAATACAGAGAAGTTGAGACCAATTTTTGTTCAAACAATCTCGGAAAATAACATTGAAAGAGTCGAAGAGGTGAACTGGTCGGTTCGATTTCAATAAAATCGGGGCGACAGACAAAGATGTCGACACCCCCCGACCTTATGAAATCGAACAACAATTTTTGGTCATGAAGAATAAAAAGATCGTCGCCCATTGGCGGCGGAACATTTATGACAATTTTGAAAGGATTCACAGGAAACAACAGGGTTGTCAATTGAAGTCCCAACGGAATGTCGAGAGAAAACGATTTTTGTTCGTGAAACGCTTCTTGAAAGTCGGACCACGAATGAATCGCACCTGTAATTTTTGTATTTAAATTGCGGGCAATTTGTTGAAAATGAATTTGGGGTATCACCACAGTTTCTTCTTGTGTTAATTTCTGATAGAGAGAAAAAAGATCAATCTGTTGTGGAATTGTCGCAAACAAATAGAGTTCATCAAACCACAGAGTTTTTTTGTGTTTGTTTTCGTATTTTAGGATAATTTTTTGTTTGATCGTTTCCAAAGTATCGTCTCTGTGTAACGTGTAATCTTTGAAATCTTCTGACGTTAGGGTTGATTCATTTTTACCGGTCTTGTCTAAAAAATGAATCTTAAATTCAAAATCACCCATATATTCTCTCGTGATATTGTTTTATTTTGTTCAACGTCCACTTCGCAAACAGTCAAAGTGAGAGAAATGTCGGTCGCCTGCGGCTCCCTCGTTTGCTGCGCAAACAGTCGGTCAGTCCGGCGGAGGTTCGTGCATGTCTCGCGGAAGGGTGTCGAGGTCGGTCGCAGACCGACCTCGGTGCCAGAATATCGCGAACCCCCTTCACGAACTCTTTCGCCGACTTTCGACATTATTTTCTTTGGTGTTGTTTTAAATGGCAATCACCACAGAGCGCTTTTAGATTGGCGAGTTGATTTTTATGAGTTCCATTTTCAAAAAACCCCTTGGCGTTTGCCTTTTTTTGTGGAATAATATGATGAACTTCTTCGCTCATCTTTTCGTGACATTCTTCACATTCGCCGCGGATTTTCTCAGGATGGTAACTGGACTCTTTACGAGACAACGGAGCCACCACGTCCACCAAATATTTGTTGCGAATGATGTGAGCCGTGTCCAAAAAAGAAGAAGGCATGTGTAGTGATCTACAAACGGCCAAGCCATAAAACCGCATCCCCGCACCTTCTTGCAATGTTCGTTTGTATTCCAATTTATCTAATTCTGCATTGTAAATGACTTCCAAATGTTTAATTTGTAGTTGTGCCGTCGAAATTTCGGGGAATTCGACAATTTTGTGCAAATGCGACGTGATCATGAAAGATGTTTTCTTTTCTAATAAATGTAAAATAGATGCTGTGGTGATACTGATGGCAGATTCAATTTCACTGCCTTTCGAAATTTCATCCGCCAACACCAAACTGTGGTCATCTGCATAATTTAGAATCACACGTAATTCACTCATCTCGACTGTGAAACTGCTCTGTCCTTTGAATAAATTATCATTTCCTAAAATCCGCGAATAAATGGCACGATAGGGTTTAAATTTGAAAGAAGTGGCGGGGACAGGATTGCCAGATTGTGCCAATATGATTGCAATTCCCAGACTTCGCAACAGAGACGTTTTGCCTGACGAATTAATGCCAAATAAAATCATCCCCGCTCTGCTTTCTGACAAACCAATGTTGTTCGGAACGTATAGTTCATCCAAAGGTAATTGTTCAATTAATGGATGTCGTAGATTTTCCGCATCGACACAACTCGGTTCGCTGCGCTCACCTTCTCGTTCCTCCTTCCTCCACAGACGTGGACAACAGTAGTTGTATTTATTCATCAGATGAACACGATTTAAAAACACATCCATTTTGGCAACATAGTTGATTATGTTATCAAATAAATGACAATTGTTTTGTTTGAACCGAAGACACCATTCTTTGAATTTCGTTTGAGTGGCCGTTTCAATGCTTTCCGTCAAATCCCACAAACGTTGACTGAGAGATTGAAGTCGAGGAGACATGATTTCAGTTTGACTTGCATTGGTTGATTTGAAAGTGACCGGTGAAAAAGCGCTCGGTTTTTCCTGTAATTGTTTTGCCAGATGGACACTTCTTATTTTTGTCACCACAAATTTTAATGGATTATTCTCGGTTTTCTCAATTTTAATGGCATTTGGATTTATGAGAATAAAACTCTGTAGTGTATTTCTAAAATCGTAAATTTCATTTTTTATCTCTCGGTATTCTTGCAACATGGCATCCTGAGGTGCAACAAACAAAGTAATGATCCCATTGTTTTCTTCCACGTTGTCTTGAAAGAGACATCGGTTGTCGTTTAACGTTTTACAATAATTTAAATTCAAAGAATTGTTTAGTTCGCTGCTTATTTGTTGAATGTGAGTCAAAATCGATTCTGTCGTTCGAACGGACTCGGCTCTCTCCGAAAAATAAGTTTGCAACGTGATATCTTCCATCCAACATGTATACAATTGTTCAATGATCTGCAATGATTCATTCAATTTGTAAATTTTGTTGGGAGTTATTTTATCCATTCTCCACAGTCGAATTATTTTCTCAATGTCGCAAATCTTACCGAGAATTTTGCGCACATTTCGGGTCGTTTGCGAAAATTCTTCGTTCTTCCCAAATTGTTCCAACACAGAATATTCTTTCTGTAGTTTTTCTTCATTCGAAGTGGGATTTAACAACAGATGAGAGAACAAGCGCGATCCCATCGGTGTTTGACACTGATTCATGAATTTTAATACAGACATTTCGTTCTCTCCGTCGTTGACAATATTTAATTGTTTCAACGTGTGATTTGCCAACACTACACGGTCTTGCGTATTTTGAAATACTGGCATTTGTATGTGTTCAATTAATTTCGGATTGTGTTCAAAACAAAAATTCAACAACATGCAAAATGCCTGTGTCGCAATGGAATAAGTCTGAAATTCACTACACTGTTGATATGTTCTTTGTCCAAATTGCTGATCAATCATGGTTTTGATGTATTTTTCTTTGGACGCATTCTTGATTCGCTCATCGTCGTCGTGTTCCTTCCACTCGTGAATCATGGTTCTTTTCGGAAAAAGCGAACGAATCTGAGACTCTTCCGAATCGTCCACGATCAAAACCTCATTGGGATTGCATGTTGAAATAATTCTCTCTAATTCGTCCATCCATTGGACCGACATGACCTCCGAATCATTTTCAAAAATGTAAGATTTTCCTGTGATGATGTCGATGGAAGAAATCCCGCAAATTTCTCTCACTTTGCCGGTTCGCCAAACACACATAACATTGTTTGTCATGATGTCTCCTTTTCCCGATTCTTGAATGAACGTGCTCGGCGAATAAATCTCGGTCAACGAACGCTGTTTTCTTTTGACACCGGCAATCGTCTGCTGGTCAAAGACAACAGCCGTGAACCCCGCTTGATGTATTTTTTGTAAATATTTATCTAACGTGTAGTCACGAAATCCGGCAAATAAAATTTGTCCTTCATTGGTTTGCGTGTCGCTGTGTGTCGAAGGAACGACCGAGAGACTGTGGTCCACTTTGTGGACAGAAGGAACGACCGAGAGACTGTGGTGTTTTTCTCCGATATTTAAATCACAGATTTGTGTCATCAATTCAATATTGCTAACAGATTGTATCACACCTTGTTTTTTCATTCCATACACTTCGTAAAAACTTCCGACTAAAAATAAGAGAAACATACGACCCTTATATTTGGCATTCCATGTGTCAAACAATTCAAAATATTCCCGATAAATATTTGGAGTTAACTTCGACGGAAGAGTGGTTGAGAGTTGTTGTTCTTGCTTTTTTGATTTCATCATTCACGTCAAACAATAAAACCGTGTTGTGTTTAGATTTATTTTTTTGTACTTTCATAATATGATGAAGAAAGTGGGGCAAGCTACAATGCCCATCACATTGATGCCGTCACAACAGGCGTCGTTAAAAAAAATACCGACGACAACACGTCCAACGAAACAACAGCATGTTCCTGTGTCAATGCCCGTTAGCGGAGCGAACAGTCAGTCATTTTCTCCTTTTGTCATGAAATTCTCACAAGAAAATAAAAACACCGCCGCTGTTGTCACAGCACCGCGGACCATCATGGGACCCCTTTTTGAAGAAAGGGAGAGAATGGAACCAGTCATTCCACTGATTATTTTCCAGACGTGGTTTAGTCATGATTTGCCTCCCAGTTTAGCACAGAATGTTGATAATATCAAAATCCAACATCCGGATTTTCAACATGTGATGATGGACGATGACGAATGTCGCGCATTTATTGAACGGCATTTCGGCGAGGATGTCATCGAAGCCTTTGACCGATTGATCCCCGGTGCATACAAAGCCGATTTATGGCGATATTGTGTGTTGTTTGTTCACGGCGGGATTTACCTCGACATCAAATATCAATGTGTCCCTAACTTTTCTCTCTTAACTCTCACAGATAAAGAATATTATGTGATGGACATGGCGGAAAGTGGAGGGGGCATTTATAATGCTTTGATTGTTTCCAAACCTCAAAATACCCGATTGAGAGAAGCCATTGATAAAATTGTCGAACACACCCAAACCGAGTTTTATGGCAACAATTCTCTCGCTCCAACTGGACCCATGTTGTTGAAATTCATTTTCAAATCGGAATACCCCACCATCCAATTGCGACATTTTACACCAGACGGGTTCCATTATTTTATTATAAAACGAGAGAAAAATGGGGGATTCACGAAAATCTTGCAATTTGATCCTTCTTACCGAAATCTACAAAAAAAATTCACAAACCATAAACAACATTACAGTACCATGTGGGACAATCGTACCATTTATTCTTCTTCGTAAATTGTGAAGAGAGGAATCGTGTTGGCCGTCTCGTGCCATTGATGTAACACAATGGGACCGACTGTTCGCGCTGGTTGATTCGCGCTGACCAAATCACGAGACATTTGGTCAAAGTAACGATTGTCGATGTCTTGGCGATATTTTAGTTTGACGAAACATCGAAGACAGACCCACGTGTCGACGATCGAATTATGAAGATTCTGTGGTAAAAGACTTGAGGAAGGAAGAGCGCCAGTGAGTGACGGCGTTTGCTTGAATAAAATTTCATACAATTCGGTCAACTTGGGCACCTTGTTGTGAAACCCGAGTTGGGTTTTGTTGGGAACCAAAATACCACACAGTTTTATTGTCCGAATCATGGTGTCGAAAAACTCAACACCCATTGTAACGTCAGAGTTGGCATTGAAGATCACCGAGATGAATGGGAGTTTTGTTCGCAAATAATCGTAATGACGTGTGATTTCGAGCCGAATCATTGTGTTGTCGAATGCAATATTATGGGCAACTACTACAGAGCATTTTAAATACCATTTGGCGAAAATCAACAGGGCTTCTTCGCAGGGCATGCCTGCGGCACAGAGGTCTTTGGTTACGCCTGTTAATCCTGTGATGAAAGGGGTGACTTCCACGTGGTCAGGTAATTGTATGTATTGATTAAAAATAAATACAATTTCGAAATTCGGGATCCAGTCGGAGTCGGTCGTGAAACGACTCCCTCGTTTGCTCTGCAAACAGTCGGTCGCCGCCGATTTTTTATTTACTTTGACAACAATAAAACTTAACTGTGTGATGTAGGGCCATTTTTCGGACGGCAAATCCATGATTTTTTTGTATCGAGTTGGGTACATTGGGACGGGCAAATCTTTCACCAGAGATTCGTATTCTCTTTTTCGTTTACAAAAATAGGGGGCTGTGGTGTCAGGGTCGAGATCTCGTTGGTATGGGAATAAACCTGTGGTCTCAACATCGAATACCATGAAAAACTCTGATTTTGCGGTTTGTCGGGTGTTCATTATGAAGCGACGACTGTTGTGAAGCGAACAACAAGTTCGCCAAAAAAAAATCAATTTTTCTGATGGGGGTGAAACCCCCCAAAAAATAAATTTTCCCAAAAAAGATTCACCTGTTATTTCAAACCGTAAGATGGATTGACGACATCATCAATGATGTTATTATAAAATAATTTCATTTGTTCATTTAAATCGTCCTTGACGGCAGAATAATTTCGGGTGAACTTTTCAAATGCAATTGGGTGTTGTTGATACATTTGCACCATCATCCGTTTCAGAATATTTATTTTGTCCTCAAAATCTGAATTGTTTTCGTTGTTGATTTCGACGTATGGGTTGGGCCACTTACGTGTACTCAATAGGAGGCCAAATTTGGTTAATGTGATGTTGATGATAATACTTCGTTGGGGTTCAAAATCACTTGATATGATAATTTGAAATTCAACTCTCAACAAAGTGTAAATATTGAAGAAGTGTGTTCCGTTTGAACCCACAACAAAATAATCTGTGATGTGACTTATATTCATTTTGTTGTTTTTTTGCAAAAACAACAAAAAAACTCAATTTGCTTTTCCAAATTATTTAATAATATAGGTGCTATTTCTTGCTTGTTCTTTCCTTATTTTTCTGTTGCGGTTTTTCTCTTTTCTTTGTTCCTCCTTGATTTTAGCATTATCCACATCTGCTTGAGTGTATGCAACCATGCTTATTAAACATCCTGCCATTTGTATAACTTACATATTTTCTTTATGTGTGTTTGCGCAGCAAACGAGGGAGGGAGGAGCGACCGATTGTTTGCGCAGCAAACGAGGGAGAGGGGGGGGAGCGACTGATTGTTTGCGCAGCAAACGAGGGAGAGGAGCGACCGACTGTTTGCGCAGGCGACCAACTCACGACTCAGTGAATACCATGTTGCGGGTTTCGTTGATCCAAATGTGCAGCACACCGATGCACTGTTTATTTTTAAAATATTCGTCAGATTGTCTTTTATATTTTTCAGAAACAACAATGTCGTAAAGACATTTGTGGGCATCTGACACATTGACGATTTTATTTGGATATTTTCCGGCTTTTATTTCCTTGGTGCCATGTTCCTTGGTGTACGTTACTTTTCGGCACATAGAATACATTAACATCTCCTTGTCTTTCCCAAAGTTACTGTAATAAAAATCATCACATTGATAATTTAAAATACGAAGATCATGTGATACATTGGACGTACTTCTGTCCATGTAACTATATTTGTCGTAAATTTGTCCATACCCCGTTTTGTAAAGATCCTTGCATTCTTTACTACTTTCCGCTTTTTTAATCCAAGTTTTCGAATTTTCGTCGGCAGTTTTTGAAACAAAAGCTCGACCGTAGTCAATGATTTTAACAATTCCAAGTGTACTTATTTCAACAACGTCATTGGCAGAATAGTAATACCGAAGTTTGGTAAATTCATTCTGATTTTTGGTGGGGTATGAAACGAGAACATTTGATGTGTGCAAATCATAATGTGTAAATTGGTTTTTTAATTTATCCAATGCGGCGTATAACTGAAAACACTGTGATGGGACAGTTAACTCCCAATATTGGAATGTTTTTTGTAAAGACTTGTATTGTTCGTCTAATGTTTCAAGGATCATCAATTGTTGCGCGATGACACAAAAATCTTCATTTTTTACACAACTAGTTGATGCCAAATTTGTGGTCACATTTTCAATGGGTTCCATTTTGAATTGTGTCTTTTTCAAATTTTTATCTGTGGTGACTCCGAACGCGTAGGTTTCTGTAAAACAAGGAACCCATTTGTAGAATAAATTAATAATATTTCCAGCAAAGGCTTCATACATTAAATTGTCGGCATCTCTCGATTGAGGACGTTTCATGATAGCATAACATGTATTCCCAGTTTTAAAATAAGGCAACGAATAAATGGTGCCGTTGATTGCTCCAGAAGTTTTTCCTATTAATTCTACTTTGTTCAACAAAATCAAATCCATGTTGACAAATCTTTCGTAATATTCCTTTATTTCATCCGAAAAAATACTCAACGAACTACAAATATTTGTGTCACTACACGTTTTTATCATCGCATCCATTGTTGTTAGTATAGAATGATATTTTAATTAGCGACGCGACTTGGAAGTAATTTTGTGGGCATCATCCCATGAACAAATTTTGTAATGGGGCGGAGAGACTCGGAGTGGAATCCATTTCTTAAATTTAAAATGGTACACACATTCGATTTTTATTTTTTTTTCTAAATTAACATATTTGAGAGGGTTTCCATTCTCGAAATCTTCATCGTCCGATTCTTCTATGTAATCTATGTTGTCCGTCTCGCGAATATTTCGGAACAAACGATTCATCCATTTACTCGTTTCGAGAGTTGTGATCAACATGGTTCCAATCTCTTTTTCGCCCACCACATGTATTTTATATATGTCGTATTTGGGATTTGCGGTGACCCAAAATGTTGCACTTTTTTCGCTTCGTCTCTCCCTCTCCACAACAAAAGATTTGTGTTGACGACCGACAGTCTGTCGCCGCAAGGAGTTGGCTTCATCGTTTGCTCTGCAAACAGTCGAAGAATTATGTTGTGTAAATTCGGAACGGGAAGGTGGAGGTGGGGGTTTCAAGAGAATGGCTCCATTACTTACTAAAATGGGAAGATTTTTTGTAAAACTTTTGTATTCATAATGATGAACATTTTTCGGAGGGGGGAGTCGGTCGCCTCGCGGCTCTTCCCTCGTTCGCTGCGCGAACAGTCCTTCGCAACCAGCCACGTTTAAATTATAAATATTGGGCAAACATAAATCAAATGTTGTGAATTGTGGCATTGAGTCTAAAATTTGTCCTAATCGATATTTCCATGAACATGATTCTAAACAACGACCTTGATAATAATAAATATCTTCAATGAGATATTTATTGTTATGTTTCAGAAAAATTACTTTGAGCACAGTTCCCAAAGCCAACGTGATTGGGATTTGGGTCGCCATCGTTTTTAATTCAAATGTGTCATCATCCATACTCATCAACACATCTTCTGATGCGTTGTGTGTAAATATGAACCATTTCTTTTTTCCATAAGGGATTTCAGTAACTGTGTCATAATCAGCGGGAACGGTGGGTGAAAAACACCGAATTTGTTTTGGCTGTTGAATTGGAAATCGAGAAAAAATGGTGTCTGCTGTGAATGCGGATGAACAAGGAACGCCGGTGAATGCGGATGAACAAGGAACGCCGGTGAATGCGGATGAACAAGGAACGCTGGTGAACGGAGATGCGAACGACATCCTATTCTGATGTATCCTTTGAAATATTTAAATTCTTTTTTATCCCCACAACATATATGTCAGTCGTTGGAAGAACAGGAATATACATCGGCATGATCCTAGGTGTGTCTGCAGTTGTTGAAAAACGCTTTATCACAAATCGGTTTATATCCGGTTCTGGTGTGGGCGCGACAAGTATATCAACGCGTCGAGCAAAACAATACCGCTCGGAATACCAACCACCGACAGAACCGTCGCCTCCTTTCATCACAGGAGTTACATTAAATGGGACAGAACTTCGTGTGGCGTTTTTTCAAAATAAAGATGGAGGAAGTCCCATTTTATGGTACATGTATTCATTGGATGGCGGTGTTACGTTTTTTCTATTAAATTTACCTTACACTTCGTATCTTGCAATTACAGGGGTTTCAACCGGTGCTGTCTACAATGTAGTGATTAAAACAGTGAACGCCATTGGGATAAGTAATCCGTCCAATTCTTTCAGAATTTCAACATACGACAGTTCGGGAAGTATTCGAGTTTCGACGCCCACAACTTTCGGAAACTATTTAACTGTTCCTGCGAGTTCGGCATTTGATTTTGGTACAGGCAATTACACAATCGAAGGATGGGTTTACATGGTCACACAACCCGGCAGATCGACCATTTTTTACATGCAGTCGGCTTCAGGTGCTACCCAGTTTTCACTTGGATTCACTCCACTGGCTGGCCAGTGGAGGTTGCGGGTCAACAATGGAACAATTGGTGGAGTTAACATCGCAACAAATGCAATCCTTCCTATACTAAACATGTGGACACATTTTGTAATCATGCATAGTACAGCGGGCAATGGTGGTGTTGGTGGAACTTATCTTTTCATTAACGGAGTCGGGCAACTTAATTATCAGGCCAGCCCTTCGTCAGGATACAGTGACGCGGTCATGACAATAGGAAGTGAATACGGTGGAGGCAATCAAGGAGATTTTTATTTGTCGAATTTCCGTGTTGTGAAGGGTTACACATTATATCCATACACAACTAATTTTACGCCTCCCACGACATCATTGCAAAAAGTGGCCGGCACTCAATTGTTATTGAAGATGAAATATGATCAACCTTTGAAAGACGAATCCGACAATAATTTTACGCTCACAACCACAGGCAGTTTAAGCCACAGTGACTTTGATCCGTTTGCCGCCATTTCTTCTCCGTTTTTTATTGCTTCTGAACCTTTGTAGTCTCGTTGAATTTATTTTTTCTTAATTTCGCGTTTCGATGTTCCGTGTTTGAAAAACAAACATCCCTCTTTCAACATGTGTTTTATGGGAACAAACATGGCTGGGTCTTGGTGAGTTAAATCTTTCATCCAAATTTTAAGAGTGCAAAAATTGCTTTTTGGAGAAACTGTGATTCCGTTTACGGACGAATGATGTTCTTGATTCACACACAACGATTCACCACACATCAAATACATTAATTCTCTCCAAACGAGAGAAATATGTTCATTCGATATGTTGTAAGAAAATGCACCTCCCTGACAATTACTGTGGTCTTCCCACATCGGTGCAATGTGCGATCGCATCAAAAACAGCATGCAAAATTTAATCACACAGTTGGGCAACACTTCGTTAATGTTGATCAATTGCTCTAAATTTGAGACACCACCCAGAATGAGTTTATAACTTTTTAAATCCCATGAATTGTTATCTGGTAAATGGTAATACAAATTCCATTTATCAAGCAGTGGGTGTGTTGTTGTTTTACTCATCAACGTACATTGTACATATATTTTTCTTTATCATGTTTTGTTCACGACAATTTCATAATTGGTTTTCTTCAAAAGAATGAAAGAATCGGAATTTAAATATTTTATCTCTCCCAAATGGTCCATCAATGTAATTTGGTATTCGTCCGAATATTTTAAACCGTTTTCCCGAAGCCAGTGTCGAATAAATACGTTCGAGAGAATTTCATTGTTCTCGACATAATATTCCGGCTCCAACACCAATTCTTCTTCCACGTTTCCACAATTGTATATGATCCCCGCGAATTGGTACGGCACTTTTTCCACAACCGGATCTTGCACAACATGTTTCGACACCACATAATTTCCGTCGTTTTGTTGAACTTTATATTCGAGCAACATCACATAATTATTTTCATGTTTTGACCATATTTGTGAACTTTGAAACGTTGAAGAAGGTGTGTGTAGTCGGTCGCCGCAAGGCGACTCCCTCGTTTGCGCAGCAAACAGTGTTTTCAGTTGAATTGTGGGGTATTTTGAAGTCACAATCATCCAAGACCACCATTCGCGATTTTTGTTTAAAAACTCGCGAACAGTGAGCAGAAATTGACAGTATAATGTTAACCCATCCAGAAGGATTTTTTGCACCAGTTCACGCATTGTGAATAATAATGCACGCGTCTTTTTATGTTGTTTGCGCGAGCGGGAGAGAAACAACGCCTAAGTTGTTGAACGGGAGAGAAACAACGCCTAAGTTGTTGAACGGGAGAGAAACAACGCCTAAGTTGTTGAACGGGAGAGAAACGACATAAAAATCTGCCGACATCGATTCTATGCAAAACATGGAAGAAAAATTGGCACGGTTCCATAGAAATAATGAAATACCGCATATATTATTTCATGGGAACTGTGTAGTGTCACAACAGTTGTTGAATCGATTTCTAAATGTCATTTACGAAAACAACCAAGAAACGATGAAGAAAAACATCATGTACATTAATTGCTGCATATTAAAGGGCATTCAATACATCAGAACACAGGTCAATTATTTCGCCAAAATCAACATGCAGACCAATAAAAAATTGGGAGGTGTTCAATTTAAATCCATCGTGTTGTTGCATGCTAATTTCTTGACGGAAGATGCTCAGTCGGCGTTGCGACGAATCATTGAAATTTACAGTCATAAAACTCGGTTTTTTATGATTGTAGAAAATATTCACCAAATTTTGAAACCAATTGTGTCTCGTTTTTGTGAATTTTATGTAGAACATGTGTTTAATTCGTGGGATTCCATTCGCTCTTCGGAAAATGCCTCGCCGTTTGATTTTTTGATGGATCCTTTTTTGCCGGCGGTGAATCACCACATGTTAGTTTGTTGGACAAATCAGTTGATCGAAAAAGGATATTCATCTTATGATTTCATTGAGTTTATTAAAACATCTCTCGCCGCCGCCACCACTTTGCAACTACAGATTTTATTTTTTAAAATCAAATCCGAATTTCGATCTGAAAAAATCCTGTTGTTCACTCTCTTGGATTTTTATTTTTTTCAAAACAATTCGAAAACATCCACATCCTTTTTAGAGACATGTGAAGAGTAAAGCCGCCTCAAACAGGTGATCCCGATATAGATGGCACAGTCGGTTGAAACGACGTCTGAATGGGCCCCGGAATATCCATCGCCAGTCTGTTGGCCACCAGTTCCTCTTCTAAAGTGGGCGTGTGGTCCATGGATTGTGTTTGAAAGAAATAATTTTCTTTTTCTCTCTGACTTGGCCCATAGGTCATTAAGGGAACATGTGGTGAGAGCGTAGAATGCCATGCATAAAATTTATAGATCACCAACAGGAACACAATTCCTAAAAGGGGATTTGTGTACACGAAAAGTGAAACCGCCGCTAAAAACAAAAGTAAAAATCCCACAGGACTTTGTAACAACACGGCCCATGAGTAGGGCATCGAAACTGGAAACCACAAATAGGAGAGAAAAAAGATTAAAACGGCGATTTCAATCCAAGTGATATCTTTGACTGTTTTTAAGAAATCCATTCTATATTTTAATATTATATTTTGCTGCCGAAACTAAATTGAAATAAAACTGTGTAGTGAAATAATATAACTACACAGTTTTCATGAAACCCAACGCCACACAAAATCGTCCGTTTGCTGCGCAACCAGTCGTGAGAGAATCGTCTAAACTAACATCACACGGTTATACGATTCCCAAATCCGTCTTGAGTTCGGTCGAATTGAAACAATTAAAAAAAGAGTTGACGATGGTTCCCTTTTCAGCAGGCAGTTATGGCGCAACGAGTGAACCCATTCACATTTGGAGAGAAAATCCGAACAAAATTTACATTCCGCGGTTTTTTGGAATTCAAAAATACGGAAGTCCGGCATCGTGGCAACTTGCTGAAGGACAAAATATCGAATGTGAATTTTCGCAACCGCTGAGAGAAAATCAAATCCCTGTGGTGGACTGTTTCATGAATGCGATGGATCCCCAACAAGGTGGAGGCGGAATTTTAGAATTGCCCTGTGGTTTCGGCAAAACTGTTCTGGCTCTCCACATTTTGTCTCAGTTAAAAAAGAAAACATTAATCTTAGTTCACAAATCGTTTCTGATGAATCAATGGAAAGAACGAATTGCTACATTTCTCCCCGGAATTGAAATTGGCACCATACAAGGTTCGGTTTTCGATATCGAAAATAAACCCATTGTGTTGGGAATGATTCAAACACTTTACTGTAATGATTTGAGTGCGTCGATACATGAGTTTGGGTTGACTATCATCGATGAAGTTCATCGCATCGGAAGTGAAGAATTTTCAAAAGCCCTTTTCCACATTTCGACCAAATACATGTTGGGCATTTCGGCAACCGTGGACAGGAAAGACAGATGTACACCCCTGTTGTTCATGTTCATCGGTCCTAAATTATTTTCACATAACACCACTCTTCCGTCTTCGACGGAAGCAACGGAGTTGACTGATAAATCTTCGTCTAACTCTGTTTTAGTGAATGCGCTGTCGTTTATCTCTCACGACAAAGAGTTCAACGAAACGGAAATGGATGATTGGGGAAATGTCAAACACTCCACCATGATTTCGAAATTGTCCAATTACGCGCCGCGGACTTCTTTTATTTATCAGACCATTGTCAATTTGAGAGAAAAATTTCCCGATCGTCAAATTCTGTTGTTGGGACATAATTTGAGCATGTTGCACGCTTTGTATGACAAATTAATCCTGTCTGCGCAGCAAACAGTCAACTCCGTTGCTTCCGTCTTTGACGGAAGAGTCGGCTATTATGTCGGCGGGATGAAAAAAAATGATTTGAAAGAAACGGAATCTAAACAAATCATCTTGGCTACATTTGCAATGGCATCCGAAGGTTTGGATATTCCAACTCTGTCCATATTAATTTTGGCGACACCGAAAACCGACATCATACAATGTGTCGGTCGAATTCTCAGAGCACCTCATCATCAACCCATTATTGTCGACATTGTGGATTCGCATGACGTGTTTAAAGGTCAATGGAATCGACGCCGACAATATTACGGCAGATGCAAATATACAGTGTTGAAGGGAACGACCATTCAAAATTGTAGTCAAGCGAAAAAAAAAAGCAATTCAAGTGACGAAGATGAAGACCACTGTAGTGAAGCAAAATGTATGATTGAAATCGACTGACCTCGTTCGGTTCGCTGACGCTCACCTCGACTCTTCGTTCAGTTCTTTAACGTTTGATTAATTCGGAAATTTTATTAAAAATGGATTCAACGACACGAAGAGTGTCGATCATATGTTTGTTGACAATTTCGACAGCCGTATTTTTTGCGTACACCACACGTAATATTCCAAATGTGTCATGTGGATGCATTTTTTTAAACGCGACAAATGTCAAAATATCTTTTTTAAATCCATTTTCGAACAACACGAATTCTAACAAATGGCCCATGGTGTAGTCTCGATTTTTCAAAACGACGTCGAAGGCGTTGTCCGCCAAAAACCCCAATTTCATGTATTGGCTTTTTTGAATGATCGACGGATCGGTTTCGAATTCTTCTGTAATTTCACGACACATTTGTTTTATTTTCTCGCACGCCATCACGACCAATTGTTTGCACGTCACCGTTCCCACGGTCTCCAAATGAAAGATGAAACTCTGTGGTATAAAAATGCGCTGTGCGTCCAAATACATGAAATCCGTTTTTTCAAATTCGATCATTTCTTCGGTCAATCCTTCGCGTTTTCGGAGGGTTTCTTTTTCTTTCCACACTTGGTTTATTTTTTCTTCATTTTTTAAATTTTCGTAACTACTGGTGGATGCCAGCGCGTAACATCCGTTTTCGCGAGGTGTTTTCTGAGTGAATTCGCAAACAATGTTGATCCTTTCGTAATCGAAATTTTCTTGCAAATGGGGACTTAATTTTGCGAACAAAATGTAGTCCATCGTCAATTCGTGACGTGGAAACACGCGGTTTCGGATTTCTTGTGAAATAAATTCATGGGTTTGTTTGTGCCGTATTTTAAAATCCTCTGTAGTGACCAACACTACATTTTCTGTTTTATTTTCGACTGAAAGTTCCATGTAATAATCTTTCTCTATTTCCGGCAGTTCTTGAAAATACACTGGGATTGCTCGCAAACGTTCTTTTAAAATTTCATTATGTAAAAAGGAATTGTTGTCGTCAATTTTACATCCGTCCACGTCAAATACAATTGCGGGCAAATCTGCTAAAATGGTTCGTCGAATTGCATTGACAATGGAGACATTTACTTTGTCGATATTGAAATGCATCTCGTAGGGGGTCGGTTCGATGACGCCCCAAATTTGGGGATTCATGCCGGTCGCCGCCGTCGTCGTTTCTTTTTTTCCACTGGTGGAGGACGATTTTTCGGTGGTGGTGTTATGGATCATACTATAGTGTGGCATATAATTTCCCGTTTAACTTCATTTCAATTTTTTCAATTTCAATTTTCAAATCTGTCGTGTTATTATATACATGGGCGAAAAATTATTTTTGTTTGGCATTATCTCTCTCTCAGTCGTGATATATTATGTTTACATTTTAAAATCGGGCGGTTATTCAGAAGGGTTTCAAGAATTAAATCCAGCATCTGAAAGTGGTGACCTAAAAAAAATAGACGGGTTTAGTGGATTATTTTCTTCCCCTTCGCAAATTCACACTGTGTTTGATCCACTACAGAACTTGAAAGGCAGCCCACAATGTCCCGATTATGGCATGTCGAACGACAACGGGTTTCTTTGTTTAGACGCCGCCACCATTCAATTGTTGAAAACTCATGGCGGAAATGCCACGGGATACAATGCGACGTCGACACAAGATTCTCAGATTGCTTGATCCAACCCTCTTTCCTCCACTCAATAAAAAATAAACTGTAGTTAACCTCACTTTAAAATATAGTGATTTCGTAAAATGTCTTTTTGGTCATCTGTTAATGCCGGTTGGTCGTCGGCGCCCAGAAAAACGCAACGAACATCTAAAAATTCAAAAGGTTCCTGTAATGGATTTCCAAAACAACATAAAATGTCGAGTGTTTCGGGAACAATCAAATTTTGGATTTGATTGTTGCAACAATTTAATTTTATCAAACCGGCCGGCAAATCATTGAGTTCCGTAATTTGATTGTTGTTACAATATAATTCTTGTAACGTGGGTGGTAAGTTTATAAATCCTGTGATCCGGTTGTGACTACAAATTAACTTTCTCAGATTTGGATAAATGCCGGCATCAAAGATGCCAACCAACCCACTATTTTGCACGAGCAGTTTTCGTTGTCTGCGTTGCATGATGTTGAACAAAAAAATGATGAGGAAATTTCTTTTCAATTTTTTAACCGACCGACTATTTGATCACAGGGGTTTTTTGTGTCGCCACGTAGTGACGAATGCTCAATAACGAGGCGACGAAAACATATTCAAAAGGATTTGGGCGGCACCATAATGATGTCAATGTTTCCGGTAAATTGTCCAAAGATGAAATTCGGTTATTTTGACAATCCAATTGTTGTATTTGAGTCGGTAAATTATCCAACGATGTGATTTGGTTGTTACGACAATCCAATTTGCGTATTGTATTTGGTAAATTATCCAAAGATGTGAGGTAATTATCATAACAAATTAGGTCAATTAATCCAAATGGCAAATGGTCCAAAGATGTCAATTGATTGAAACCACACGCTAAATCTTCAATGGTGGGTGGCAAATGGTTCAGAGATGTCAACAAATTATTGTGGCAATCTAAATGAATCATCTTGGTCGGCAATCGGTCCAACGATGTTAATTTATTTTTGTAACACCATAAATGTGTAACGGTGGGCGGCAATCGGTCCAATGATGTCAATTGGTTATCGGCACAAATTAACCGTGTAATGGTGGGTGGCAATCGGTCCAACGATGTTAATTTATTTTTGCAACACCATAAAGTGTCAATTGTGGGCGGCAATCCATCTAACGACGTTAGTTCATTGCGGTTAACGTTTAATTGTTTTAAATTTGTGTACAAGTGCAAATCATCCGGCAATTCAGTTAAATTTTTGTTAACTAAACATAACTCAGTGACTGTGTAGTCGGTCGCCTCAGTCATGAATGACTGTAATCACTTGCCAAAACAAAAAATCAATTTTTTTATTTATTTGATAACAGGGGTTTTTTGTGTCGCCACGTAGTGGCGAATGTTCTCTAACGTGGGTTCAAAAACGTATTCAAAAGGATTTGGGTTGCACCATAATGATGTCAATGTTTCCGGTAAATTGTCCAAAGATGAAATTTGGTTATTTTGACAATTTAATTGTTTTAGTTGAGTCGGCAATCGGTCCAACGATGTCAATTGATTGAAATTACACGCTAAATCTGTAATGGTGGGTGGCAATCGGTCCAACGACGTTAAATAATTTTTATAACAATGTAAAATGCGAATTGTAGGCGGTAAGTTGTCCAAAGATGCCAATTTATTGTTTGAACAATATAATTCGTCAATTGTGGGCGGTAATCCATCTAACGACGTTAGTTCGTTGTTGTTGACAATTAAAAATCTTAAGTTTGTATACAAATGCAAATCATCCGGCAATTTAGTTAAATTTTTGTTCCATAAACATAACTCAGTGACTGTGTAATCCGAGTCGGTCATTGTGAATTGTTGGAAGTCAAAACAAAAAAATCAATTTTCTTGATGGGGGGTTAAATCAATTTCGACGCAAACCATTATTTAAGAACATATGTAGTGTCGTTGCGAAGATGTTCGGGCAATATTTTAAAATTGTTAGGAAAATGGTTTTCGTGAAAAGTAAAATTTTTCATATTTGGCGGCAAGTTTTTAAAATACGTTAATTGATTATGAAAACAGTTTAAATACTTTATTTCCGCTGGTAAATTGTCCAAAGACACCAACTGATTACGAGAACACCATAAAAACCAAATTGTGTCCGGTAAATTGTCCAAAGACATCAACTGATTTCTGGAACAATCTAACCCAACCAGTGTGTCAGGCAAATGGTCCAACGATGTCAAATTATTATGCTGACAATCTAAATGAATTAACGCTGGTGGTAAATTGTCCAAAGATGTGATGGCATTGTGACCACAAATTAAATGTGTGATTGATGGCGGCAAATTGTCCAAGGATGTCAGACGATTATTATTACATCTTAATTTTGTTAATGCTGTGTACATATGCAAATCATCCGGCAATTTTGTCAATTTTTCATAAGATAAGTCCAAGAAATCAACTGTGTAGTTTGCCGCCTCGGTCATCATGATGTCTTGCGAACACACACAACAACATATTTCAATTTTGAGAGAGAGAAACAACAAAATTGAAATAAGATAAACATTCGTTTGGAATGACATCCAACCATGCTTTACATTATCGAAAATTCAAATGAATTCAGAGAAAATGTTCGAAAGCAATTTGAGCAAAAACTAAATTCAGCAGTTTGCTGCGCAAACAGTCTGCATTTTGCAAACAACATTGAAATTAGTATTTACAACAGGACGTTGAACGAAGCCATTGAAAAACATATTCCTCGTTTGTGGAACAAACCTCCCTTTGTGAGTCTCTATTTAAATCAACTGAAAAATATTTATTTTAATTTTACACCTGACCTTGTTCAAAAAATCATAACACGAGAGATTGACTCTAGAAAAGTGGGGTTTATGACACATCAAGAATTAAAACCGGACCTTTGGAATGAATTGATTGAAATTAAAAGAAAACGGGACGACAACAAGTATAATCCCAAATTGGAAGCGTCGACCAATTTATTCACCTGTCGTTGTGGTTCCAAAAAATGCACTTACTACGAAATGCAAATCCGAAGTGCCGATGAACCGGCCACTTGTTTCATCACATGTCTCGAATGTGATCGTAAATGGAAAAAATAAAAACCTCTGTGGTCCACAAAGTGGACCGAAGGAGGAGCCGAGAGTCGCTGCGCGACTCTTCCGTCTTCGACGGAAGCAACGGAGTTGACTCCCTCGTTTGCTGCGCAAACAGCGCCAGCGACGACTGACTGTGGTTAAAGATGGAAGGAACGAGCGAGAGAATTTCCCCAAAATTCTTCAGAAAGGATGTCGAGCTCGACGGCTACGTCGAGATTGGTATCAAGTTGGTTGGGGGAATTTCTCTCGCTCCTTCAGTCCACTTTGTTGACCACAGTTTTTTTTTGTTGACCAAAGTTTATCTGACCCTATATAAATGTCGTCATCTTTCGCAATTCAAATGCCAGTAGCACCAGATGATTCTCTCAGCGATTCGTCAAAAACAAAATCAGAACACGGCGACGAGTCCGCATTTTTTAAATACGAATCTTGTTTCAAAGTGTCGTCGGATGAATTTTTGACAAACAATCAAGCGGCGCGACACCAAGTTGCGGAGCAAACTCCAACCGCGGACGAAATTTTGCCCTATACTTATGACAGAGTGTCCAGTGAACTCAGTAATAACACAGAACAAACCCATGCGCTCGAATTGTTCATCAGTTACATTGAAAATTACAAACAGATGGTTTCGCACGCTCGGTCCACTGTTACATTTCAATTGAACTGTTTCATGATTCCTTCCCTTTTTCTCTCAGCCGCACTAACCATGCTCGGATTTCTGACGACCCAACACATTGTGGGGATTGTGTGGTTAAATGCATCCGTCAACGCGTGCATCACATTATTAATATCTGTGGTGCATTTTTATAAATTTGATTCTACACAACAAAGATTAGGACAAGAAGTAGATCACCACACGGATTTTATTGTCATCCTGCAAACCGAATTTGATGAATTCTCGGCGTCACCCGAAAAATTGGAAGATGCGTGGACTGACTTTAATAAAAAACCGAAAATCGAATTGCCTTCGTCGTTCCGACGAAAATATCCCATTTTATTTTATTTGGACATCTTTTCTCTCATGCGAGAGATCGAACTGTCTCGGCAAAACAAAATTCATGAATTGGTTCACGTGAAGAATAAAATTTTTTTCATGAAACCGTATGTATTAATGCATGACACAAAAACCCGCTGTGATGTACTGGTAAAATGCATGGAACGTGAATCCGATTTGACGGTGGAGTTAATTCACCACAGTGAGATCTTTAATGTCTATAAAAAAAGATTTGCCGGTGAAATAAAAAATGCACATTTGTGGAAATGGTGATTGAAAATGCAACTGAAGGTTGCATTTAAAAATATAAATTGATTGTAAATGGTTGCTGGAAGTATTTTGCCAGTTTCTTTTAACCACAAAGGAGAATTGGTGTTTTTATTCGGGAAAGAAAATTCAATGGAAAAATCGAGCAAAGGCTGGTCTGATTTTGGCGGAAGAGCAGAACCGGGGGAAACTCCTTTCCAAGCCGCTTTGAGAGAAGGAGGCGAAGAATTGACGTTTTTCTTAGGTGACGCCAGAGACATTAAGAAATTAATAAAAAAAAATGGAGGTCATTATTATCTGTTGTCAGAAAAATATCACATGCATCTTTTTTATTTGGAGTATGATGAAAATTTACCTCAATACTATAATGCAAATCATAAATATTTATGGAAATATATGAATCCTTCCGCATTCGCAGATAACAGTACATTGTTCGAAAAAATCGAAATTAAATGGTGGACTGTTGAAGACATTCAACGCAATAACATGAGAGAATTCCGCCATTTTTACCAAACGATACTTCAAACTACTCTTTTACCAGATTTATATGGTATTCATTCTTTTATAGAAAACTGTAGAGACCGACTGTTTTCGTAGAAAACGAGGGAGCCACAAGGCGACCGACTGTTTTCGTAGAAAACGAGGGAGCCACAAGGCGACCGACTGTTTTCGTAGAAAACGAGGGAGCCACAAGGCGACCGACTGTTTTCGTAGAAAACGAGGGAGCCGCAAGGCGACCGACCTATTTAATTACATAATCTGTTGTTGTTGCCGCGTAGTTGCGAATGTTTTTTAATGTGGGGATAAAATCGTATTCAAGAGGATTTTCGGTTGAAGTAAAATATTTCAACGTGGGCGGTAAATGATTCAAAGATGTAATGCAATTCCAACCACAGGACAAATCGTACAATGTTGCTGGCAAATAATCCAAAGATTTTAATTTATTAGAAGAACACCATAGTAATAAAAGTGTAGTTGGCAAATTATCTAAAAATTCTAATTCACAACAGTGACAGTTTAACTGTGTCAGTCTTTGTGGTAAATTGTCCAAAGATTTAATTCGATTACATTCACAATGTAATCGACTTAAATTTTTCGGCAACCGGTCCAAAGATTTTACCAAAGTTCTACCGCATTTTAAATGTCTTAATGTGTCCGGTAAATCATCCAAAGATTTTATGGGATTGCTTTGACAATCGAGATGTGTTATGGTGTTTGGCAAATGGCCCAACGACTTTAATCTATTTCCACTACAGTTTAGTATTTGTAATTCTGTATATAAATGTAAATCATCAGGCAGTTTTGTCAACCCTTGATTGGATAGATCCAATGCATCCACTTTATAACGAATGGTGGTGTCGAACGAAGGAGGTGCCGTCGTTGTCATTGTAGTTCCTGTGATTCGATCCCCCATTTCAAAATCAATTTTTTTGGGGGTTCCAGTATTTTTTTCTCTCGCAAAAAGTCAATTGCGAGAGAAAATTAAACATTAGCGCGTCTAATTAAAGCGTCTAATTAAACTTTTCCACGATTTGGAACCCATACCTGCAAATGGTTCCATGAGTCGATTATATCGTTCTCGTTGTCGGATAATACTTTTTCTAAATGCCGAATCGTCAGCATTTCGATGATTTTTGGTGATTTTGATCGTTGATTTGTTTTTGATCGTTGATTTGTTTTTGATCGTTGATTTGTTTTTGATCGTTGATTTGTTTTTGATCGTTGATTTGTTTTTGAATAAACTTTTCAACGATTTAGGACCCATACCTGCGAACGGTGCCATGAGTCGATTATATCGTTTTCGTTGTCGGATGATTCTTTTTTTAAATGCAGAAGCGTCAGCATTTCCCGAGTTTTTTGTAGTTTTATTTTTTTTGACCGTCGATTTGAGTTTTTGTGTAGTCATATATACCATAGAATTAGATTTTTCACACACCAATCGGTTTGTTGTAAATCAAAGGATGTGTATAAGGATTATTTTTCAATTGATCTAAAATGTCGCCATTGTTTCGGTCCAACTGTCGATAAGATACTTCCGGCAAAGACCGTTGTTGAAATGCACCGAACCCGTCGACACCCGCCAATAATTTGGGCATCTGTGGAACAACAGCGCGTTGCGACAAATGATTCCGATCCGCCGCTCTGGATGTCATGTGAATGTCCGCGTTGAACAATTTCATATTTCCGCTTGGCATATAGCCGGCCACAACGTCCGGCTTCATTTGATTGTGCAGGCGCTGATTGAATTCGGATTCATAGGACCCCTGTTTTCTGGAAAATGCATTTGCACTGGATACACCACTGTAAAACACATTGGTGTCGTCACGTACATTGGGATGGTTTTGCACAGGAGTCACTTGATACGCGCCGCGACTTTGGGCGTTCACTTGAAGATGATTGACCGATTGAATGGTCGATTCTTTGATCGTGGTGGCGGGGATGTCGCGATCGTCGTAGATGTAAGAATTACTCACTGTGGTTTTTGCATTCTGAAAAGGTCGCATGTTCCCGACCATGTTTTCTTTTCGTGTGGGACGCAACACGTTGACAAAAGGTTCAATGGTCTCCTGTAATATGCGACTACCCACTGTTCCAAAATAGGCCGACTGCGCCGATGCACTTCGGTTGTTGTTCAGCACTTCCGTCGAACGCAAATTGTAGTCCGCATCGGAAGCACCACCACGACCGGCACGCGACACTGGCATGAACGGCGCGGGACCCAGTTCTTGATTTGTCGACGGCCGATATTCTCCCACCACATATTCTGCGGGGTGAATCGAATTAGCGGCGCCGTGATATCCAGCACTGGTCTCGGGACGATTTGTGTATCGGATCACAGGTGTTGCATCCAAAGGCTGGCGCGATTCAATGCCGGTCGTCGTAAAAAAGGTTTCGGGTCCTCGTTCGAATACACGTTCCGGCCGATTTTTCTCGACTTTCCCACCATCTTCCGCCCGATTTTTTATGAAATGATGTGAATGACCTTCCAGCCCGATCAGAGAAAATTCGCTCGCTTTGGGTTTCGTTTTTACGCGCAATTCGTCAACCGTTTTGTCGGCCCACAATTCGCGAGAGATAAGACCACTGTTGTAACCTCCCACATTTTCTGTGCCTCCTTTCATGCCTAAACCGGGGGCCACTCGAATCGATTCGAAAGGCTTCACGTTTGACATTTTCATCGATGGATTGACACGGGATAATTCAAAATCCGTGTAGTTCGGCATACCATGTGCCCATTGGACATCTTTTTGCGGTGCGAACAGAGGTGTCACTTCTCTCCTTTCAATCATCTGTGATCCCAATCCGACGTGACTGTCCATGAGTCCTTCGTTGGAATAATTAGACAGATGATTGTCACGAAGGCGAGACCCAAAAGCGGGCTGCATGTTTTTGTGGTGGAAATGATCTTTTGTTACTTTCTCTCCTGTTGATGACATGTAGGTTTCATTTTTTTTGTATTCGGGTGTTTCGAAATATTTGTCAGAATAGGCCTTGCCCTGAAAAGCCTGTGTGGTGATGATTTTACTTGTGTTGTGCTCTTTGACGTTATCTGCGGGCAAATAATTGGCGTCTGGAATGTTGGTGTTGGGCAACTGAATGTTTTGGTAATTTTCTTTTTTTGATTGTTGTTTGATGGCATACAGACTACCTAAAGTGATGGCTGAAAGTAACAATTCCATTCTATGATATCACCACACATATCTTTTTTATCATTTATTTCAATATATATTCCGTTTTTGTTGCCATGTACTTCCGAATTATTTCCATGGTCATGGATTGATTACCGAGGGTTGGCTCAAAGTCATCGTATTTTAACGGATTTCCATAACAAAGCAAGTCATCCACTGATTCGGGTAAATTATCCAAAATTTGAAAATTATTATAATGACAATGTAATGATATTAACTGTGGGGGTAAATTGTCCAAACTAGTTAATTGATTATGGTTGCAGACTAAACTCTTCAAATTGTGCGGTAAATTGTCCAAACTAGTTAATTGATTGTGATTACATAATATCTGCACCAATGTTGGCGGCAAATCTTCCAAAGTAGTTAATTGGTTACGCCCACACCATAAATGTGTTAACGTGGGCGGCAAATTTTCCAACACAGTTATTTGATTATCTGTGCAATTTAATTCTTTTAATGTGGGCGGCAAATTTTCTAACACAGTTAATTGATTGTCTCTACAACTAAAAATTTTTAATGTGGGTGGCAAACGGGTCAGAGAATTTGGTTGTCGTTTGAGTTGATTTCCTCCACAACCTAAATAGGTAAGCCCGTGTGGTAAGGTTTCTAGAGTAGTTAATTTGTTATTGGAACATTCTAAATGCCTCAATGATGTCGGCAAATGGTCCAATGACGTCAATCCATTATTGGCAATTTCTAAACTCTGTAATGTGGGTGGCAAATGGGTCAAAGTTGTTAAATGACTGCACGTGCAAACAAAAACACGTAATGTGGGTGAAGATGCGGCAAGATCTACTGTGGTGATTTGAGTGTGAGAACAACACAAGATTTCCAAGGATGTATATTCTGAAAGATCGGGAAGTTCCAACAAACCTTGTCCCGAGAAATTCAATTCTGTGATGTCACTTTTATTCATGGGTTTGTTATAAGACTAACATTTAAATGAAAAAAAAATTACCACACAGCCATTCTTAATTGGTGTGGTAATCCTCGGTTAACAATTCTTTTTCTTCCAAGACGTAAGAATATTCTGGCTTCAATTGACGTGTGAAATACTTTTGTTGGATTTTACTTAATTCAACACATAACATTTTGTATGCATAATATTCAACCATAGGTTGGGTTTTTATGAATTTATCATTTAGGATAAACATAAAATTAATATGTTCAAGTTCAAAAATGTGACTTTGATTATGTTCATAATAACATTCTACAACATGGGCACCTATCGGTTTATAATTTTTGCCAGCGCCAGTGCCGGTGTATAATATTTTAAAAAGTTTAAACATTGACGTTGACTCAGCGTCGTATGGAAACATTGTATGAGTATGACGTTGAAAGGTTTCGAGGTGAACTTTGAAAAGACTTGGCGGAATTCCGAGTTCTTGTTCTTTTAGTTGTTCTGCCTCTAAAACCTGTTGTTCTTTTTTTAGCTTTGTGATTTGAGTGTATACATCTTTCAATTGTTGTTCTAATTCGTGAAGTTGAATTTTGGCGGTTTGAATGGAGAGTGTTGACATTTGTTGTTGGACTGTTTTTTAGTCTGAAAAAAGTTTCAATTTTGGGGTTGGGGGTTTCGAAATAAAAAAAGGAATTTATTTTAATTATTTGTTAGGAACAAAAGGAGGAAGGAAGGGAGAAAGGACTCTTCTGTCGAAGATGGAAGCGACGGAGGGTTGTAAAAAGAAATGCTTGTGTTGGAATTTACTTAATTCAAAACATAAACTTTCAAATGCCCAGTGTTTTGCAGTTCCTTCTGAATCGACGATAAAAGGATCACACTTTTGTATGAGCGTAAAATTCAAATTTTGAAGTTCCGAAATTTTGTCCGGAAATTTTTGATAAAATAATTCAACAATGTGGGTGTCAACCGGATCATAACTTGTTCCAAAAATATGCGAATTTACAAAACATTTAAGTAACGTTACTTCTTCATTGTTTTCGGCACAAAATGTGGTGGTGATGTGATCTTTAAAGATGTCAGTTTGTAGTTTAAAAAGACTACTCGGTTGCCCAAATTCTTGCTGTTTTAATTTTGTAAATGTCAATAACTCGTGGTCCTTTTTTTGTTTTTTTAATCGGTTTTCCGATTTTGTTATTTGCTGTTGTGATTCTAGAATTTTGAAATCTATTTCCAAAGTGCTCATAAAAGAAGGGTTTGTCATGGTTGTTGGTATTGTTTTTTGTCGGAAAAAATTTCAATTTTGTTGACAACAGTCGCTCACTGACGTTCGCTCCTTCCTCCACAAATGTGGACTATGATTTTTTTTTTTTGAAAATTGATTTTGAAATTAAAAAAAAAAAATGTTAGCAACAACTGGAATGGAAGAACAAAAGATCACAGAAGAATCAGATGATGTCATTTTCATCAAAGAAATCAAAAATCCAACGGCGACGATTGACCACATAAAGTCCTTGTTTTATATGAACGTCGCGTTCAAAAAAATTGATCTCACCGGTTATTCAGAAAAACACTGTGGTAAAGAAGGGCATTGGTTGGAATCTAAATTCAATGTGCAACATAATTCAAAAAATCAGCCCGACATTCTCGGATTTGAATTAAAAAAATGGTCCAAAAAAACAACACTGGGTGACTTTTCCGCCAGTGAATATGCTTTTTCAAAAGAGAGAACACGAATCGATGACGTGAATGGATGGAACAACGACATTCAAATGACGCGCACCCAATTCATCCGATATTTTGGAAACCCAAACCCGAAAAAAAACAATCGCTATTCTTGGTCCGGCACAAGTGTCCCCACTTTTGGCAAATGGAATTCCAACGGACAACTGTTGTGTGTGACCGATAACAAAGACATTGTTATTTATTATTGCTACGATCGTGATTGCCGCGCTCGTAAAATAGATTTGCCGGAATTTGTGAAGGTCGGGAGTCGTCGCAAAGCGACTCTTCTTCCGTCTTCGACGGAAGCAACGGAGTTGACTCCCTCGTTTGAGCATCAAACAGTCAACTCCGTTGCTTCCGTCGAAGACGGAAGAGTCCCACAATTGATCATGATCGCCATTTGGGAAATGTCAAAAATGAAATCACACATTGATAATAAATTTAACAAAAAAGGATTTGTAATATGTAAGAAAACGAGGGACGTGTATGACCAAATATGTTTTGGTAAACCTTTTGACTTTGAATATTTTATGGAATGTTTTCAAAGTCAAAAAATAAAATTTGATTCGGGGATGGTTGAGTCAAGCACCCGAAACTACTCTAGTTTCCGTGCAAATTCCAAATTTTGGGATCAACTAAGTTGCGATTTCAAATATTGACCCATGTGGTAAGCAAACCGGCACGCAACAGCATTCCCAATTTGCATAATCTGTTCTTTTTTTGAACCAGACAACACATAATCATCCGGAAACGATTGAATGCGTTTTAATTCTGTGATGGTCAATCTTCTAATTTCAGTTTCACTGTATGGAACTAATGCGTCGTAGCCGTCTTTCCAATATCGCGCCGGAATTGTGAAAGACGGTTTTTCCGGATCTAAAAATTGGGCACCAAAGCCGCGACCTTGTTCTTTCGATTTTTTCTTTTTATTCATAATCCCCTGTATTGCCCGTTCACTTAAATAATAGGATGCGTCGATTTCTTCGCGAGGTAACAACACGGTTTTTACTGGCGGTCGGTCTGCTACTGTCTTTGCGACAGGTTCGGGGGATGTCGGTTGAATGTTTAAATCTTTTCTGAATCCTACAATGATAATACGCCGACGGTTTTGTGGAACTTCAAAATCGCTGGCAAATAATTTGTGAATAACACAATTATAATTAACACCCAATTGTTCCACGATGATGTCAATGACGTTTTCGCCGGTTTCCGTTTTTTTCGACAACATACCCATTACATTTTCCATCATGAATGCTCGAGGTTGAAAGAAGTTTAAATATTTTACAAATTCCATGAATAAATTATTTCGGGGATCGTTTATCTCTCGTTTTCCTGCGATGCTATAACTTTGGCACGGAGGTGAACCGATCAACACGTCGATCATTTTATTTTCGGGATTGTACAACATGTTGAATTTTTCTGGGGGAAGTTTCGTTAGATCATCACACACTGCGTGATGGTGGAAATTTTGGGAATAACTCTCAATCGCTTTATCCCAAATGTCGATCCCCGCGATGATGTCGAATCCAGCGTCGGTGAGTCCTCTTGACCATCCACCACATCCACAAAACAAATCCATCGTGGTCAGTCCAACTTCTGAATTTTTAATTACGCGGCGACCGACAGAAAAATCATGTTGTGGTTCGGTCATTGTTTGTTTCTATATTTTGAAAGTAGAGAATCAATTTTTGAAAGGTCCGCTGGTCGATCATTAGATAAAGTTTTCTGTGGTAAAAAATAAAAAGAATGAGACGTGTGATTAAATTACATAAAGTCAACTCTGTTGCTTCCGTCAAAGACGGAAGAGTTTTTTATATAAATAGTATAATGGGTAAGAAATCACAACACCAAAATATTTTAATTCGGCCCCCACAACCAATTGCCAGTGCACAAATGTCATTAACATTGGTTGGCGGTCCAAATACAAATTTTGAAATTCAAATTTTACAGGAAGAAAATAAACTTTTGAGAGAAGAATTAAATCAAACAACCCGAAAATATACGGCACAATTAGAACACGCAATCAATAAGGATAAACTAATTGAAGAACTTAGAATGGAGAATCAATTGTTGCGACAACAAATTGCCGAATTAAATGGCAAAATAGATATCATGCAAACTGAAATCAATGTGTTAACTAAAAAGTTAGACGATAAAGAAACCCGCAAATTATACGTAAGATGTAGAACCGCAATCCAAGATTTAAATGCTTTGTGTAAGTTAGAAAACAAAATTTCGGGTTTAGAAGAGTTAAGAGAACATAGAAACAATGATTCGCATTATGTTTACAATGAAGATTGTCAAAATTTAGTTAATTATAAAATAAAAAGACTACACTTTCAATTAGTAAATTTAGATGAATCAAATAAACTAAAATTTAATGAAGATTATCCTAATGTTCTTGATAAAATAATTTCATTTATTCGTGATGAGTATATCCCCTCGAGTGGTAGTACTAAAATTAAATTACGATTGCAAGAAGATGTGGATGACTGGTGGACGTTATTTTAAATTGTAAAAATTCCTGTTGTGAAAAAGTTGACAATTGTTCAAGAGGTCTCAGTGGAGTGAACGTTACCGGCTCCGAGCGGCAGCGAGGTGCCGGCACTTCCAGATTCCAACAGTCGCTCACTAGCGTTCGCTCCTTTTTTCACGTTCGTGGACATAAAATTTAATAGACCCTTGTTTATTAAATTTTCAATTGCGTTCCTTTTTCTTCGACCACAGTCAGTTGTTTTTTTATTTGGCGACTCTTCCGTCTTCGACGGAAGCAACGGAGTTGACTGGTTCCGAAGGCAAATAATCACTGACATTGAAAAAAGGAGGAGGAACTCGCGACACGGGTCGGTCACGTTCAATCATTCGCGTGCAAATGTTTTCTTGAAAGGGACGTTCTAATCCAAATGAACCTGAATGATATGCCCCGATTGCGTGTTGTGGAGATATAAATGGTTTTTCCCAACGAAAATTCGAATGTTCTCTCAACTCCCAAGCGGGCTCGGATGTTCGGGGCTGTTGAACCCACGACAGTTCAGTGGGGAATACCACAGGCTGAGATAGTGCAGCGAAATCTTTATAATTTTGCGAATCCATGTGACTTTTATTTATTTTTCTCGTCAGACCCTTCAAATCACTGTCAATGTCAAATGTATTGGTTCGCATGTTTCCTCCCCATTTTTGCAATCTCAAAAAAGGATCGTCGTGGTAAGGGACAAAAGACCCCGGCCCCGGCACATTGTATGTGTACGCCTGAATGTTGGATATGTCTAAAGCCGATTGGGCTGTGTGTACTTCATCATACTTGGTTCGTGTTGACGCCATTATATATCATGGGGAAATAAAAAATCCCTGTGGTTGAACAAACGAGAGAAACGATTGCTGTGGTTGAACAAACAAGAGATCGGAGCGGAGTGATCGCCAGCGAAAGACACGGTTATTCTAATTCAATGAAACATTTTTGTTTTTCTTCTTTGCTCCGAAAAGAACGACGATGGTCCGGCGTCAATCCGAATTCTTTGATTCCGTCGCGATGTTGTTGTGTCCCATATCCCATGTTAGTGTGCAAATGGTATTTTTCGGACAATTCCGGCTGTTCACTACACAGTCCTAAAATGTAATTGTCATGTGCTACTTTCGCCAAAATACTGGCTGCGGCGATGGAATAGAAAGTTTGATCACCCTGAACAACTGTAGTGTATTTCCAATTGGGATGGTCTGTCGGCGCCGCGAAATAATTTCCGTCCACCAAGATGTGAATTTGGTCATCCGTAAACCCGTGTTGTTCGATCAATCGCAAGACGCAATTTTGCATACACAACAGAATGGCTTCGCGAATGTTCAATTCGTCGATCACGGCGGCTTCCACAAATTCAACATGCCACGCAGTGGCAATGGATTTAATGTAGTGAGCTATTTTCTCTCGCTTTGTTCTACTCGAAAATTTTTTACTGTCTTTGATTTGAGAGAAATCGACCGCTGGCTCTGGAAGAACTACAGCGGCAACGTAAGCGCGTCCGAAAAATGAACCTCGGGCTACTTCATCCATGCCGATTTCAATGTAGTGGGAGTCAACTTCGTTGCTTCCGTCGAAGACGGAAGAGTCGCAAGGCGACAGACTGTCGTCATGTCTCGTTTGCATCGTGTGGTCCAATCTTTTGTTGACAACGACAAAATCAATTTTTTCTTTGGACGAAAAATTGAATAACTAATATTATTACATGGACCCAACACATTTAATAATGGAAGTCAACGGCGTAACAATACTTGAAAAATGGGAAGAAACGTATGGACCAGACCACGTTTATAGAATTATAAAATGTCAAGGGGAGAATGGTTTCTTTCAAATTTATATGAAAGAAACCGGCATTATACAAAAAGTTTATTGGAAACTTACACCTGAACTACCGTGGACAGTAATCGTACATCGTGGTGTTTGGGGGCGTAACATACCTGAAATTCCTGAATTTGATAATGACGTTTGGCACTTTGATGATTGTAATCGACGATATGATGATTGGGGTGATGAACATGGATATTGACAACAGTCGGTCGCTTTGCGGCTCTTCCGTCGAAGACGGAAGCAACGGAGTTGGCTCCCTCGCTTCGCGAGGCCTGACTGACGTGGACACACCCGTTTGCATTTTTTGTTAAAATAAAAAATAAATTTTTGCGGTTATTCCGCGCCATTCAGCAACATACGTTTTTAATTTTAACAAAAAAACATGTGGTGTTAAGTAAGAAATTCAAATGACACCACATAGGTTTTTTTGCCGACGACGTACGTCTTTTGTTTCATATCATTGTTGGTTTGATATGAAAAATTTGCCGCATCAACAGTCAACTCCGTTGCTTCCGTCTTCGACGGAAGAGTCTCGACGATGTCTTCATGCACCGCTCTGTACAATTTAAGATCCATTACGTAGGAACCGAGAGAATTGACAGAGGGGGTAAGATCAGGCAAACGGTGTTTCAAAATAAAATCACCATTACAATTTACTGCGTAGATTTCATAAACGAGATTTTCCATGTTTTTTATACATCAATTAAAACCGTAAAAATATATCAATTTTTTTGAACCCCCCATTCTGGTAAATCCAAAAATAATCAATTTTTCTTGGTGGGGGGTGTTGGGGGGCGAGCCCCCCAAAAATAATCAATTTTTGAGGGTGACTCTTCCGTCAAAGACGGAAGGAACGAAGTGGACTACACAGTTGGATAAAAAACCCAATCTAATTCTTTGCACACCTTTTTCCAAATGTCGTCTTGCAATTTTTGTTTGCTACTGTCTTTCATGCAATTAATGTAAGAGATATATTGAGTCTGTCCCAATAACACACACAATTGATACAGTGTGTAGTTGTAATTAAAAAAATTAGTGCGGTCCGGTGGACAATAGGACGCCCATGGTTTTTGAGTTTCAATAAATAAAACGCACAGCGTTTCAATGAGTTTTTCATCCATGATGGGTGGTTGTATCCCCAACAGCGAATTGATGTACGCCACGTGTTCAAAATAACGCGTGTAGTTTAATGTTTTCAAAATACTTCGCATCTTTTTGGTGTCGATTTTTTTAATGTCAACAATTCTCTCCTTTTTGATTCTTTTCGAAATGGCGTCGATGACTTCTTGTGGTATCTTGGTGGTTTCCTTAGCCTGAAACTGAGACAAAATTTCTTTGAAATGATTGAGACGAATGTACACGGAATAGGTCGGGTCGTTGGGAGGTTCCTTATTGTTTTGCTTGTAAGTATCCACGATGTAGTTGACGTATCTCGAACATTCTTTGTTGTTGCAAATCAATACACCTTCGTCTTCTTGAATGATCATCTCTCCCTTTGAACATTTCTCACACTGATGAAAATTAAAACAATATTTGTCGATGTTGAATAACGTGTTCGAAACATTTTTCAAATACTCTTGATAGATTCTTTTGGAAGAGATGAGAGAATCAGGGTTCATCTTGTTGATGTTTTGTTTCTCTTCAAAATAACTGAAAATGTATTTGGCATTTTTTAAAATGTAAATATTCTTTTTGAGTTTCAATTCGTCTATTTGTTTGTCCAATTGTTTTATTTTGTGTCTCGTGTCGACAATATCCACTACACTGTTATTATAACCACTGTCGTCACGAAGAATTCTTTTTAAATGTTGTTGCAATGTTTTTTTCTCTTCTTCCAACATCGGAATCGTTTCTTCTTCTAAAGCATTTAATTCCAACATTTTTGAAAAATGCATCTCATCAAAAGTACTTCTCTTCGTTTCCCCAAAACTATCATCTTTTTGTCTCAACATGTCTTAAATTTGGATTTCTTCTTATATGGGAATTCATTGTTGGGCACACCCCGAAAACCGGTTTCTAAACGCTCGCTCCCGCTCGTTGATCTCTCGCTCCCGCTCGTTGATCTCTCGCTCCCGCTCGTTGATCTCTCGCTCCCGCTCGTTGATCTCTCGCTCCCCTCCCAAATAAAATATAAAATCATGTGGTGAAAAAGAATCATGGATCCACAACATTTAGTTATTTCGGGAGGTGGTGCATGGGGATTTTTATGTTACGGTGCACTTCAACAATCTGCCAAAAATGGCATGTGGAATATCAAGTCGATTCGTTCTATTTATGCAACATCCATTGGCACGTTAATCGCTGTGATGATTTCTGTGGTTCGTTTTAATGGCGACGGAAGACAAGTAGATTGGGATTTTTTGGATTCGTTTTTAATCAACTCCGCATGGGATTCTGTGTTCTCTTGGAATGTGTATTCCTTGATTGACGCAATCGACAATCGCGGATTGTTTTCTATAACACAGATCGAAAAAATCATCACCCCATTGATTCTAAGAAGGATTGAACTGTGTTTTGAACTTGATGAAACGAGAATTTTCAAATCTCCACGTCAATGGACTCTGCTTGATTTTTTCAACGAAACCAACATCACAATGCATTTTTTTACACTCAACATTCATGACAATTTGACCACAGTGGATCTTTCTCATTTAACTCATCCGGATTGGCTGTTGATGGATGCAGTGGCTGCATCTTGTGCAGTGCCCGTGTTATTTTGCCCGAAAATAATTTCAGAAGACGAATGTTATGTCGATGGCGGATTTTTTTATAATTATCCTCTTCATCCTTGTGTGGACGCTGTCCAAAAAAACTCGGGTGAACTGACAGCAGTGTTGGGGTTTAAACAGGCTGCTGTTCTCTCAAAACAAGTTCTTCGTCAAGATAGTTCTTTGTTTGATTATTTAATTTTTTTGTTAATGGTGTTCATCGGGTTTATTACAAAACAAAAAGATCATCCATCGACCAGTCAAAAGTCGCCGCTCTCGGCTCGCTCCTGTCGTAGGCCGCCGACGGTCGTCGAAATTGAAATCCCCTTTTCTTTCATGAACATCATGGATGTGTTCAACGTGATTTCAAGCAAAGAAACAAGAGAAAGATACATTGAAGATGGCAAACGGGCTGTCGGTGAAACCCCCCATTAATTTTTGGATTCACCAGAATGGGTTTTTGGATTTACCGGAATGGGGGGTTATGGGGGTGAAACCCCCCAAAATTGAGTATTTTTTACTGTATTTTTGAATCCACAGTAAAAAACATGACAAGAGAAAAAGACCTACTACTTTCACAACAAGAAAATGATGAAATTAACAGAAATTTCAAAGCATCAGATCAATTAAGGTGGTTTTTTAGAGATTTTAAAACACTTTCTCATGATGTTATCATCATGACATTGTACCAATTTATTATTGATTTATTTAACTCAACAAAAAGACATTTTATTGAGACAGGAAGACGTACGCAACTTCGTATTCTGAAGTTAGAAAACAGAATGCAAATATCACATGATGTAACTTTTAATCGAGTGATTAAACTTGAAGCATTAAATTGTGACTTAAAACAACAAGTTAACCGAATGAGTAAACAACTCAATGATCTTGAATTATCGTATGGCAACTTACTAGATCAAGTCACTGCTCTGAAAGTATACAACCAAAAAAATTATATAAAACCGACACCAATTTGGTGGCCATTTGTAATATTAATCATTATTGTGTTACTTCAAATTGCAATCAACAAATTATTTTAAAACATAAACATCCTCAAAAGACGCCTCTAATTTATTACATTCACGCTCGAATGAAATAAATTGCGTTTTTTTGTTGAAATTCGGATTCAACAACAATCCCGCCACGTTGGTTTGATGCAACTGTGGTAAATTTTCTCTCATGTATGTCATCAGCGTTCTTTTTTCTTCATCACATAAATCTATGTAGTTCGTCGCGCGGTGCTTGTGAATAAGTGAAATGCATTTCGTTCTATTCATTGGGTGGGGGGTTTGCGGTCGACAAAAAAAATCAATTTCAGGTAAATTGATTTTGTGTCAGGTTAACGTATAAACACAGCGAGTAATGCAATTCCAAATAGAATTGAATTTTCAACAACCGAAATGGCAAAGTCTAATTCTGTTTTTGTCCAAGTGAACTTTACAATGGGTTGAGACAATGCCTCATTATGTTTTTGCTGTTTTACGATCGTTTTGGATTGTTCGTTGACTTTTAATTCCAACATTAAAATTTTTTGCAACAACCCGTTCAACATTTTTTTAACAAAGGGAGAGATTTCTGTAGACACTTCGATCTCATCTTCAAGTGATAACAACGGCGCTGGTGCCGGCGCTGGCGATTTCTCTCGCTTCGGGCCATTAATTATTTCAAAGGTCTCAAAAGAATAATCGGTGTCCGCGTCGGAACATGTGGAGGAAGGAATAAAGTTTAGGTTCATTGGTGTGAGTGATGAATCTGACAAAAGTAAATCAATTTTTGGGGGGTGTTTCCCTTCTTTGGATATTGTATTTCCCATGGGATCTGTGATAAGATAGATTGTGATTTTTTAAATTAGTTTTTCAACCGACAAAAAAATAAACAAATCGATAAATTATTTGTTGTCAGTTGGAGAGAAGAGACGACTGTTGTCAGTTGGAGTCAACTCCGTTGCTTCCGTCTTCGACGGAAGAGTTCCTCCTTGAAATCGTGTTATCATTTGTTCAATTTCTGGATACTTAACTTCGGTCGGAACGGGTTCAATGTCAACAGTTTCAAACAACACACGAATGTATTTGTATTTGTTGTACACGTAAATACATCTCTCTTCGATTGTTTTTAAAATTCGAAGTTCATGTTGTTTTGAACTCTCATGAAGATGCGGGAAATTTAAATCAAACATTAAATCGTCAGGTTTGCAGTAATTAAAATTTTGGCGTTGGGGGGTTTTTACATTTAAAATGGGAACCCAACCATGTTTGGATGAAACACAAGACCCTACCTGAAACTGAATAAGTTCCGGTAAATAATGTTGTAATTCAATTGACTTAATTATCGTCGCGATAGTTTGGTTGTGTACCGGTTTAAATTTCGAAATAATTTGACGAACCGTGTTTTGAATCTCGGCAATGGGTGTAAACTTTATTTTTAACAAGTCCATCAACGCAAACTGTTGTCTAAATTGTTCGAAATGTTTATTGAAAATAGTTGTAGAAAATCCGAACAACACAACACTCCGTTCTTTGTAGATTTTGGAATCTGGAGCATTTTGAGATGTTTCTGTGATATCCATTGACATGACTTTGAACAAAACTGCATTCACAAAAATAGTGTCTGTTCCATTGACAATTTTTGTAATGTGCTGTTCAAAGAAAGTAAAATACTCGCGGATAGTTTGAATGGTTCTCAAAATAATTTGATCAATGTCTACATGATCTCTCAACCCCATTACATCTCCCGTGACATCTGTAATGTTGTCATCAAGACGAGATACTTTTTTATTCAACGATTCCAAATTTTGGTTTGTCGTGTTTAATCTTCCATTTGTTTGGACAGAACTGCATGTAAGTGATGCCACTGTTTCTTTGATTTCACTACAGGTTTTTTTTTGTCTCTCGAGGAGACATTGGATGGTTTTATTTGTTTCGCCGACGTTGACGTTCACTTCCAACATGTTTTTGCAGTGATCGATTTCTGCGTTTTGGCGATTTGATGTTCTCTCCAAATCGGCGATTTGTGAGCGCAAATTATCCAAATCGTTTTGCGGTTCCGGCAATTCTTCAGAAGGAGCGAGCCGAGAGTCGCCGTCGTCGTCGTCGTCAATTATGGCGGGGTTTGAAAATTTGGTAATCTCATCAAAATAGATCCCGCACATTAATGATGACATGGTTGTGATCATTCCTGCTGCAATTACTTTCGGATTAATTAAAAGTTCAAATATTTCTGTGTTATTTTTATTTTCAATAAACATTTCGAGAAAACAAACTGTGATCATGCCGGTCATCATGGTGATTGAAATAGAAGCGAGAGAAACTGACATGTTGTGTGTTGTGGTTTTTTATCTGCCCAAAAAAAAATCAATTTTTGGGGGCGTGTTAATTAATCGCTGTCGTTATCACTTTCCGACATGGAAAACCACAGAGAAGATGTTTCATCTTCATGATCTGTTAAACTTTCTGTTATGTTGGATTCTTCGTCGTCGTCGTCGTCGTCGTCGTCGTCGTCGTTTAATAATTCTTCTTCGTCGTCAGCATTTGATTCTTCTTCGTTGTCGGCGGCATTTTTTAAAAGACAACATTTTAAATAACTGAGGAAGCAGATAAACATTACCATGATTGTAAGAAAAATCCAGATGACAATAAGACTGGCAATCATTTTGTTTGACGGGTTAAAAATCCCCCAGAAAAATTTCAATTTTTGTCAAAGCCACACAAAAATAAATTCATATAACATATTATGAATAGAAAACGGTCTGGATTAGCCATCCATCGACGCGCATATTATTATTTTGATTCAGGTTCATTGATTGACGGCGCGCTGACACCGCCAACTTTCGTTGTTTCCGCCCGCACGCCCACATCCATCACAGTGACAATAACATCCGTCGACACACCGACATTATTATTGTATTACAGCGTGTATTGCAATAACGTTTTGTTCTCGACAGGAACAAATCCTGTGGTGCAAATTACAGGATTGGCCGCAAACACTCCATGTGATGTTTATGTAGTAACGTCTGCCAATCGGTATACTCCAGCCGTTTCCGCAACATCACTGATTGATGGCATCTTGACCGCACCTACATTTATTACTTCCGCTCGCACATCCACATCCGTCACCGTGACGATAACTTCCGTCGACACCGCAATCACACCGACATTATTATATTACAGCGTGTATTGCAACAACGTTTTGTTCTCGACGGGCACAACCAATGTAGTGCCAATCACAGGATTGGCTGCAAATACTCCTTGCGATATTTATGTTGTAACAACCGCGGATCGGTATACTCCAGCCATTTCCGCAACGTCATTTATAAACGGCATTTTGCCGACACCTACTTTCATTATTTCGGCACGCACTCCCACATCCATCACAGTGTCGATTACATCGTCTTATGTCGGCATTCCCACATTATATTACAGCGTCTACAACAACATTGTTTTGTTCTCAACAGGAACAAATCCTGTGGTGGAAATCACGGGATTGGCTGAAGATACCCCTTATGACATTTATGTTGAAACGACTGCCACTCGATATACACCCACTGTTTCTGCAACAAAATTGGATGAATATTGCACACCTTCGACCCCAACTATTCACGAGACCACTATCACTGACACAAGTATTGGCATCGTGTTTTCCAATTATTCTGGATTAGACACAACCAATTATTATGACGTGTATTGGACTTCTTCTCTCGGAAGTGGAAGCAGTTTGGGCAACACAACCAACGTGGTGACGTTGTCTGGATTAACGGCGACAACTTCTTACACCATCACCGGCATAGTGAGAGATATCATCAGCAATTTGTCCAGTGTTGCATCATACAGCATTACAAAAACCACACTCCGATTGTTCACAGGAATAATTGCGACACCTGTGTATACATCAGCAGGAATAACTGCAAATTTTAGTGGCACATTGATGACAACGTCGATGACAATTTCTGGCGCAACTGGTTCTTATGCATATGCAAATGGAACGTACAATGTAACTGCCACAACAAGATACGACTTGAATTGGGAATATTATGAAATATTTAATAATGATAATAACCCAACACGGCGTTCGTGGTATACAGCAGAAGGAACTTATTCGAGTGCTACAGGATTGTATTTAGGAATTAATAAAACGACTTCCCCCCAAAGTGGTGATATGTTTGGTGATTATAGTCAAATTAAACTCCCATACAATTTATCGTTGACGTCTTATAAAGTGATGAATGTGCGGGCCACTGATTATATTTTGGGGGTTGCGAGTGAGTTTTATTTAGTGGCTTCAACAAATGGGTCAACTTGGACAACAGTGGACCATCAGGTGTTGGCAAATACGGCAAATGCTTTTGAAACTACATTCAGTGTGTCTCCTGTTGTTGCTTACAATTATTATCGTATAATTCTCTCGAAAGCAAGAATTGGTTCTCCGCAAAATAGTGTTGGACTTCAACGTCTGTTATTAGTTGGAAATGTGCTTCTTTAATGTGTGTGATGCTTACTTTTCTTTTCATTTTATTTCAAATTTCAAAATTGAAATAAAGTTTTCACCACAGATTTTTCAAATGAAGTCGCGCAAACAAATTATGATATCAAAATCATTCCGGTTGTTTGATTTTCACATGTACGATGGAACCCGACAGACCGCCACTCGTCCAGCAACCACAAAAACGTTTCAAATTCAAATGTTTGGAATCAACGAAATAGGGGAAACCTGTAGTATTATCGTGACTGATTTCAAGCCCTTTATGTACGTCTTAGTTCCTTCCACATGGAGAGAAGAAACGTTGCACGAATGGAAAGACCACATCAAAACTCAATTGAATGCGTGGAATTTCAAAGGCATCCTTTCGATGGAATTTGAAAATCACAAAAAATTGTATGGGTTTTCGCCAGAAAATATGCCCTCCGAATTATTTGTGCGAATCGAATTCGCCAATTTGGACAGTCATAAAAAATTCGCAGGCTTGTGGTCATCGTACAATCAAGTCACCGGCAACCGAGAGAAAAAAATACAAAAATTTAAAAATTCAAATTTGGAATTGTATGAATCTTTTATTCCACCCCTTCTTCGGTATTTCCACATTCATGAAATCTCGCCTTCGGGCTGGATTCGAATCAACGTGACACGTTCGACACAACTCGACGCGTTCAGCAAAACAACCACATGCACCTATGAATACATCTGTAGTCAAAAAGAGATTGAACCTCAATTGACCAAAGAAACATTGGTTCCGTATAAAATATGTAGTTTTGATTTGGAAGCGAGCAGCAGTCACGGCGATTTTCCTCTCCCGACGAAAACGTACAAACGACTCGCTACACAAATTGCCGAAATTTTGAAAAAACAGGGCATGTTGTACGTCGAAGAAATATTGCGTCGTGCCATATTCACCGCATTTGGACATGATTGTCTGAACACAGTGGATCGCGTTTTCATCAAAGGGGCCGCTTCCGAATTAACGTTGGAAGAAGTAACACTTTTATACAAAAATTTTATGGCATGTTCACTGGGAAACTTGACTCTTTCTGAAAGAGTGAAAGAAAAGTTATCGATGGATTCTTACTTCCAAACAACGATGAACGAAATCACAAAACCGTCTGAAGACAACCCCGACGACGGTGGCGATGAGTCAAAACCGGTGGCAACCTACCCCCAAAAGAAAGATAAACCTGTAGTGAAAGCGAAGAAACCAGTGACAACGACTGCGACTGTAGTAGATTATTTAACAAACTCAACCGACATCAACGATCAAATCGACAAATTAAACATGTTGTTGTGTCAAGTCTTTCCTCCTGTCAAAGGAGACGAAATCACATTTGTCGGATCCACCTTTTCATCATATGGACAAGATTCGCCCTATTTACAACACTGTATTGTGTTGGAAGGTAATTGTGACCCCGTTGAAAATGCGGTCATTCAATACGCGGACACGGAAAAGGATTTATTGCTTCAGTGGTCCGCACTCATTCAGAAAGAAAACCCCGATATTTTAATTGGGTATAATATTTTTGGATTTGATTACACATTTATGTTCGAAAGAGCAAAGGAAAATGATTGTCTGGAAGAATTTTTAAAACTGTCCCGAAACGTCGACCACGTTTCCGCCAATGTGCGTCGCGGGGCGACACCCGAAGAAAACGTGGGCGATTACGTGTTGGACAACATGAAAATTCAACTGGCGTCCGGTGAATACAATTTGTATTATCCTTGTATTCAAGGACGATGTCAGATTGATCTGCTCACATATGTTCGCAAAGAATTCACCACACTCGCGTCTTATAAACTGGACGACGTTGCCGGCAATTTTATAAACGACAGCATCCGCCGTGTAGAAAACGACGAAACCCACACGTTGTTATACACAAAAAACACAACAGGACTTCATGTCCACGATTACATTCACATTCAGAAGGTTGATTTTACAAATGAAAACATTTTGGATGGTGCAAAATTTTATGTGGTGGGGGTTGAGAGAATTGATGAAAAAACGGTGGTAGTTCGTTTGGAAAAAATGAACATCGATTGGTGGGATTCTTCCAAAAAATATCAATGGGGTCTCGCCAAAGACAACGTTTCTGTTCAGGACATTTTCCGGTTTACACGGGGAACATCACAGGAACGTTCGTCCGTCGCCAAGTACTGCATTCAGGATTGCAACATTCTGCATCATCTTATGAAAAAATTAGACATCATGGTCGGGTTCATAGAAATGGCAAGACTCTGTAGTGTTCCTATCTCCTATCTGGTCCTTCGCGGACAAGGCATTAAATTGACGTCCTTCGTCGCAAAAGAATGCCGCAAAAAAAACACACTCATGCCCGATTTAGACAGACAGTCCGACGCGGTAGATGGCTATGAAGGCGCTGTAGTGTTATCGCCGCAATGCGGCATTTATTTAAACGAGCCCATCGCTTGTTTGGATTATTCTTCACTCTATCCTTCCAACATGATAAGTCAAAATTTCTCTCACGACAGCAAAGTGGGAACCAAAGAATTTGATTTAGCGGGCAATTTAATTCGTGAAACGGGCGACCCCCGTTATCAAAATTTGGAGGGATACACATATGTGGATGTCGAATTCGACACATATCAATGGATCCGCCCCAAACCCACAGCGAAAGCGAAAAAAGTAAAATCGGGGATAAAAGTTTGCAGATGGGCCAAATTCCCTGACGGAAAACGCGGAATTTTACCTTCCATTTTAGAAGAACTCCTGAAAGCCCGCAAAACAACGAGGAAATTATTGGAACTTGAACCCGACGCGTTCATGAAAAATATCCTCGACAAACGACAACAGGCCTATAAAGTAACCGCCAATTCAGTCTACGGACAATGTGGTTCTAAAACGTCGACCTTTTTCGAAAAAGATGTCGCCGCGTCGACAACGGCGATCGGCCGTTTGATGATCACTTACGCGAAAAAAGTGATCGAACAAGTGTTTCGCGAGACGTTATGCCAGACCACAAAAGGGCCTGTGATAACTCATTCGAAATGTATTTACGGTGACACAGACAGTGTGTTCTTCTCACTCGGTTTACATGACGCCATTACACGGGCACCTATTCGCGGTGTGGATGCACTGGTGTTGACCATTGAACTCGCAGGAGAAATATCAAAACTGTGTAGTCAATTTCTGATTCCTCCGATGAATCTCACGTATGAAAAAACGATGGATCCCTTTATCATATTAGCAAAAAAAAGATACGTGGGTGTTCTTTACGAAACCGATCCCACTGAATCGAAATTAAAAGTCATGGGATTGACACTCAAATCAAGAGCATCCTGTGATTATTTGAAGGACATCTATGGTCACATTTTAACGTTGTTGATTTATGGGAAAGGAAATTCCATCGCCGAAGTTATTCAATTCATAGAGTTCTCTCTCCAACAGTTGATTGACGGGCAAGTGCCCATGGATAAATTAGTCATGACGCGTTCTCTGAAAAGCAATTATGCGCAGGCGCCCGGCCACAAAGTGTTGGCGGACCGAATAGGAGAACGACAACCTGGAAGTCAACCCAAATCGGGTGACAGAATTTCCTACATTTTCATTGAACAATCTAACCCGAAAGCGTTGATGGGAGACAAAATTGAAACTCCCGAATTTATCAGAGAACAATCTCTGAAAATCGATTATGCCCATTACATTCAAAGTCAAATTTTGATTCCATTGCAACAATTATTAGGATTGGCATTGGAAGACATTTGGAATTACAAGAGAAAACCCTTGGCTGTGATTCAATATAAAAAAGACATGGCAAAATTGGCGGAACTTCATCAAGATGAAGCCGAGTTGCTCAAGAAACAACAGGCACTTATGTCAAAACATGTTTCCAAAATTATTTTCGAACCATTCTTAAATTCTCTGAATCAACAAAAAAACCGTCTGCAATCGCTGACGACTTTCTTCAAAAATTCGGCAAAGCCAAATTAATGAAACCTTCGGTTGCATTTTCAAACCGAAGTGACCATTTTGCTGGTGTTTTTTTTCACGGCACAACATGAGTTGCTACTGGAGGAGAGTCCACTGCCTCAACCTCGACAGTCATTACGTAGGTCGCAGACACCACAACATCTCCTGTGGTGGCGGTGATGATAGTTGTCGCTTGAGCAACAGGGGGGACAATGACAACAGAATTTTCAACACTTTGAATAAATAAGGACAAATTACTTCCCGCCAACCAATAGTTGTAGCAGAAAGGATGGTTTTCTTTTAGAAAATTAATTACCCCATTGAGTAAAGGTTCTTTTCTCAATTTTCTGAAATAAAATACATGGGCTTCGCCATACAAAATTGTCAAAATTAAAATTACAGTCAAAATAAAAAGGGTGTAGACAATACGATAAATAAAATATAGAACCATGATTATGCCCATGCATAACATCATAAATTCTTCAATGGGTGAACTCAGTGGCACAACCACCACAATAAGAAACCAGAATAATAACTGGGGATAATTCGTCAATGTTGATAAATACTGACGAATTGTATCATATTCCAAATAAATAAGGGTGTAATTTATAATTAAATAAGTGACAGTCACAAACACACAAATCATAATTAACCAAAAATGTATGTCATCTGGTGATAAAAGTAAACGGCGGGAAAGTTGGTGTTGGTGTTCTGAAGAAAGCATTTGTTGGTGTGATTTATGCAATTAAAAATAATCAATTTTGTTGGAGGTCAATCAATGTCAAGATTTGCTGCGACGTTGCTGTTAAAAATTCCGGCAATGATGCGAGAGATTTGTTCTCTCAATTGAACAACGTCGTCGCCGTCCGCCGTGTTCACCAAATCGTTCGAAAATAAAACATGATGGCAAAGGGGACAAAAATTGTTATTGGGAGCACGGTTGATCCAATTTTTTAATGCGGCTTCTTTAAAAATATGACTACAGTGAATAATTTGACACACGGGTTCATTTTCAACAAAATCGTCTTGTGTAATGGCGCAACGTGTTTCGTTTAAATTAGGATGATACGGAATAACTCGAATTTTTGAATTTATTTCTTCGGCGGTTCGTTGAAAAGGAGGAGGAGTTGATCTCACCATAATATTTTGCGGGGACGGTGGTGTGTTTTGTTGAGCAATAAATGTTTGCATCTGGTTTGTAAAATCTTGATGAATAGCCGAGAATATCATTTTACTCACAAAAGCATGTGATTCAATAATCTGTGGTGTGATCGTAGGTGTGTTCAACATTTGTTGAAGTATTTCTAAATATTTTTCATAATTTTGGATGTGCCTCGCGATGGAAGGGGGGCGCCGGACGTTTTCGATCGTAAACGTAACTGTATCAATTCCTCCTGTTTGCATATTATTTATTATTATTTTTGTTTACAAATACAACCGAAGGTTTTTAAATAAATTTATCTTTCATCGCGGATTGATTTTTAACAATGAACAAAAGAATTAGGATGATGAAAAACAAGAGACAAATGTTGTAAACACAGAAAACCAAGATGTAAATAAATAATTCTTCGTACACAAATTGACGGATGAATTTGACATATTCTTTTAATTCTTTTTTAATGGTTTCATTCTCAAGTAACAACAATATATTTTCTTTCAAAATAGATTGCAAATTCATATATGTATTCTATAGTTCGAGAACTTAATAACCCACTGTTGTCCACGTCAATCAGTTGACTGAAGGAGGAGCCGAGAGTCGCTGCGCGAATCTTCCGTCGAAGACGGAAGCAACGGAGTTGACTCCCTTGTTTGCTGCGCAAACAGCGCCAGCGACGACTGACTGTTGTCCTCCCATAAAAAATTGATTTTTTTTTATTTTGGAATTCAGTTTATTCCATCAAAATGACCACCGTAACTACACCCGTGCTACAAAACATCAACACCAACAACGGACAACAGATTGTTCAAAACCCCACCAACTATTTTGAAATGTTTGTGGGCAGTACCATCATCTCTCAAATGCAGAAATTATTTATGCAAGACGGATTTACGGTGCGAAATGTGGTGATCTTATTAATGACATGTAGTCTTTATGAAATCAAAAACATCTCGAAGGACGCTTGGAATTTTACGAAAGAAAATTATCAGCCATTCTTTATTGGACTTGGAACAGCATGTTATTCGGCATGTCACCACACATATTTTAAGTATGTGAATCCGTTTCTGAACCTCGCCAACAATTCAAATCGAGATCACGATTACGTGCCTTGTTATTCTGAAGAATCCTGTTGTGAAAACATTACAGAGTATCGTGTGGAACCGATTTTAGAATTCATCGAAGCATTCGTTCTTTACTTGAACACAACGCCCAGTGCAAAATTTGTGGTGAATGACAAAAAAGTTATCAAAATTGTGGATTGTCAAAAAAACAAAATTACTGAAAATTACGAAAAGATCCATTTGACATTCAAAGACGTCAACATTTATTTGGAACAAACTTTGAAAATCACATTTGACACAACGATGTCGACAAAAAAAGTGGTTGGATTTTCGGGACTACAACCCACAATTGTTCAAGTTGTCGACAAATCTGAAATCATTTCGATTTGGCAATTGATAGATGAGCCTCAATTGAGAGTTGTTTTGAAGAACATACAAATCAAGTTATTTGGCGTCAATACTAAAAAATGTCCGTTGCAAAATTTAAATTTAACTCATTTTCAGTCACAAACAGGGTCCTATAAAAATGGGACAACCCGTTTAACAGGCTGGAACAAACCTGACGTAAATTCACAAGCTTGGTTGAATCCAACTCGTTCAAATACTAACCCAGGCGTGTATACTGCGTTTGAAGACGTGTTTATAGCAAGGGACCAATGTTCTCCCGTTAATGTCATATTGATGATTTTTAAACACCATTACCCAAATTTATCGTTACCAGAAGCCTACGTTGAAATTATAAAAATTCTAACATGTCTCCAATGTATTGATGTCAAAATTTGGGAACAGTTCGTCGATTTTAAAAAAAGAACGTTGACCTTCTTAAATGTTGAATTGGATATTTCCGGATTCATGGATTATCCTGAAATACATGAGATTAAAAAAGTACACACGATAATTCCTAGTTATGATTTAATGTTTTTAAATATTCAGTTTCATTTTGAAACAACTGCATATTCTATAAAGATAGCAAACAGGGGTTCATTGCTACTTAACGAATTATTTACTGAAAAAATAAACTTTATAAGAAAATGTTATCCAAAATTAAATACATCTTCGGTGCCAACGATACCCGAACCCTTTCTAATTATTGGACTTGGGAGTAATGTGTTGGTTGATGAACCCGAACAAGAAACCCCGCTCAACACCGCCATTAAGCAGTTAGTGTTTCGGTGTTCATCTCAGTTGCTACCAACAGAAATACACACTATCTTTGACGAATGGATCAACACTGTGAAATCCACCATCGAAACTGCATCTTCTGTACAAATTTATTCCATTTCATTGAATAAAATAGTCAATGAAGTTCAAATACCAAACCCAGAATACACCCAATATTTAGAGAGACTTAACCCTCTTAATCCCCCTGAAGAAAAATCAAAACATGCGGAAACCAAAGAAGCCCCTGTAGTTATTCCAAAATTTCATTTCCATAAATTTATGAAAATGAATCTTCCTCCAGCGGAAATGATTACCAAAACAACTGTGGAACACAAAATAGATGTTCAGTTCATCAATGAATCTTCTAAAAATTTGGACACCCTTTATTTACGTGAGCGTGATGAAAAAAAATTAAATCATGTGATTTCCAAATTCCACCACAACAAAGCTCTTTTAGCCAGTTTAGGATTGCCCAACAAATTATGCATACTTTTGCACGGTCCCCCAGGGACCGGCAAGTCGTCAGCTATTTTAACGATTGCGTCCTATTTGCAAAAAAACATTTACTACATGTCGTTTAAAAACATCGAAACCAATGAACACTTGCAAATGATGTTCGACCATGTTGTGAAAAACTGCAACAAAGGCATTATCGTCATCGAAGACATTGATGCGATTGGCACATTGTGCCACCGGCGATTTCAAGAATACGAAATCGTTGAAGCAGATGAATCATCTAGTTCATCTCAAAAAACAGACGCATTGACTCTGTCGTTCTTTCTTAATTTAATTCAGGGAACGATTACCCCCGATGGACTTATCTTCATCGCTACCACAAATCATCTCGACAAATTAGACCCCGCATTTTATCGGGCTGGGCGTTTTGATTTTAAATTAAACATGGGAACATGTGATGCTTACCAATTACATAAAATTTATATGAAATTCATTGGAAGATCCATACCAGAAAAATATGTTCAACTGTTGGTAGACAAACAATTGACACCGGCCACATTCATTTTCACTGTGAAAGATTACATCAATGACAGTTTCACAGATGACGAAATCTTGAATGTATTTCTTGCCGAAAATTAAACTGTTTGCAGAGCAAACGAGGGAGCCAACTCCGTTGCCTCCGACCGACCCGACTGACCGTTTTTTATTTTAATATAAACATGTGATACTACTTACGGCATGCCTACCAAAATTGTGAGAGAACTACCACGACCGACAGAATGTAAACGAATACAAGCTTACATCGCAAAATTAGAAAAAACCTGTGATTCTATTCAAAAAAATACCGACGATGGTGCCAAAGCATCAACTGAGTGTTTTTTCATGGTGCAAACTTTAAAAATTGCAATTCATGAAAAATATGGCTGTTGATTAAATATTGTTTCTCAATATTGTTTCTCTCCCTTTCAACAATATTGTTTCTCTCCCTTTCAACAATATTGTTTCTCTCCCCAATATAAATGGTTGTTGTAGTTAATAAAAAACCACCACAACCCGCAAAGAAACCGAGCCAACAAATAGTAAAAAACCCCTTTCAAATTCAACCCATAAAAAAACCGCTTCCAATCCCGCCCATAAAAAACAATGTAGTAAAATCGGCTGTTATTCCTTCCTATGTTGTTAACATGGTAGCGCCGCCAACAACATCTCCACCAACATCAGGTTGCGGGTACAGATTGACCCCGATAGAACTTGCCGAGTACGCTCATAAATATCCAGACGCTGTGACTAGTTGTGGTGGAACAGACCCCACTTGTATTCAAAACCATTGGCAAACCATCGGATGCAAGGAAGGTCGAACATACGAATTGCCGTCCCGTTGTTCATACACATTCACAGACAAAGAGGCTCTCTGTTATATTCAAAACAATAATTTGGGATATCAAAATGTGGGGAACGATTTAAACAAAGCGAGAGATCATTGGAAAACAGGAGGCTGTATAGCGCCATTGTCGTATGAATGTCCGGATGCGAGATACCAACAAGAAATTCGAGACATGACTGCTCAAATGGCAACCATGACGGACCGGTATAATCATATTCAAGAAGAATACAATCGATATAAAGAAGAGACGGACATAGCACTGAGAGATATTTTGACAATGGAAATTTCAAGTGTGGCTTTGGTGTCCAACGCCGTTGAATTGCAGAATAAAAAATTATCGGACGAAATCGATCTTTTCTCTCAGGACACGCTGGCACAATCACAGGGGGCTAATTATACTTCTGAAAAAAATAATTCTCTGTTCTGGTTTAACGGCATTTTATTTTGGGTGTACATTGTGGCTCTTTTTATTTTTGCCGGTTTGTTCGTGGGATGGAAAGTAAGTTCGCTCTCGTTGTTTAATAAATTATGTGTGGTGTTTTTGTTTTTGGCGTATCCGTATTTTATTTCCATCGTCACCACATATTTGTTTTTTATATTTGGGTATTTGGGTAGTTTTTTGAATTAAAGAAATCTCCGTGGATAATATATGTCGTTTCAGTTGGATGTCGCGAAGTATAATTTTCAGGAACTGTTGGCTATTTTGGAACTGTCCCTTCCTCTGACGGAAGAGAATATGAAACAAGCGAAAAAAATGGTTCTGATGAAACATCCGGACAAATCGCATTTGCCTCCCGAATATTACATATTTTATAAACAAGCCTATCGCATCATCTTGGACATTTACAAGGAGCAAAATAAAATTGCCGAAAACCAAACAGCGTCCATGGACTACAATGCCGATGCGGGTTTTGAAAAAAATGAACTCGTTGAACAGAATGCTGGGAAAATTAACAACACTGAATTTAATTCTTTGTTTGAAACCCACATTATTCAGAAAAAGGATGACCACATGAATTGGAATGATGCATCCGAATATGAACATTATGAGTTGCCACCTGAGTCGAAAAGTGTGAACGATATATTCAAGAACATGAAAAAAACTCACGCATTGATTCCTGTGAAAACAAAAGAAATGTCGAGTTGGGCGGGGCAGTCTGTGTATGGTGACAGCGAAGACCCGACCGATTATATTTCATGTGATCCTTTCTCGAAATTTAAATTCGAAGATGTTCGTAAAGTGCACCGCGATGCACCCATTTATCTTGTCGACGATGCTGAAGAAATTCAACCGCGAACGTGGGACAAAAAATTGGACATCACACACAAAACATATGAAGAAAATTTGCAAATATTGGAAGAACAGAACAGTAACAAGCAACTTAAATTCATGAATAATTTGTATGGACATCATCAGGAGAATTTAAAAAATGAAGCAAAAATAAACGGATTTCTGTCGTCACTATTCATGATTAAAAACGACAAGTAGGCCGACACAAAATATGAACTGAGTCGAATCGTGGGAGAACGTCAAATGGAATTGTCGTCGTTGTCGTTGGTGTGGACGGAATTAAAATCAAAAAAGAATCCATATATCTTGGAACGCCCGCTCGGAAAAAAGA